TATGATGCTCCTGATTTCGAAACTAGTAATGTGCTTCTTACAGTTACATACCCCGATAAAGAAAACTACTTCACAGAACTGTATGACGAAAACGATATATTATTGGTAACCTCTAATTATAGTGCACCTGATGTAAACACAAGTAATGTGTTTGTGGAAGTGACTTTTCCGAACAAAAGTAACTATTACACACAAATCTTTGATGAGTATGATGATCTTATAGTTACTTCTAACTATGATGCTCCTGATTTCGAAACTAGTAATGTGCTTCTTACAGTTACATACCCCGATAAAGAAAACTACTTCACAGAACTGTATGATGAAAGCGATACATTGTTGGTAACCTCTAATTATAGTGCACCTGAAACAGTAAGTGGTGTGACGACGGTAAATTTGGTTACTGTGTATCATATACATCCTTCTAATAACGTGTCCGTAGTCACAACAACTTATTTAGGGACCGATTTCTTTGAATCTAATATGATCAACCTAGTTGAAGAGTATACCGAGCAAACGGTTAGCGCTGGAATAACTTCCGTAGAAGTTAGAGAGTACAACTCTCTATTAGAACTTGTAAAAACTAAAGTGACTACAACCGATACAATTAATACAACTGTAACAGTAGTTGAAACTTATACCGACGATACTTATTCTGATTCTAAACGAATCACAACAATTTATTCAGGGGAATATGTAGTCACTGGTACCATTCAAAGCATTACAGATGAATCGTTTGCAGTGACTATTCAAGACGGAATAACAAATGTCACGATTACAGAGAAAACATCGACAAATATTGTTGTCAAGCTCACAGTGATTTCCAAAGACAATAATATAAATAAAACAACTGTTACTGATACGTACTTCAACGCTGTATATCCTGATGTATATAGTTTGACTACGGTATATGATGGTATAGGTGTGAATGAAGACAATATAGAAAGCACTACAACAGAAATAGCACCGTATGTAGGATTATTGGATAATAACCATATATATACCAATTACGAAAGCGACTATACACATCTCAGAGGTGGATATGCTGTCAAACATTTATACACAGAGTACACAGGACCCCATATCCGAATTAAAAGATCATCCGACAGTGGTGAGTTAGATGTGACATTTGACACGAATGGTGTTTTAACTGAGTACTATGAATGGATAGGAACGGATATAGCGAATGTGGTGACATGGTATGACCAGAGCACAAACGGTAACCATGCTACAGCTTTTGGTACGGTGACGTTCGATTATACGAACAAGAGGGTCGTGTTGGGTCCAGATGGATATTTTGAATTACCGAATGGCACAGTACCATATGGAGACGATCCATATACTATGATACTCGATCATGGAGAGAGCAAAATAGACAGTAGAGGAAACATAAATGGAACATTAGTTTATTCGGGAAAAGCGTATGCTTATAATAATTTTCAAGGAAATTGCATAAGGGTAAACAATTCTACATTTTATAATAGTATTTGGCATCGTGGGAATGGTGCTGATTTAACTGAAGGATATTACAGACCAGAACAAGTACTTATAAACGTATGTGGAACTCGTGTAGACGGTTACGTAGATCGTGAAATATACGCATATGTTGATGGTATTAATGGTCAACAACAATCAACGAATACAAATGTTAATACAGCAATACGACAATCTTTAGATATTAACAACTATATAGGTGTGTGGATTAATAGCGACACGTCGGGTAAACAATGGTATTGGAACGGTGAGATATACACCGTCCTCATTTACGACAAGTCGTTAGAATATACGGATATTGATTTTATATCTGAGAGATTAAGACCAACTTCCTAAAAAATAAAATTTATATAATATTACTATTTAGTAATCATAAGAAAAATGCCTGCTACCTATTTATTAACCACTAATAATTTAGGTGATGTGGATGATATTGAGAAAGCTCGTGATAACTTAGGAATATCAAGAGACATAGTGGATCCGAACAATGTGGACATTAAGGGTGGCTCTGTATCAGTTGACTATTTTCGTTTGACTCAAATCGAACCATTTGATACGGGATACATTTTGACTGCGGATTCTGACGGAGTTGCGAAATGGTCGGCTTTAGAGTTATCGGACTTAAATACAAATATAAGTAGTTTCATAAACAATGTGCCTTATGCGTCTCAGGAATGGACATGTAATAATTTTATGCGAAATGAGGATAATCTGAGTGGAATCACGGATAGGGTTGTTGCGTTAAGTAACTTAGGAATCAATTTCACATTTGGTGATGTAGACGATAATCTGAATGGTTATTTGCAGATGACAAACATAGTGATGAGTAATTTGCAAGTAAATGAAAGTGCTCAAATAAATGAGGTTATCATTAATGATAAGATCACTTATAATACAGATTTCGTCTCATCAAATAATATGGTATATATCGATCCAAATACAAAGGAAATCCGAAGCATTGAATTAGGTAACGATATAGAGGATATCGATATTGATATTGATGCCAGAAAGAGACCACCAAGTATGGCATTATTAAACACTGTATATCAAAATATTTCTGAAACAATGAACACTATGGAGATAACATTAGGTAATTTAATCATTGACAACTATTATTTACAAATAACTCGCAATTTATCCGATTTACCTGATGCAGAGATTGCTAGATCAAACCTTGGCTTCCAAGGTGTGACAATAAACGATGATGGTATAGAGACTGGAAGACTTCGGTTAAATAACGAATTCATATTGGATCAAACAACACATGAAAGTGGTCAATTCTTAAGATGTGATGCTTCAGGCAAAGGAACTTGGGAAAGTTTACCAGATGCTACAGCGACCGAGAAAGGTACAGTTCGTCTTACCAATGATTATGAATTTGATACAACTTTTGATGATACAGTGGTTGCTAGTTTAAAAACAATAAAGAGTTTTAATGATGGCTTCGCAGATTCAACAACAGAGTTAGTTGAATCACGTTTAAAGACCACCAATTTGTTAAGTGAATACAAAGATCTGAATATTAATGACAGAGCATTATTATTATCTAATTTGCATGTGACACATAATGCCATATTTGATTCACCAAACAACCTTGCGTATTTCGTGGATGACGTAGGGTTTTTGCGTGCAGACAATTTTTTGTATGAAATAGGAGGGTACTCAAATGGAATTGAACAAACAAGGTCTAACTTGAATTTAGTAAAGGTTGCATGGACGGGAAGCTATTATGATTTATCAGATGTTCCTTCTATTAATGATGATATGTATATAAAGGTTGATAACAATTTATCAGAATTTGAGTCCGAAGCGAATAGAACACAAGCTCGTGATAACTTAGGACTGTTAGATATGGCTACAATGTCACGCTCCAACGTAGATATAAATGGAGGTGTCATTACCGATCTAACAAGTATAAAAACGAATGAACTGATATTATATGATGTTGACATACCTATAGATTCTATGAATAACAACACTTGTTTTTTGAAAGCAGGTGATACAAGTGGTACAGCTACATGGGGAGCTTTACCAGATGCAACAGCGAACCAAAAAGGGATTCTGACATTACAAAGTTCATTTGATGATCATGATGATTCAAGCGCATATACATCATCATGTGTTCATGATCAAATAATTAGCATTACTACCGAAATCAATTCAATTGTGGTAGATACAGAAATAATTGATAGCAACATAAGTACAAATTCTAGCTCCATACAAACACTAAGCATTGCATTAAGCACATCCTTGTATCATCCGTCAACAGGTGTAAATAATGCATTGAGTACACTTTCAAATGATATAAATCTTTTGGAAGTTTTAGTGGATGGAAACCGTCATGACTATGATCTAAACAATGTAGATATATACAATACATTAAGTAATATTGAAAGCGAACTAACTATTGTTGTGGAAAATCAAGTGAATACATTAAATACTAGTATAAGCACAACCACATCTACATTAAATACTAGTATAAGCACAACCACATCTACATTAAATACTAGTATAAGCACAACCACATCTACATTAAATACACGTATAGATTACGAAGTGTCTAATATAAACGAAGATATACTTTATATGACATCTAATGTAAGTACATTAGATGGTTCATTGAGTTTATTAAAAACACAGTTTCAAAATTTACATACGATGGTTGATTCATCAGGAGGGGTAGATAGTCAAAGCTATCGTATTAATGTGATTGAGAGATCATTATGGGGATACGATAACGAACCACTTGGTATAACCTACAATCTATCAAATCTAACGGAAGATTTTAGTAATTATGTTCTCAGTACAAATAGTGCAATAGATACAACAAATTTGAGTATCACGGAGAATCGTGATAGAATTATTAAATTAGAAATACAACAATCAAACACAGTTGATGATATTTTAGAAATAAAAACGGATATAAATGATACCAAATCAAACTTACTTAGTACATCTATTGATCTACTAACACATAAAACCGATTATGGCTATTTAAAATTAAATGTAGATTCTAATAATGATAAAATAACAGAATTACAAAACTCGTTATGGGGAATAACGGATGAAAATACATCTGGAGTGAAAGGGACATTATCTAATTTAAAGAGTGAGTTTGATTCACATGAGGAATTTACGATAGCTAATGTAGTAAGTTTAACATCAAATTTAGGGGTAACAAATTCAACATTAAGTCAGGCAACTACAAGTATTTCCCAAATGACCAATAGTTTAGATCAGCATATTATTCATTTCAATTATCTTCATAGCAATGTCGATAGTAATATTTCTAAAATAACGGCCATTGAACATTCACTATGGGGACTTTCGGATACAGAGCCGACAGGTATACGAGGGGATTTAACTCAATATATGACTAGTTTTGACAGTCATATTACTGAAGAGTATAATGTATTAAATGCGTATTCTCATTCGAACATTAATGCTTTTTCAGAAAGACTTGCTTCATTAGAAGGGGGGTCAGGGTTCGAGCAAGAAACTATTGCATCAAATGTCTTTACAATTTTACCTAATAAAATCGAATTATTAAGCGTTGCATTGTCATCACAAATAGAAAATGAACAAAATAATCATGACATGCATTCAGCTTTGAATACGCAGTTATCAGATTCTCTTACCACTTTCAGTAACGATTCATCAGGTTACATACATTCTTTAAGCAATAGTTTAACTGCAAATATATCATTAGTGGATAATGTATCTACTTTAGCTAATCAAAATTATACTGATATACTAAGTACAGCAAATACCCTTTATACTCTAAGTAATGATTTTAATCATTTTAAGACATTAGAATGGGATAGAGATTTTAAATTGACTACATTACCAAGCATTGATACTAATATATCAACTTTAGAGTCAACAGCAACATTGTTAAGCACAAATATTTCATCGACATTAGACATTTCGTTATCAACTCAGTCAAATTTGAACACCACTACAAGTTTAGCCGAATCATTGAGTATTTCTCAAGAATTCTTATCGATCAACTTGAGTACTTTAGAAGTTTCATTAAGTACTTCCGATAACGACACTGTGAATTCTATTAATTCTATTAATAGTTCCGTAACAGCATCGTTAGATAGAATAACTTTGGTAGAAGGGCAAATAGGTAGTACAGGTAACTTAAATTTTGTTTCGACGCAAGTGTTCAATACTTTGAGTACGAATTTCAGTATTTTGAACACACATGTCTATGAATTAGACAACTCCATAAGTGATACTAGTATTCAACTATCAAATTTGGATTTATCTGTTACAGAAAACTATGATAGAATAACATCATATTACAGTATTCCATTGCAAGATAGTGATATGCGAATTGATATAGAAAACGATAAAATAAAATTTAAAAAGAAAGATAGTAACGGAAATTATCAAACTTTGCATATTTTTAGATGAACAAAAAAATCTAAACAAATCTAAATAAATATGGCCGATAATATAATAAAAAAACTAAACAATTCTGTGAAGCAAACTGCGAATAATGTAGAAAAAGAAAATGTCAAACTGTCATTTTTTGAAGATGCACTGTCTAAAATAAAAAAGGAAATAGTGAACGACGAAATAGGAATTGATAATATAGTTATAACAATAATCAAACTTATGGAGATTGTAGAAAAGTATAAATCTTTGAATGGTTTGGAAAAAAGAATACTAGTAATGAAGGTGATTAGTAAGCATATTGAGAATTCAAACATGTCAGAAGATGACAAGAGTAATATGATTTACATTATAGACAATACAGGTTCTCAGATTATTGATACTATAATATTCACATCGAAAGGAAAACTTTTCAAAAGCTTTAAAGGAAGACTGTTTAAAATGTTTAGTTGTTGTAAATAGAATTGTAACTATCAAAAAAAGACAAAAAATGTAAACGATCTTGAAAACTCAATTTTCTGAGCCAAATGTCAAATATTTTTTTTTTCAATATACAATTAGAAAATGTATTGGTATGAATATCAATGTAAAATACGCCATTTTTATAAATGTGAAAGATATATTTATATTTGTTGTGATAATTATTATTTTTTTGTTTTTTTAAAGAGTAAAACAGTAACAATTGTTTATAAATAAATAAATTGTCGTATGTTAAATTGTCATTCAATTTGTTCAATAGTTTAACGGTATCAACGAGTTCATTTTTAAGTAAATTACTAACATGGTTAAGTTTTGTTAAATGCATGTAAATATCACATATTATATCATTAGGCAACCATTTAATATAATGAAGCTGATTAATTTCCATATACAATGATACTCTTTATATTATTATATGAATTTGAAAAAAATTAGGAAAACGTATTTGTTCGTAAGCAATTATAGTAGACTTAAATTTGCTTTGTTTCGTTGTAAAGATTAATTTTACGGTAGTTGTTGTTAAGTTTCTTACTTCTCCATGAATCCGGAAGTTGGCAGACTTGTTCTTTGAAACCTTTATTATAAATACTATCAATCTCTTCAGTTTTGAGAGCATAATTATAGTAGGTCAAGTCAACGATATCAGCATCAACTATTCCTACACCATCCAAGTCTCTGTTTGATGCAAAAAGAACAATGGGTCCATTGTTTATTTTAAGAGAGTTCTTTTCGAAAGACTGTGTTTTGACAAGAGCATCATCAATAAAGGCATCTACTTTAATGCCTTTTTCGATACCGCCGAAATCGAAATTATCTTGAATCGAGAAGGTAATTAAATTATAATGCGGATTTTTCTTACTTGATTTGATCATACCGAATACATCGGAATCAAGATCTACAAATAGATGTGGGTTTCTTATGCTGTTGAATTCAATACGAATGGAATTGGGTGATTGACCGAAACGAATAAGCGGGCATTTATCAACTCTGTTTCTGAGTTTATCTTTTCTAAGTTTTTCATTTTTTTCAATGTCGGAACCGGTATATTCGTTTACATTTTCAGGTTGGAATTGTTTATGTTCAATGTTTTGATCACCACTGTAGCTACCTGTATCACCGCTACCTCTTTGATAGACATATCCTTTTTGCAAATCACTTCCATCATCCTTTATTTCTACACCACGATAGAATATTATTTTGTTTTTAAGAATTTCTTCAGTTCCAACACCACGACGAAGCCAGAAAGAATAACTGAATTGAGCTCCACCTAGTTGATTTGTAGAGCGGGGAAGATCTACATACATTTCACGATATGGATCGAAAGTATCAATAACTACACGACCTTTGTCAAGACTACATATACCTTTAGTAATAGGTACTGCGACTTTATTTTTAGATGAAAGATCGCTGATAGAAAATGTGGTCTCTTTTTTCATTTTGTAGTAATCGCTGAATATATAAGGCAAAAACATGAAATTTATTATGAGACTTAAAAATACACCAAATATGAAATACAGACCTCCTTTCTGAAATGAATTGATATTCTGCATATTACTATTTTAATTTATTAAAAAGAAAAAATATTACAATTATAGTTTTGTTTTTATGTGGAAACTGTAGAATCATTACTAACAGCTATCGTATCTAATTTGAAGAATGGATTACGCACACCATACATGGGTATACCGATGCTACTAAGCATGCTTTTATGAAGTGGTCCTGATTTGTAAACAATCTTTGAATGGTCTACTGTAATAGCGTAGTTGAAAAACTGAATCTTGCTAAGATAACCAGTGAAAACTTCAGAACCTTGAATTCTACCGATGTATAAATTTTTACCAATATTAGTGGTAGATACTAGTCGTTTACCACAGCATATGTTATCCATTTTACAACAAGCATTTCCGTTATCACAAAATTGAATTCCTTGAGTTCTATCCGTACTTAATCCATTATTAGCTTTTTCAATTAATTCTTTGTCAGAAATATCAACAACCTTACGAAGTTCACCATCTACGAAAAGTTGAATGTACTCATTTTCAACAACAAGGTTGACATTCACCCAACGCTGCATGGGAATATAATCAACGGTTAAGCGAAGGAAATCGCATCCTCTGTATTTGTGTAAATCGAGAAGGGTATCAGTGCGTAAATTCGTATTAACGGCTTCTCCGTTTGTTTTGATTAAAACATGTAACTGATTGTATTCTGGATCAAGATAGAATATCGATGATGCATTCGTAAAGCTATCGTCACTACTACTTAAAAGCACTAACTTAGGTGAAGTAGTTCGTTGTAATGATTCAATATACATCCATACAGAGTACGAGAATTCAGCACCATTATATAATGCGGGCATTGTGACATCTGTGTTTATATTTTTACTAATTGTTGATGAATTTACTGTAGTTGCACTTTTTAAAAGAGTAACAGTGCGTAAATCAGTTTTCATAATGATTTTATATAAATGATATATGACATACAAGGAAACACCGGTTACTAAAACTATCATTGCAATAGTGACAAGACTCTGTGTAGGATTAGAATCTGCCATCAGTTTATTTTTATTTTTATATTGAGAAAATATAATATGATAATAATCATTTCATCAAAGATGTTTTTACTTTTGTAAATGCTTTTTTTTTAGATGGCATAAAATCGGATATAAATCTTTGAATAATTTCAAATTCATTCTTTGTGATTAATTTGCATATATTTTCCGAATCCATATTTCCCAAAACACAATAAATATACATAAATGGAAATAGGCACATATATTTGTTAATATTCATATTTTGTTCCATTTTGACTATTTTTTTGTTAAAGTTTAGTGCTAATGATTGTTTGTTGACCATTTGCGAGAAATCTAAGGATTTTGGTGATGAATAATTGTCATTATCTCTTAACACTAGATTTATACTTTTTAATTTACTATATAGAGACATATCCCATAAAAAAGGATCGTTGTACTCAAACATTGTACTTGTCATTAATTCATGTTCTAAAAATATCTTACTCATATGGGAAACGATATTAAGTTCTTTTATATCAACATGTTTCGTTTTTCTTTCAAGACTTTTATAATAGTTTTCATGAACGCTGCTTAAAATTTGATTCGTATCACGGACGATCATTTGTTTAATACATTCGTCATTTAACGCGTTTTTTCCTAACAATAGTTGAGTTAGTTCAAAAGGAGATGTTTCAATAAAGGCATCTTTTTTTTTCAAAGATATCGTTAGATCTATGTCGTCATCATCAAAAATGATGTGTAAATGATTTAAAATAGTTCTTAAATCATTATCATTATCTTTTATAAGTTTTGTTAATTTGATATAATCAATTAAAGCATCTTCATGAGATGAAGTGATATTTGTAATGTATTCGTCAATAATTTGAAAACATTGATTAAAAGAGAGTTTTTTAAAAGAGAAAGAATTATGAAACAGCACTTTTATGTCTTGAATCTTTTTAGTATTTGAATTAACAACACATACAATTGGACAGTGAACAACAAATCCAAGATCTTCTTTTTTATTTTTTAAAAGTTCTTTTAAAAATGTAGCAAAATAACGATTATTATTCAAATTAATATAAATATCGTCAAATATTATAAGTTTTTTTTTTTTAATGAAAAAACACGAAATCACCGAGTCAAATGTGCAAAAGTTTTTAATTTTATTTTTAAGATCCATAATATTCGAATAAGAGCCTGCTGAGATAAGTAGAATGTCATAAAGGTTGTTTTCAAATATTAATTTTACAATTGTAGATTTACCACATCCCGAATGTCCTGAAAGAATGGTTGTTGTAAATTCATTTTTTAATACATTTTTATCATCAAAGAGGGTACTCTTTATTTGTTGAATGGTTGAAAAATAATGATTAAATTGTTTTAATTTTAAATTTTGTTTATAGTTTTCAAAGATGGACGGATCAAACATACTAATATATCAACATTAGAATTTGATTGAGCGTTTTGTTTTTAAATTTAGGTTTTTAAGGATTTGTTTTTGTTGCGCATTCATTTCTGGCTTCATTCCAAACAAAATGGCTCGCAAGATCACATATATTTCCTGCGGTATTTAAACGATCAAGATTAATTTCTACACCTTGGTGCGAAGATGAATCTGGTGCTCTATTAATCCAATTTTGTGAGTAACTTGTATCATTTCGGAAGCTATCTGCTAATAGTGTATGTGAAGAATGGTTATGATAACCAAGTCCTTGAATGTCCAAACCGGAATGTATTGCATCGTCATTGTTATGCATAATAACGCTACCTTTGTAGTGCACATGCTTACCACCGGTTATTTCTTGAAGACTAGTTTCAGAATGATCCCCAATAGGATGATCATAGAAAGTCACTCTCCTGTCATCATCTCCATTATTAGGATTGCTCTTTGTAACACCGGAGGTCATATCATGTAAATAAATGGGTTCATTTGTAGTGAATGTCTCGGCAGCGGGGGAGGCAGCGGGGGAGGCAGCTGGGGGACATATGGCGGTACCATCGGCGGCAGTGGTGGTGGTACTGGTTTTCATTGCACTATTTAATTTATAAATGACCGAATCTAATTTTTGTTCCGATCCAATAGTGCCAGTAAGTGCATTTCCAGATTCGTCAACAAATGACCCTGGAGTTGGATTGAAATTTGAAACGAATTTTTCACCGGAACCACCAGCGAATTGTAAGTTACCTTTTTCATTGTTGGAATAGTTTTTGCATATGTTTATATCTGTATAGTCATTAGTGTCGCCATTTCTAACCTTGACAGTGTCTTTAATCCAATATTCAGGACAAGTATTAAGGATTACTGCGAACTCTCTATCCGTAAGGTTCGACTCTTTTAAATTAACAATTTCTTGAATATTCTGTATTGAACCAAGGAGTGCAATACCAATTGAAGATACTAACGGAATTAAAAGAAATTTAGGCTCTGGAATACTGAATGTGCTTACCATAATAATAAATAGCACAATAAATACCGCAAGTAATACAAATGTGCCGAAAATGGCTTTAAGGGGAACAACGGTTGCGTCAAACATTTAATAAATAATCAGAAAAAATATGAGTGATTTACAATTCATTAGTGAATAATACTCTTGTTCCAGCTGTGCTCATATTTTTGCTTCGTTCAAGAGGAACAGGTAAATAAGTAATATCATGTGAATAATTAATGTATTGATTGAGTTCCGAAATAATTTGTGGAACAGTAAAATTCAAAACTTTAGCATTAAGTTCTTTAACTTGTTGAACTATATTGTCTAATCCATGTTTTGCATATTGTAAATAAAAAGATCGCATAATGATTTGTAATTCTGTGTCACTTTGACTCGAAATGATATGTTTTTCATTTGTATGTTTAAAAACCGAATATCTTATACCGTTTTGAATAGCATCGATGTTTTTTTGTGAAAAATATAATGACGCTAAATCGTTATCTGTATGTAAATACCGAACAGCGTTTGCTTGAAAATGAGCTGGATTAACTTTATTTTCTTTAAAAAACTCGTATGATGTTAGATTGGTTTTATGTAAAGTATCTATTCTACCATTAGACTGCATACTTTACAAATTGATAAGAAATATATTAATAATGTGAGAGAGAATAAATATATGTATTAATAAAAATATAAGAAAATGAATAATACTGACCAAATATTGCGTAAATTCAACAACTACTTTCTAAAAAACGAGCTTTCTTTCAAAGACGATAATGCAGTGAATCACATGCATAATGTAATGTATGGTGGACAAGATTGTACAGGTACGAATAACATATTCAAATTGACCATGCAGTCGTTGAACAATAATCAGAGAACAATTGTAGGTGATACGTTGATGGGAGGGCGTGTAAGTTTTCCATCAAACTTTTTCGATCCAAGTGCTTCATTTCCAAAATGTAAAGCTTCTTCAACTATCATGGGAGATGTTACACCAGGAACTGTTAGACCTGCTTTAAAATCTACATTCCAGCTTGTTGGTGGTGGTAACTCCTTAATGACTAAAAATCAGTTAAACAGTATGTTAAAACAGAATGGTGGAAATTACATGAAACTAAATGAAAAAGATAAGCGTGCATTATACAATAGCTATAATCAAAATTTGAATTCGTTTATGGAAAATTTTGATTCATTTAAAGGTGGTCGTTCTATAAGCAAAAATACAATAAATCGTGCATTTTCTGCGTTAAAAAAAAATTGAAAGTTACTTTAAGGAAAAATAAATAACCGTAAGTACAATGTCAAAAAACATGACAAAATCCGCTTCATCTTCTAGTAAGAAGTATGTCAAGATGAATCCAATGGAACATGTTTTAGCTCGTCCTGGGATGTATATCGGGTCCATAGAAGTAGACAAGACATCATTGTGGGTATTGAATAATAATAAAACTGAGATGATAAAGAAGGAAATCGACTACATACCAGGATTGTTTAAGATTTTCGACGAAATACTGGTAAATGTGCTTGATCATATTATTAGATTGAAGTCAGAATCTGGAGATTGTGTAAAACAGGTGAAGGAGGTATCTGTTCACATGACTCCTACTAAAGTAATTGTGTATAATGACGGAGAGGGAGTAGATATTTACAAACATGATACACATGGTGTGTATATTCCGGAGCTTGTATTTGGAAATATGTTAACATCAACTAATTATGATGATAATGCCGAGAGAGTAATAGGTGGTCAGAATGGAATTGGAGCAAAAGCATGTAATATTTATTCAAAAAGCTTTGAGATTGAAACGGTTGATTCTGTCAGAAAATTGTTGTATAAACAAAAATTCAGTGAAAACATGTTTGAGAAGAGTGTACCTGAAATAACAAAGTATACAAAGTACCCGTATACAAAGATCACTTTTGAGCCTGATTTTTCAAAATTTAAGATAACTGAGTTATCTGATGACATGTTAAATCTATATATGAAACGAGTTTATGATATAAACTCTATTTCACTTGGGAATTTGAAAGTAAATTTAAATGATGAAAAGTTGAAAGCAAGTACTTTTGATAAATATGTTGATATGTTTATTGGATCCAAGAGCGAACATCCTCGTGTGAGTGATGTATGTAGCAACAACAGATGGCAAATTGCAGCTACATATAGTGATGATGGGTTTCAGCAAGTATCATTTGTGAATGGTATAAGTACAATTCGTGGTGGTAAGCATATAGAGTACATCACAAACCAAATTACAAAAAAACTAAGTGAAATGATTAACAAGAAGAAGAAAACGAATGTAAAACAGCAACATATAAAAGAGTTTTTGTTCGTTTTTGTGAATAGTACTATTGTAAATCCAACATTCGATAGTCAATCGAAGGAAACTTTAACAACACCTATATCAAAATTTGGTAGTAAATTTGATGTGGATGATAAATTTATTGATAAATTGTACAAGACTGGTATTGTAGATAAAGCTATAAATATATCTGCGCTATCTGATGATAAGAATAGTAAAAAAACAGATGGAAAGAAGAGAAATACATTGCGTGGTATTGCAAAACTCGATGATGCAAATTGGGCTGGAACAAAAAATAGTGCAGAGTGTACGCTTATTTTAACAGAAGGAGATTCTGCGAAAACAATGGCCATATCAGGTTTGAGTGAAGTTGGACGAAATAAATATGGTGTTTTTCCCTTAAGAGGGAAGGTTATGAATGTAAAAGACATGACCTTAAAAAGGATCAATGATAATGAGGAAATTACGAATATAAAGAAAATCTTAGGGTTGGAGAGTAATAAACAATATCAGGATGTAAGTGATTTAAGATATGGAAAGATTATGATAATGACTGATTCAGATGTAGATGGATCTCATATCAAGGGCTTGTTATTCAATGTATTTCAAAGTATGTGGCCAACTCTTATGAAGATCGATGGTTTTATGAATTCGATGCTTACTCCTATTGTGAAAGTTCGTAAAGGAAAAACGGTAAAAGAGTTTTATTGTTTAACTGATTACGATCATTGGAAAAAAGATACACCTAATCATAATGGGTGGGAGATCAAGTATTATAAGGGGCTGGGTACATCTACAAACAAAGAAGCCAAGGAGTATTTCAAGAACATGAAGTATGTTACATATACATATGATAAAGAATTATCTGATGAAAGCATTGATATGGCATTCAATAAAAAGAGAAGTGATGATCGTAAGAGATGGATATATGAATATAACATGGATAATACTCTTGATTTCATGAAGAAGGATGTTGAGTATTCCGAATTTGTGAACAAGGAATTAATTCATTTCAGTGTTTATAATTTAGAGAGATCTATTCCGAGTATATGTGATGGTTTGAAGAAAAGTTTGCGTAAGATATTGTATTGTTGCTTCAAAAGAAAGCTTCATAAAGAGATTAAAGTGGCACAACTAGCAGGATATGTGAGTGAACACGGTGCATATCATCACGGTGAAGTAAGTCTTCAAGATGCGATAATAGGTATGGCTCAAGATTTTATTGGATCGAACAACATTAATCTATTGTGTCCTAATGGACAATTTGGATCTCGTGTTCAGGGTGGAAAAGATTCAGCGAGTTCAAGATACATTCATACACAACTTAATACACCAATAGTTTATGCATTATTCCATCAAGATGATCATGACATATATACTTATATGGAAGACGACGGTTTGATGATTGAACCACATCATTATATACCAATCCTTCCAATGATATTGATCAATGGTACAAGTGGTATTGGAACTGGATTTAGTACAAACATTCCATGTTATAATCCTAAAGATATCATTTCAAACATAAGAATTTTATTGAAAGATGATACTGCAGAGTTGAACGAAATGACACCGTGGTATAGAAATCATACTGGTGTAATAAAAGATGGTGTCAGTTATGGAAAGTATCATCGAAAATCTAATACTATGATTGAGGTTACAGAATTGCCTATTGGAATATGGACCGAGGATTTCAAGGTACATTTGGAAAGTTATATTGATAAAAATCCAAAGATCTTAAAAGATTACGAAAGCCATTATACGGAAAAGATAGTTTCATTTATACTTATTTTCCATAACAAAAATGTGACTGATGAGATGTTTGATATTAAAGATGGTCAAACATTAACTAAATTTCAGCAAGAATTCAAGATGACAAATTCACGACCATTAATGACTTCAAATATGCATTTGTATACATCAGATGGAAAAATAAAAAAATATGAAAATGTGTTGGATATTTTGAGGGAATTTTATACAATCCGTTTAAATGCTTATAAAGATAGAAAAACGAATCTTATTTCCAAGATCAACCATGATATATTATTTATGGATGCCCGAATTCGATTTATTCTTGATGTCATTGAAGAGCGATTAAAATTATTGAATGCTAAAAAAACAATTATTCAAAAATATCTTGAAGAAAATAAATTTCCTAAACAAGAAAATTGTTACGATTATCTGATAAAGATGCCTGTATATAATTTTACATATGAAAAAAAAGAAGAACTTATTAAAGAACTCAATAAAAAAAGAGATATATTGACTACATTAGAATCCACAAATGAAAAGACCATGTGGCTTGATAATCTTAATACATTCGAAGACATTTATCAAACACTTTAAAACTTCTCGTATGTGTAAAAAAAATTGAAATTAACTTAAAGATATATATATATTTTTTTTAAATAGGATCTCTTTAAACCATTACAAATTTTGGTAAATAAGATATCAAACATGTTAACATTTACGAATTATAGAATATCTACGATGACAGCGACTGGATGTATAGGTGTAAATGTAAATTTAGATAGTTTGTATGATCATGTAATAATAGTGGATATATTGGATACGAATGTCATGGGAATAGTATATGCTGAATTTGGAAGCAACAAACATTCACAGATATGTAAAGGTGTTAATTTAAAAAAGAGATATGTAAGAGTGAATGGTAAAAAGGAAGCGTATACGAAAAGATTTGACAATTCAGTAACTATCAAATACAGAGTTAATGAGAAAGATACATTAAACATCAAGGTTTTTAAGAATGGCAAAATTCAAATGACTGGAGTCAAGAGTGTAGAGCAGGGTAAGAATGCGATCCAAAGTATTATTGATATGATTAAAAATATACATGAAAATCACGATAAAGAGGTTGTTGACAATATCGATGATTTAAAATTTACAAGATTCGATATACATTTGATAAATAGCGACTTTCGAGTAGATATGGAGATAAGGAGGGATTTATTATACAATCTGCTGTTAAAAGAGTTCAGTGTATCTTCTTCGTATGAGGCTTGTATATATCCAGGGGTTAAAATTCAATACAATTTAAACAAAAATTTGGATATAAATACTACACCACTCGGTAAACAAGGTAAATGTTGTTGTCCAACACCATGTAATGGGAAAGGTGATGGTATAACAACAGATGCGTGTAAAAAAATCACAATATCTATATTTCAAAGTGGATGTATTTTAATAACTGGTGTGACCAAGGAAATACATATAGATATTGCGTATAATTTTATAAAGAATGTTTTAAATGAAAACCATGATAAGATTAAGAGAGTCAAGTTACAACTTCCATCGTAATAAACAGCTATGCTATTTACTTACGGGTCAATGTTTCAAGAAAAATGTTCATCTTTTTAAATTCCGTTAGGATATCATTAAGCACATGGGTTACATTTTTGTTTTCACCACAACTATCGGTACATGTTAGGAATTTAGTTAATCTGAAGTAAACTGGATCTACATTTAAAAGTTGCGCAGTGCTTATTGAAGACGTATCTGTTTCATCGTCACTAGATTCAATATCGTCACCACTTCTACTACCATTTCTGCTACCATTTCTGCTACCACTTCTAGATTTACCACCACCATACATAAACTCATCTTCTTGATGATTAATAACGCCATACTGTTCTTTATGTGTAGAATCATACTTGTTGTTATTATGATTTAAATGTCTTTCATGAATAGGTTCCGATGTTTTTTCAATACTGTTGTGATTCAAGTCTCTATTACTGTTTGTATTTTCATTATGATTTTGTTCGTTATTAAAAGATTCATTATCACGTCCATTGATGTTGGTACCCAAATAGTCTTCATCATCTCCCCCAACATAAATTATTTTTCTTTGTGGATTATCGTTAGATAAATTAGTTGACGATTCGATATTCATTTTACAGGTTTTTATATTTTTAACATAATATATTTTTTTAAAAAAAAGATATAACCGAATAGAATAGACACAGTAAATTTTAATATCTATGTAAATAACAATAATAGTTGTTTATCAAGAATGGATAACAAAGCGTGTATGTTAATGCTTTTTTATTCATTACTAGTTCTAGTATTAATATTAAAAAATAAACAAATTCTTAAAACAAGCCGTAATAACATGATGATAATTGGATTGTCTCTGTCTCTTTTGTTGATTGCACCATTAATTAATAAAAATAATATATATGAATCCTTTGATGAGACAACAATGAGTCAACCAAGTTATGTTCAAAATATATCACATAAAGATGATATGTTAGAAAAGATTAACATGTTAACATCAAATGTTGTGTGCTATTTTTCAACATTTCAAATAGATTCATTTGAACCTAATATCGGAACTTTTCATAACTTGAAGAATACCACTAATGAAAAATACATAAAACTAATTTTGTCTCAAGACAATGCAAATCCTTTAACAGAGTTAGTTGATCAAAGAAATGGTATAAGATTACATGATTATACACAAATAGAGGGTTATCCATGCAATGAGTTAAATTTGAATGGGATGCGTGAGTTTTCTATTTTTTGGTTTATTAAGTTTGATTTTACTGTGAATGATTATTCTACAGATGGTAAACTTTACAATTTAATTGAATTATATTCTTCAAACATAACAGGACTAAAAGCTTTAGCGATTCATTTAGAACTAAAGAAAGGTGACAATGAAACATTTGAGACATTCAAAATTAATTATGCAGGGTTGGAATATCAGTATATATTTAATAATGAAGCAAGATTATCAAACCGTGTCGACTTTAACAAGGGAACACATTTATTGACATTTGTTAAGTATATGGAAGACAATGTACACTATATAAAAATGACAATTGATGATGAACGATTTTTATTGAATCCTGTTCGAATAGAAATGTCAGAGATACGTTTTATTGGTGGTTCTGTAAATAATGGTATCACATTAAGCAGTGAGAAGTTTATGATGAATAAATGGAAAGAAGGTTCACAACAAAATCCCACTATATATTCGTCTTTAAAATTATACATCTATAGTTTTGGTATTTTTAAGAAGGCAATTCACACCACGACTCAAAGTAGCACTATTATTAGTAATATAAATAGTAACTTGCGACAGCAAAGAGATATTGAATTATCCAATATTTTCTTAACCACACAACACGAGTTATACCATAGGACGTCCGAGGCAGATGAGTATTTAGAAAAGAAATCTTGTAAATTATCATCTTCTGTCTGTCAAGAATGTGACGGTGTAGATTGGTCAGATTTGGCATCTATCGTATCTTCTTCTCAATGTCTAGAAAGTGTCAAGGATTATTGTAAAAATATTCAAAATGGTGATATCACTGATTTTACGGATTATCAGAAGAGTATATGTGATGCATTATTTCCCAATTCTGAAGAGCATATACTATCTAATGTGTCAAGTAATATATTATTACATACTTGTTCTAATATATTTGATGATAATAAAACAGATCGTGTATTTTTCAAAGGGTTACGTACAGTTGTACCTAATAATATAGAAAGGAACACTTACCATGTGAGATCAAATGAAATATTACCAAGTGAGTATGCTCAGGGTGATGTTATTCAAAAAATCTCCACTACTAATTTGTTAAGCTCTGTTCCTACTTTCAATAATGTTGCGAATGACATATTAAGTCGACCTATCGGAAATATCTCTTACGATGAACTTGTAAGAATAGCTGAAGCTGTAAAAAACAATACAGATCCTGTAAGCTCAACATCGTCATCAACATCAACATCAACATCAACATCAACATCTTCAGCAAACAAGGTTGTAGTTGACCCGGGTACCGAACCAACAATTACACATGCATCAACTTCTGATTATAAAGACTTAACAAGTTCTCAAAAGTATGACAATATAATGAAAGAATTTAATATTGTAAATGAAGAAATGGATGAAATTGACACTAAAGCAACAGAATCATCAATGTCATTTATCGATAGTATAAAAAAACTTTTTGGATTTATTTAGGAGGTCTCAATCCCCAAAAGTTTTCAATATATGTGTCTTTTTCTGGAAACGAAGAATCTCTTAAAATACTTTCCTGAGATCTCACCGGTAAAGACCATAATGTATTATAAAATTCACAATTTTTTCTTTGATAAGGATTGGTTAAACTTCTTACCTGAATACCATCTGATAATTTAACAGTAAATTCTTGTTTTTTCGATTCAATATAGAACCATATTTTTACATTAGGTTTTACATACGTGTTTCCCAAATCTTTATAGTAAGCATTAGGGTAATTTATTTTTAGTATACCTGTTTTATTGTCATCAATGATGATAAAACCTGTATTTTCGGACTTGTCAAATGCTTGTTCTTCGTTATGAAACGGTAAAGCCGAACCTGTAAAACTTGTTCTATAATCAGGGGAGTTTGCTGCAGAATAATAGATTTTTTTTTTATCAATGTCTACTGATGTTTGAATATGTAATATAAAATCATGTGTATCATTCATACCATTTATTGTATTAACATGACGCACTTGTATCATTTATATTATTCTAAGAAAAACTAATGTGAAGATAAAGTCATATAAACTGTTGTATACCTTTATCTAATTATAATTTCTTCCAGTTCCTAATCCCGAATGGTTGTTTTCAGTAAAATTGCATTTTTTATCATTACACTGAACCATATTTCTTTCAGGTAACATAGTTCCTGGTACATTGGTTGAGTAACAACCAGAACATTCATTCATTTTTTCAGAAAGGGAAACGTTGTCTTGAATCATGTTAGATGCATTATGAATCATGAACTGGCGTTCTTCGTAACTTGATTTGAAATTCTTTTTAGTTTTGCGTTGATGATCAAGTGTGCATTGAGTACGATAATCTGTGAAATTACGACCATCAGCCATACGAAATGGACACGATGCCAATGTTTGTTTATTGTCAGTTTTTGTTTGAGCAACACTGTTATTTGTTTTTGAACTTAATTTAGGATTTTCATCACACTGATTACAAGACATCGTTTATGTATTTTAATTAATATAAAACAAAATTTTTTTGATTATATATATATATATTTTTTTATGATTTAATCTTCTAAGATACGCTTGATTAATTCACTCTTTGGACCTTTCGTATTCTTTCCATGTGTCTTTAAAATTACACGCAACTCTTCATTAGTTTTCTTTACAAGAAAACACTCCGTCAATGATACATCTTCTGTATCGAATGTTTTTTTCAATACTATATCATCTTCTTCAAGAACTTCATTGTTGGTATTTGCTACCTGTTCAAAACTCTCGTTTTCATCATTTTGTTTTTGTTGATCTGTTAAAAGTTTTTCTGGATCTTCAGTTGCGTCGTCATTTACGAGGTCGTTATTTTGAATTTCGTCAATTAATTTTAAAATATCTTCCGATTTTACACTATCTGTATCATTATCTGTATCATTATCATTATCTATTATATCTTCCTGTTTTTCTGTGTTTTTTAATACATAATTATCCATAGAAGAATCGCACTTGTTATCGTTAGACATTATAATAGGTCGAGTCAAGTCATATTGTAAAGTATTAAACTTATCTGCAAGAACTTTAACCTCTGTTTCTAAGGATTTTACATATCTGTATATCAAAAATACACTAAATAACACAATACCAAGCATTAGCATATTATTTATCGAAGAACTCATTTTGAATAATCTCATAGAAGGTGGTGTCATACACTTTTTCATAACAAAATTTAATTTGATATATATTAAAATACTTCGGTTTTAAACTCATTTCGCTAATTTATTCTTTATAGTCATAGCATTGTTCAAAATAGATTCATCAAATCCACGCCCTTTAAGCAATTCAAGTGCAACATATTGTTTTGAGATACCTTTTGAAAGTATATATGGAAAATGTATGCTATGATCTTTTTTAATATTTACATTCATTTTATAACAAACGAAAGAGGTTTCTTTTTTAAGTTTTGTTAGATAGATAAAATGTGTTGTAATTACTGTCATCACGTTTTTAAATTCGCTTATTTTTTGTAAAATGGAGTAAGCGCCAGCAATTGCTTCTATTACATTTGTGCTATTGAAAATTTCATCCATTACAATTAATGATTTTGCTTCTGGATGTTTTTTGATAACAGATAATATATATAAACATCGGTTCATTTCAGCCTCAAACAATGACTCAACACCTTTACTATCAGGGATATTTATCTGGGTATTGATGAAAAAGAATGGAGTCATTTCAGTATATTCAGATGCAGTTAAGGTGATGGTCTGGGCGAGTAAAACATTCAAACAAAGCGTTTTTATAAGGGTTGACTTTCCACCAGCATTGGGCCCTGTTATCAGTGCGTTTTTAAAATTAAAATCATTTTTTACTGAGACATCTTTATTTACACATAAATGCCATGCTTTTTTAGAATTAACAAATGTATCGCTTAAACTTGTATTATACTTTGTAAAAGACAGTTCGTGTTCGTTTTTTACGGTTATTATTGATATAAGTGCATCGATGATATATGATTTATTAACAATATTTAAAAAGTCAAATTGATTAAAATTTTTATATTTAACAAGCTGATCACCGAAATGTGAGAATATTGTAAAAGATGAAAATGGTTTATAATCTCTCAACATTTGGATTGTACTTTCATCATCAAATGGTATTTTTGTACTGACAAACGAATCTTCAAATGGTAAAATTATATTTTTCCATATGTTATCATTAAGTTGAATACATGATTTTAGATATGTAAATGCATTATTTACTTTATTAGATATGAACTCGACTATTTTATAAGCTGTCTGAGAAACATTTACTGTATTTATAATTCCTTGAAAATAAAACAAAAATGAAAGTATATAAGTTACAATCTGTAACCTTGACAACATAGTATTTCCGCTATTCAATAAGTTTAATACATTACTGGACATCGTCATACTTTTGTATAACATTTTCACATATGTAAAAAATGACATCTTAAATAAATGACCAAATTTGTACTTGAGTATGATAAATGGAATTATGAAATAAATAACAGGAGAAAGAATCCCAAGAACAGGGGATATCATAATTTTATAGAAGTTATATGACGTCATAGTGACAGGATCGTTGTTCAATTTATTAAGAATCCAAAAACTGAAATAGATAGTATTAATTAGTTCGTCAACTGTTTTTTCATTTTGTGAGAAAAACCATAGGAAATCGGTCTCCGTTTTTTTAAGTTGAGATAGCAAATTGGTATATGTATTTGGGTCGATATTGGATAAAGTGTTTAGACATTCTTTTCTTTTGTTTAGGTTGCTGACATTACATAACGGATTCTTCAACAATTCTTCAAGAAAAGTTTTGGAACCTATTGTGGAACATTTCTCTTGAAAGATGTAATATACTGTAGACCTAAAATTTGCGTTATCATATGGATGAAACACCTCTAAATCATTCATAACATCATTACCAAGAATTATATCGCTTTGACGTATATTAATATTGTATGTTTTTTTTGAAAGTTCATTGGGCTCTTGAAAGTTTTCTAAAGGAAAATCTGTAGTATTTAAAATATTCCAATTCATTTTTATGTTAGTTTTACTAATCTTTTAAAGAGAAGCCAATATACGCAAAGCGCCAATACAAGATATATTATAATCTCAAGAAAATGACTGTCAAATACACTATGTTCATATGGGTTTCGAACAAATAACATTAATTGTATAAAAAACTGTAACATAACCATTTTGACTATATCTTCAATCATAGGGAGATACTCTTCTCCCACTTTAGAAGTTACATTGAACTCTACAATATAATTAAAAATTGATTTATCGTTTTTATCCATTTATATGGTTTTTACTTTAAAGATATATATATATATTTAAAAAAAGATTTTTAACGAAAAGATTATACAAACATGCATAAGAACTTAATCGTTTATAAAAACAATATTGTTGACATTCCATACTTACCAGAAGAATCACATAAAGATTTTGAAATGAGAAAATGGTATATTCTTAAAAACATACATGTAACAAATGAAAACGGCTGTGATAATGCGATATGTAGTCTAGACGAACTTATAAATTATTCTAAACTATATATTCGGAAGGAAAATAATAAATGTGTTTTTGATACTCACAATATGGAAATGAATAAAACTTTTGAAAAGAATTTATTCATTAGATCCAATTTTCATAAATAAAATTTACTTTTTAGAAAGAGACACTTTCTTCACAGAAGCTTTCTTAGATTTCATGGCAGAAGAAGCCTTATCTTTTTTGAGGAACGCTTGTAAGCTTTCTTTAGCAAGAATTAAACCAAATGGTACCAAAAGATTTGACACATCCTGTGCTAAATTACCTCCCTTCTTTGCAGCGCTTCGATTAGATGGAGTGTTTTTATTAGTGTATTTTTTACTACCACCAGCGTGTTCTTTATATTCTGCAGCATTAGCTGCACAGCCAGAATATCCTCCTTTCTTTTTTTCAAATGTAGCAGCATTATAAGCAACATTACCACCTGACTTGTTAGTACCGTTCACCATTATTAGTTTTTTTATAACATATACTAATATTTTTTTACAACATATGCTAATATTTTTTTACAACCTCACTGTCATCATCGCTTGAGTTATCATTATTATGAAAAACTGATTCGTTCAATTGAATACATTCCATGATCATCTTTATGAAATCTTGAGAAACACTCTTATTCAAAAACCCCAGGTCTTCGTATATTTCCTTAATGTCCTCATGTAAATTGATGAACGAGTTCATATTGTAATCAAGAAATATCTCTCTAATATCGTTGTAATACATGTTGTCTTCTTTGCCTAAACTATAGCTGAAAACCTTTGAACTGATTTAAACAATATTGGCGATTCTTCTATAAATACATATTACACTTTTTAGATTGTCTCTTCGTCATGAACTCTGAACATAATTTCAAAAATTGGTTTTTCTTAAATGAAAAAACCGTCGATGAAATTTACAATGTAATTTTAAAAAGAATTAAAAATGATGTTTACATCAATCATCCAATAAGTTTATTTAACATTAACGAAGACAAATTGTACGATAATATTGTCCAATATATGTTTAAAGTATCAAATAACAAAAACAAACATTTGTATCGAATGCGTTAAAGTCCATCTTTTTTTTTTACACATTATTCTTAATACAAGATGAGTTCTATCTTTTTGTTGAATAATGTATTGATCAAAGACAACACAAAATGTAGTAGTAAAGAAACCGCAAATTTAGTTGTGAGATGTTCTAAAGAGGATCTGAATGTAGAATTACTCAACGATGTATGTGCGAATATGGATATAGATGTTTTAGAAAGTGATAACGAATATATTGATTTATCATTAAATTTATCTGGTTCTATTCCCATATTATCGACGATAAATTTGAATCAAAAATATTTGTTTAAGATTAAGGCAAACTCTTCACGAAAGGTTCGTGTATTAGAGATTGAAGAGTTGGAACCGTTCTCTTTCGAGAACAATAAAATTGATGTAAACAGTACCTCTACAATAGGAGTTGATGATGAAGACATACCTGAACCAGATGATATGGATAAAAATCACATGAAAAATGAATTACTTGAAAAAATATCAATTATGATTGATAGTTTAAAGACTAATGTAAAATCATTAAAATCTATGCAAGAGGAAATTAATAAAAAACATGTAAACCTGAAAACTCTGAATAAAGTTGATAATTATTTGAATGAATTATTTGAAAAAAATAATATATTACATTATAAATAAAAATGTCAATTACAGATATTCTTCGTGGTGTTTTAATATTATTAGCTGCGGCTGCTTTAATTTATCTTGCTATGGAATATGCCAAGAAACAAAAAGAAAATGATGAAGGTTTTGAAGCTGCAGAAATAAGCGACAAAAATGATATGTTATTACCTTCAGATTATGTCATGCCCACTTCCTCAAAATTTGTTGAGACAGTTAAATCATCATCCAAAAATGCAGTACCATCCGAACCAGAGTCCAATCAAAATTATAAACCAGTGAATCAAACTGGTGAGAAGCTTCCTAAAGATTGCTTCCCGAAAGATAAACTTACAGCCGAGGATCTCCTTCCAAAAGATGCAGCCAACTCCAAATGGGCTCAAGTAAATCCTGCTGGTCAAGGTGATCTTAAAGATAAAAATTTCCTTAATGCTGGTTACCATACTGGTGTCAATACCGTCGGTACATCTCTTCGTAATGCTAATCGTCAAATTCGCTCCGAACCACCCAACCCTCAAGTCAAGGTTTCACCATGGAATCAAACCACTATTGAATCGGACTTAAATAGACGTCCATTAGAGATTGGTGGGTGTGATTGAGACTTTTATATTAGGATTGTTTAACTGAAAACTTTTCATCAATAATATGTTGTTATTTTTTTTATCTATGTAAATAGTTTTTTCTTTATCTTCAACTTTTACAAGATTAGGATAACCAAATAAATTATACATCAATCTAAATTTGTCGTTGAATAAAGAATTGGTTACTTTGTTAATGAACTCATTTTCACTCATTTTATTGCTAAATATATTAATACATTCATTTTTGAATACTGATTTAAACTTAAGAACCGATTTTAAATTCATTAAAAATGAAAGATAACAATAATAACGAATTGTTACTTTTATCTCTTAGCAAGTATTACAGTTCCAATTTAGATAAACTTCAAGAGATCCTTCCTATTATTGGTAAATCTTCCAAGATTTCGCTTCGTTTGATCGATTGGTTTGTTACTAATTACTGTAAAAAAAATAACGTAGTTTTAGTTAAGAAAAACAGTAATAATGACGAATACTTCAATGTTTACTCTAATTATCGTTCTCAATTAAAAGCTTTCAAGAAAATTCAGTTTGATCCGTTTAGAAGAAGAGACAGGATTGATTTTTATTATTCCTCGGAAAAATTTGTTGAAACTACTATAGGTCAACTCAATTTCTTTAGATGGTTTTTAGAAAACGATCTTTTAATTTATGTGAAAAAAAACAGTCAACCTATTGAAAATGATATGATTGTATGCAATTCAGATAATCATCATAAACAATCTAAAGATCATGAAGTAGCTTCTAAAAAATATGAAAGGATACACGATAATGATCATGTAAGAACAACCGATGATTTTCAAATGAAAAATAACACATTACTCAACAATAAACCCCGTTCTATGATAAAACAAATGACAAAATTTAATGGTTTTACTACAATATCGTTCACTTGAAATGAGCAAAATAATGTAAAAAAAGAAACAAAACTAAAACTCTTGATCTTCAATCGTAACATTCAATTCACTCTTCAAAATTTTAGATAACTCACCAACAGCATACAAATTTAAAACTGCATTATAATCACCGTAATAAGTTCCATTTATAAATAACATTGGGCATCGTCGTGTTTTGCTCAAGCTATGTAAATGCGAAACCGCTTCCTCATAGCTGTTATCATCATCAATTTCACTAAGGTTAAAACATAAACATGTCACTCCTTTTTCTTTTAAAAATATATCCAGTTTATTACAATCTGAGCATCCAGGTAATTTAAAATAAACCAAAGAATTTTTATTTAATATATTCTTAATAACTTCCATCAGTGTTGTTGTTATTTTATAACTAGGACTCGTATCATAATTATAAATAATATTCAAATTACTGTCACTTTTTTGTATTATTTGAATATAAAGAATGTCATATAGCTTTTATTTTATAGGTGGAATTATTTCATTTTTTCTTTTACTCTTTTTAGTGTTTTTTTATTACAGAGTTAAATGGAATAAAGAGATACATCAAGCCTTGATGATTAATAGTAAACTTAAGCAATCCGAAACGAATGGATATAAATACAAATATAGAGTTGCGTAGTATACGTTTATTTTCAAATCGTTAAATAATATAAGATATAAAACATCATGGTTCTTCTTGCAAACAAAATAGGTCTTGTAATAAGAAATCCACAAAGTGTATTTACAAATGGTTGTGTACAACAAGCTGTTTTTCTTAAACAGTTGATAGTTAGTCTAGGGTACCCATGCGATTATATTGGCATTGAAGAAGATTTTCAAAACTTTCCTATAACAAATGAACCAATCAAATTCATTGACAAAAATTCAAAACTATCAAATTATAAACTGTTCATTTTCGTATCCCTTCATTTGAATCCAAAGAATGATACCGATATCATTAATACCATCAAGACACATAATATCAAATGCGTCAATCTTGTATGTGGTAACCTTTATATCCTACATCAGGAAGAGTTTGTTTTTGATAAACATCATATTTTACATGCCCATGATTTTGATACAATATATGACGAGTATTGGGTATTGGAAATGTATCCATTTTTACCTGATTACATAACATTATTGACCGGTAAACCCTCCTATATACTCCCTTATATATGGAACGATACAATTATTAATCTTCACGCAAAAAGTTTAAATATTGAAACGGATTACCACGAGATATCAAGGAGTAAAATCAACATATTAATTTATGAACCCAACATGAGTATTCATAAAACTGCCTTTGTTCCCATATTAATTGCTGAAAATTATCAAAGAAAATATGGAGATAAACTCAATAAAGTATATGTGTTTTGCGGTTTGAATGTAATAAAAAACAGTAACAATGATTTCATTCAAAAACTTGAGATTTATAAAACTCAAAAACTAGAAGCATATGATAGAATGATAATGCCAAACACTATTTCTCTTATCAAACAAAACAACAACTTTATCAATGTTGTTATTAGTCATAACATCATGAACAATTTAAATTTCTTACATCTTGAAATGATGACTATAGACATACCTATAATACATAATTGCGAGCCTTTTAAAGATAATCAATTATATTACGATGAGTTTTCTTGTTGTAAAGCGATAGATATGGTAGAATGGGTTCGAACAGATTTTTATAAAAATTCTGATTATAGATCTAATTCTTTCAGTGTTAAACATAGATTTCATCCACTAACATTTGAACGTCAAGATATATATAAAAACCATATTGAAAGAATTAGTAATATTTTCATACAAGATGACAAAACAAACACTTTAGGCATTACAATTCCTTTAATCGATAATTTTGTCAAAGTGATTGATGTCATATACAAACAACCTCATTTTGATAAGACACTATTTTATACTGGTAATGGTATTTCTATCCTCCTTTCACATTCATACGAGTATACACTTCTTGAAGATACTTTGAAAAATATGAACAATGTGAACAATAATTTACCTGTTGAAATTGTGTGCAATGATCTTATTACTCCTATAAATGATGTTAAACAAATTATTCAAAAATATAAATTTGGTTTTAAAATAGACATACTTAATTTGGGTGAAAACGATCAGAACATAACTGAACCTAATATGTTCATGGGCATTGTTTTCAGTAATTTTGAAAAAGGAATGATCATAAAACCAGGAGTATTATTCATTAACCATCAACCGGTTCATTTGATTGATAAATACATTCATGAAGGATCAAATAGTTTAATGTACTATCCTTCACATGAAAAATCAAGTTATCTCGACAATATTGACCTAAACATTCTCAATAAAATTTGTCAAAATCTTAATGTAGAGACCTATAATTTTGATCAGGTGTATATTAACTGCTCTGGAGTTATCTTTTTCAATAAAATGGATACCGACTGTTTGAAAGTATTAGGCTTAATGTGTGAGCTTATTAAAATAAATAGACATGTCTCTTGTAATGTAAATATTATTAATATTGTATGTGACCTAATTTATAATAATAATAAAAGTAAATTAAACAAGCAGTGTAACCTGTATGGATATATGGACAGTGTGTTTAATGGTTTAGGTGTTTATTATAGTGATCAAAATACTAAAGAAATAGAGATTTGTGTGTTACAATGTCCTATATCTCAATCTAAAAACAAAAATTTGATAACAATTGATTGTGACGAAAAAGAACTAAAAGTTCATAAAGATACATCAGATACCTATTTTAAATTTTCAGGAAAGTTTGCTGCTAAAAAAACACCCAAAAAGCTTAACAAATGTTTACAATAAATATAAAACATCACAACATTTACAAAGAAACATGTAAACATATAATGAAACTATGTTTGTGTTCAAATTTGTTATTTTTTATTAATCATAATAAGAAACATAACAAATCTAGTATGCAGCATTTAACACATAATTTTACTAGTTTACATTTTTCATCAGTTCTTTCTAAAAAATGTTACAAGAATACATATCGCAATAAAGCAATAAAAACGATATATTGTGGTCGTAATAAATCTAACATTAATTCATATCACACAGTAAATAAAATTCAACCTACACACAAACAACATATATACCAAGAGTTTATGAGAAATATGGATATTCCGTTTGTAATTGGTATCGGACCTGCTGGAACTGGTAAAACTCATTTTGCATGTAAAATTGCATTAGAGCAGTTAGATAACAAAAACATAAAAAAAATTATTATCACAAGACCCACTGTATCTGTGGGGCAAAATATTGGGTTTTTGCCTGGTGATATCGAAGCTAAGATGACTCCATGGTTGATTCCATTATATGATAATTTTGTTAAAAGTTCCAATGATAATAAACTGATCAAATCATACATCCATAACAATTTTATAGAAATTTGTCCTTTGTCTTATATTCGTGGTAGAACTTTTGAAGATTGTTTCGTCATAGCAGATGAGATGCAAAATTCTTCCATTAATGAAATGAAATCCCTTATCACCAGAATGGGAAGCAATAGTAAGCTTATTGTCAATGGTGACCTTCATCAAAGTGATATTACCGATAGTATTAATGGTTTAGACCATTTAATGTCGCTAATTCAAAAAAAAAATCTGAATCTAAATCTAAACATGATTCAATACATAGTTTTTGATCAAAATGATATCAAAAGAAGCGAATTTGTAAAATATATGATAGATCTTTATGAATAAATAGTAATTAAGTGTCCTTCTTTTTTACGATCCGCTTCTTTACAACAACCTTCTTCTTAGCTTCTGGTTCCGTTTCAGGTACTGCTTCAGGTACTGCTGCTTCAGGTACTGCTTCAGGTACTGCTGCTTCAGGTACTGCTGCTTCAGGTACTGCTTCAGGTACTACTGCTTCAGGTACTGCTGCTTCAGGTACTGCTTCAGGTTCATCTTCTTCATTGTCTGAATCTGAATCTGAATCTGATACAATATTACTTTTTCCTACAAGAGTTTCTGTTGACTTTTCAGATTCTTGAATTTTTGTTGCACTGAACATATTTGTAAGTTTTTTCTGAGTATCGTCATCATTAGATAATGATGATACACTGTTATTGATCATATCTTCTTCAATATAACGAATTGAAAACCCACTAATTTTATTAGGAGGAATTACTTGAATCTGTTCAGCTTTCCATGACATACCAAACTTCCCACCAGCAATCCATATACCATTACATTTCATAATGACAACCATTCTAGAGCCTTTCGTCTGAATTTCATTTGGATCAATCAGTTCATTACTTTTGTTGTACATTTCAAATTTATATTTTCCATCTACATATGGAAGCTTACACTTCAAACGAGGTGGCCATTCTGTGCTAATTTCTCCATTCTTATCCTTAGGATATTTAATCATCGTTGTATACAATGCTTCAATTACCTCTTTCGACGGATACTTCTTACGAAACCAATTTTGTTGATACTCGTATCCTTTCGAAACATTTGATTCATCTAAATTACGCATCAATGTAAAGAATTCCATAATATTTGGTTTATCATTCATACCATTAAAGGATAGCTCAATGGTATGAGTTTCTGTATTGCTATCTTCATTTTTATAAACATTAATTCCAAAGGGACAATAACACAAAGGAGTCTGAATACGAATTGGTGATTTTTTGAATGACACATAAATCATCTTCCCACCATTTTCAAGTTTTCGAGGCTCGTCGTACAATATCTTTTCAACATCCAGTTCTTTAGGGAAGATAATAGCGTTGTTAGAAGAAGCCATGGTTAATATGAGAGTGTAAATGTATATAAAATGAGTATGTCTTATTCTTTAGGTAAATAAACTATAAAATCAATTTTTTTTTTCCAATTTAAAAAATTTCTAAAATGTAGCAAAATCATAAACATTTTTAGGATGTCTTTTTTTCAACAAACCTTTTCTAAATGTTGAAAATTTACCAAACAATTCATTCAATGCATCTTTATCTGACTGTTCTATAGGTTCAATGTATTCATAATCTATGTAAATAGATATCATATCTTCTTTTATTGGATTCTTTACGCAGTTTTTTTTAATATCATAAACGGCGTTCTTAAAACATACCAAATGTTCTTTTTTATCAAGTTTTGAAATAAATTCAGGATCATAAAACAAATAAAGACATTCTTTACAAATAGATTCTTTAAAATTAACATTTTTCAACTTATCGATGATACTATTCGCTTTTTGAATATCATAAGTGATCTTTTTCAGGATAACTTCATTCTTTTCCTTTTCAGATTTTAAATCATTATTATTTAATTCATTTTTTACAATATATTCTTTTTCAATAAGAGCTTTTGTGAAATTCTCATAATGACCTAAAACAGTTTTTGAAAGTTCGTAATACGGACCTTCTTCTATTTGTTTCCATTTAAGTCCATCGTACTTAAACCACAATTTATTTTTCAATCGAGCGGATACATAATCATCTTTATAAAGATAGAAAATAACATTTGCAATGTCACATAAAGCGCCGTCTAAACTAACTTCGATAAGGATATTTAAATTTTGATCATCTTTCATTTTGATTAATTCCTTATTTTATTATTTACATTTTTTTCTTTTAAATACAATAATGGTTGGTGTTTTGTCAAATGAAGTGACTATTGCCTTTTTTACATTTATGTCTATTAGATATTATTTACCTAATTTTATTTTAGAAAAACCCACTACGTTATGGGCAGCATTTATATTATCTTCATGTTACGCATTATCAATTTATATTAGAAAACACCATAAACTAATCTCTGAATTTATTGGTATGTAAACTGTTTTTATATAACAAGAAAATACATTGTTATGAATGAAATAGTGGATAATGTTATCAAAGCGGTATTATTCCTATTAATATTTTTTTTTAGTTGAGAAATTTGGGCGTTATTGAGCTTTTCATTTGATATACTATTATTGTTGTTTACTATTCCTCTGTTTTCTATAAGCAACCCTATATCGTTTAGTACACGATTAAATATAACATCCGCACTGAAAAGATCACTTACAAGATCCATTACAAGATCATAATAAGAAAAGTTGGGATTTAATGTTTTACAAACACCTTCCAATGTGCTTATCGTTTTGAACATTAACACCATATTAGAATTCAATATGAATGGAATATCGTTAGGATCAATGTAACTATCCTTGTCAAATCTACTTATCAATGTTTTGTAATTAAGATCGGTAATGTATTGTAAAACATTACTGACTACTTTAAACAGTATTACATATTCATTATCATTAAGACTGTCAATACTTTTTGAATTTGTTTCTAATGCGAACAATATATCATTTTCCAATAATATATTCATTATTTTTTCAACATTTCTTTCAACAAAAGCTCCGCATAAATCTCGCAAAACGAATATAAAGTCATCATCGTACTTTTCGATAATTCCGAAATCATATAATATTATAGTTCCATCTAAAGAGACAGATATATTTCCAGGATGAGGGTCAGAATGTAAATAACCATTCACTAGTATCATTCTAATGAATGAACTCATAAGACTTTTTGATAATTGTACACTATCAATGTTACATTCTTTTAGTTTTTCGATATTATTTATTTTGATACCAGGTATATATTCCATTACTATGATATTAGAGCTTGTATATTTAGAATACACTCGTGGTATTTTGATAAAGTCGTTATTTGCAAAAATATCAGAGAAAATATGAATATTTGACATTTCATTTTTAAAATTTGTTTCTTTTAATATATTCTTATAACATTCGTTGATTATCAAATACATATCATTAATTATCCTAAGGTCAAGTTTATTTAAAATTCTAAACAAATTTGATATACATTCAATTTCAGAAACAATATGCTCTTTTATGTTAGGTCTTAGCACTTTAATAACGACTTTTTTCATTTTATTGGACTTTAATGTACCTAAATGAACCTGACCGATCGACGCAGCGGCTAATGGGATTGGATTTATGGAATGAAATACTTCATCCAATGATTCGTTAAAATCATCGTAAAATATGTCATTAACCTTGTTAAAAGAAAATGAAGGGACATTATCCTGTAAATCATCCAATTCTTTAACAATATATTCAGGAAACATATCCGGTCTCGATGACACAACCTGACCCAGTTTAATGTAAGTTGGTCCCATTTTTAGTATTTCACGCTTTACCCATTTACCTGTCTCTGATGTTTTTTCTGATTTCATTAATTTAAAACCAACTTTCAATGTAAAATTTATGGTTTTACCATATAGTTTAACATCTTTAATCAATGTTTTTTGCATTGTAATAATTTTTAAAATGAAAATATTTTTTTATAAATAAGATATAATATTTTTTTATAAATAACATATAATATTTTGTTGTAGATTATAAAATGCATCTTCTTACTATTTGTAGTAACACGCAGCACAACTATTCACACCCACATGATAAAGCCGAAAAGAAATTCACAAATAAAAAATTTAAACAAGCGCATCTGAAAATTAATAAGCATTATAAACTTGTCACGACTACCTTAACTGAGTTTGAAAAGAAAAGATTTGATCGTTTGAAGAAGTCTGTAAGTTCGTTTAATAAAGACTTGAAAGAAATTGACGACTTTTCTAGAGATATGATACAAAAATTAAGAGATGATTCAAAAAAAATAGTAGAGGAAGATGAAACTCCTGAGAATAATCAATCAAATGAAAACACAACATCTGATGATATACAAAATTTACATAATAAATTTTTTGAATAATTTTAGTTACCGATATAAGTGTCTAACTCTTCTTCTGGGTCACAATATGATCTTTGTTCCCATCTATTTTCTAAAACTTCCCTCCATTGATGACAAGATTGTTTATAAGTTGGTGGTGTTATATTGGCATTAAAAGTCGGTTCATACAAAACATCACCATCATCATTCCATCCATAGACGATACACCCTCTTATTTCGTCATATTCTCTTTCTTCATGCATATTATTTTCATCTGTTTTCGATGTATCAAACTCAACAGGATGAGTGATGAATATATTATACTTGGTATATACTATACACTTAGCAGAAGTCAAAGTTATATTGCTTTTCCGCATTAGTTTTAAAACTTCTTGTGCAATTGAAAATCTTTCAGTTAATGATGTCGTAACGGGTGACATGTTGTATTTCAACTCTTTTAAAATGTATTTTTTCATATTGATTAAATTTGTATCATTTTTCTTTATTTCTTTGACAATTTCTTCTTTGACAATTTCTTTTTTGACAGTTTTTTTTTTCGGTGTATCATATATATTTTCGTTTTCATTTAAAAACGATTCCGCTCTTTTTGATTCACTTATACTAACAACCCTTCTGTTTCTTTTATTCATATACTTATGAATCAATTTTCTTAAATTTTTTAACTCAGCTTCGTCATTCACATGTGGTCTGATTTTTGCTATAATCTCATTAACTAAGGATCTCCTAATTTTTTTTTCATAGTGAATAGACAATCTAAAAAAATTCTCCACTGTTTCATTCATTTAAAAAAAGTTAAGATAATGATATTTATTTTTTTTTTCTTATAAAATGTTCACACAAGATCAAATTTTATTTGATATTAAATATAAAACATGAAACAGTTCCTTATTAAATACTTCGAAACAGAAAAAAGAAAAGCGTTGTTACCCTTTTTATTGGTTGAAATTATGAAAATGGTTTTGGGATATATGTTGAACAATAAACTAAGTCAATCTAAAGCAGATTCTATCTTTTTGTTTAGCAACATAATATTCTTATTTTTACATTACTCTCTTGATATAATAATAGCAAAGGATGTACATGACCCAATAAATTGGTATATTGGATCATTCAAGACCAACGCTATATTCTTTAAGTATGTGGTTTCATATACCATATCATACATTACTTCAGAAACAATTACCGAATACATAAATCGATTGTTTATCCGCCATAATTTTATGATTACCAAAAAAAGTGAGAACAATGTAATTATAATAAGAACAGTTGTTAATCTTATATTGAATTTGTTGATATTTTATCATCTTAAATTTAAATGGGCTTTATCAGTTAGCAAAAACGTAACGATAGATATTATTGTAATGTTTTGGACATCTATACTCATTATACTCTACATGATATTCAAATCTATCAACAATTTAGAGAAAAAGATTTGCGATAAAAATGACACTATTTAACGACTCGTAACAATATCCGCAATTTTGCTTGCTGATGTAATCCAAATGATACTAATACATGTAAAAATTACCATCATGTAAGGTATCATATTTATAATACTACCGTACATTAATATCATAAACTGTAGTATCAACGAAGTTCCAGACTTTCCAACTGGGTTACTCAGTAAATCTATAGTGGCTTTTCCTTTTGTTTTTACATCATCATCCATATACATATATGTGATCTCTTTATTAGGATCAAAGAATGCATATTTTATTGATTTTGTAACAATGGTAATTATAGCACCATATATTATGATAATATACGAATTATTAGTTGTTAAACTCATAATGAAAAATGTTACACCCATCAAAGACATTAATATCGGAGTTATCATGATAGTTACCTTATAAGGAATGTATTTCAATACAAAACTACTAAGAATCATTGTAAACATACAGAATATACCCTTGTAAGTTGATATACTTCCCATAAGTTTTGAGTAATCACTTGGATTATGATAATATTGATGAATGTTATACTTCCACACGGTGTCAATCAAATTACTTGCACTACCATAACACGCTAACAACATGACCATATACATTACAAATGGTATTGTCAAAACTTTTTTAATGCTCTCAAACACAGACACATTTGATTTTTTTGGGGGTTTGAAATCAATATTGTTGGTTATGGAATAATTACGAACCAGTATCTCATAACAAAGCGTATGTATTATTCCAAATATAAAGACTATAATCATTAACGATTGTACATTCAAAATCCAATCGTTTCTATACATATCTCCTAAATAGCGTGTGATGATTCCACACAAAGTTAATGAAATGTTTGATATAAATCCAAATAAAGGGTAGATTATTTTTGCGGAATCCTTTTTTACATAATTGTTGGCAGTTAACCAAAATAATAAAGTAATTATTGTAGATCCCCATATCGTTGATAGTGCGTAAAATAACGCAGATACCCAATTATTCAAAATCAACAAAGGAGTTTTATATACAGACAATGTTAACGAAATATTTGAAAATGGTGACAATATTCCTTGAATAGGATATAAAAAATATCCAAGTATCATGTAGGTTGAAAAAACACTTAAATACATGATACGATAGATACGATCTTGTTTCAAATTAATATTGCAAAGTTTTGTAAAAAAACACATAAATAGCACTGATAATGGAAAGTTTACCCATGTTTTCATGAACGGAACTGCTTCGGCTCCACATGATGTTATCAACAAAACATCCTTCAGATCTCTAACAATAGTATATACACCTAAATTAGAAAAACACATCCCACCCAACAAAACATGCTTTATGTGTTCATTGTTAGACATATTGCTTTTAACAAAATTAACATTCATCATAGGTTTTTGCACTACACACCTCATGTGATTCCTCGACTTATACACATATTTACTTAAAGAACGAGGATATGTTTTCAATCTGAGTAGTGTTTTGTTGTTATTAACGATTGAAGTTACAGTGAAAGGTTTCAACATAGATAAATCAATATTTAAGAATAGGTAGTGAAATATTCACATTTTTTGTTTAAGTAATTGTTTTCGATTTTAAATGAACGAGCTTCTCATGAATATCCATCAACATGTAAATGAGATGGTTATAGATTTCATAAAACAACATTTAAATAACGAACTCAAAAAAATAGAAGTTGAATTTGACATATCACATGAAGATTTAGAAAGAGTTTTGAATCTGAATACAGATCTTTATCAAAACTCAATTTGCAATGCAACTACATCGTTGGGAAGAAAATGTAAATACAAAACACATAACGGTGATAAATATTGTATTAAACATAAAAGACTGATAAATTTAGATAAAAATGGATCAACCCGATGATTGTTCAAAAAAAACAATTAAAAAACCAAGGACAGATGCACTTGACAAATTTACCCCTATTGTGTATAATTGGATGTCATTAGCACGAGATGAAATCGCTCAAGATACATTTCATAGCATACAAGAGATGGATATGTGTTTAACTGAAAGTTTGAGCAATGCTATTGTCGATTTTCATAAAAAAGAGACTGACTTAAAGAAGTTAAAAAAGGTTTGAGTTTTTTTTCTAAATGAGCACTTATAATATTTAGAAATAGTATCGAAAAGTCACTGTTTAATGTATTATCAACATGTTTCTGGAAAGTTATTTAAATAAGTGAACTGTTTTTTTCATAAAATTGTGTGATGAAGTTACACGAGTATGCAAAGAAGGTGTTTTCTCAAAACGGAGAAGATGGTATTCTTTAGCATATTTTCAAGATAATCGGTACAACGAACAAAAAGTGCATTGAGATTTGCGCAGGTGCCGGGTACGAATGCAATACCGCCAATTTGATCATTCACCATGGTTTTACTGGATTGTTGTTTGACGGACAGCTCAACAACGTGATACAAGGCAGATCATTTTTTGCATAAAAAAAGGTTGCACATAATGTGGTGTTTATTCACAAGTGGATGGATAACGCGAAGTAACATTCATGAAGATATTATTCGTGAAAATTTTCAAAACGAAATTGATCTACTATCTTTAGATATGGATGGGATCGATTATTGGATATTGAAGTCACTATGTATCGATACGCAACTGATCTTACCACGTGTGATTGTCCTTGAATATAACGATATTTATGGACCAGAACGATCGATAACCGTTCCCTACCGACATGACTTCGATGGATGGACTGACAATTGGGGTGGTCCAAACTATTGTGGAGCGTCCCTAATGGAATTCGTTCGCTTGCTCAAAAAAGAGTATAAGTTCGTTGGTTGCAACGAACACGGATTCAATGGGTTTTTTGTGCGAAGGGATATCAATGGATTCAATGAAGTAGACGACGTTGAAACGGAATGTTTCCATTTTCCCAAAGTTCAGTTTGGTATGAAATATAGGTGGCCTCGTGTTGAAAATCGAGAATGGGTTTATGTTTAACACCTAAAACAAATATCCACAAACAAATGGGACAATGGAGTTTAAAGATATTGACTTTAAGAAATTAAAAAAAAAAATTGAATACAGGTTATTTTTTTCTAAACGATCACTTATAATATTTTAAAATATAATTAAAAAGTCACTGTTTAATGGAGTTTCAATATTCTTCTGGAAAGCTTGACATTATAATGGGTTGTATGTTTAGTGGTAAAACCTCTGAATTATTAAAAAGAATAGACAAAACCAAACTTATTTACGGTGATAATGTTTTGATTATCAATCATAAATCTGACAAAAGATATGGTGAAGAAAGTGGTATATATTCGCATAATAATTATTTTAAAAGTTCGACAAGCTGTAATCAATTACATGAAGTGATAGAAAGCGATGCTTTTAAAAATGCAAAAGCTGTTTTTATCGATGAAGCACAATTTTTTGATGATTTAAATATATTTGTTTATCATTGCGTAGAAAAATTAGATAAGTGGGTTACTATTTGTGGTTTAGATGGTGACTTTTTGCGAAATAGGTTCGGACAATTAATAGATCTTATTCCTTTAGCCGATTCTGTTATAAAACTAAAAGCTTTATGTTTAAGATGTGGAGACGGTACCGATGCTTTATTCTCAAAAAGGATTATTAAAAAACAAACCAATAAAAACGATTCGGTAATATTGGTTGGGCATAAAAGTGATTACGAATCTGTTTGTAGGTATCATTACAATAATTGACTTTATTTCTTATAATCGATTTAATTTTATTTTCTTTTATTAACAATGGATATTGTCATAGATTCTATAAATAAACACAACTACGAATTACAACAACAAATATGGGATAATGAACGATCAAAACATTTTTTGCACAAATTTAAATTAAAATTAGATGTTTTAGAAAACAATTGCTCATCATATGACGATAAATTGTCTATACAAAACACAATCGATCTAATAAAGAATGAATGTGATTCCATTCTGTCGGAGAAGGATTTATATTATACGAAGTTCGGAATAGAAATATATAAAAAAGCAGTTGAATATGCTGACACTTTGTTTCATAAGTTAGAAACGAGACTCGTCGATATCGATTCCTTAGATGCACAATTTTTAGGTACGTTTTCATTAGGCATAAAAGATGAAAAAGTCAACTTAAGTATTGATGATCATAAAGAACTCAACCAATTACATTTACATCATAATGATTTACATGAGAATAATAATACACAATCCATTTCAAAGTTACAACAAGAAATATTAAAACTTTATTATAAAAAGAAATATGGTGATTCACATAAATGTATGAAGGATATTGATGTTTATAACAGTAAACATTTCAATAAATGGTTTAATAATGCATCAAAGCGACCTACACGATATATAAAACCTGATCTAGAAAATGAATATGATCTACGACAATATTATGAAAATAGATTTAATGATAAATATAAGAGAAAAAAAGATACAAACATATTTGAATCATACCATTTCAAAAATTGGATAAAAAACAAACAGAAACTGTTAACTGGTGTGAATAATGAATTGATAAAACGATATTCCAAATAGAAGAAGCAAAAATAACTTAATTTATTTTTTTAATCAAATCATCTATATCGTGGTATAACTGTGTCAATTTTATATTTTTTATTAAATGATCATGTTTTAATTGTATTTCTGTTTCATCCATATTTTTTGGATTTTCAAATGTACTGAAATGAGGTTCTATTTTGATCACAACGATATTAGTAGAAGGGAATGCTGTTTTCAAAGATGAATATTCATGCGGAAAGCGATAATCTGAAATAACTATATTTATATGAGGTGATATACTTTTTATAATAGAGTCTATCCAAAAAGACCTTTTAATATTGGGTAAAATTTTTTGTAATTCATACTGTCCAACATGTGTTCCCATAAACTTCATCATTTCTCTGGGTGTAATACCGTATGTATGATTTATTTCATCTTTGCGATGATCTTCTAATTCACTTGAGGAGACATCGAACATAACAGATACTATTTTTTTAAGTTTATTTGATATTTTGAAATGTTCATAATGGTATTTGTTTTGTAAATAATTTGCTACTGTGTCTTTTCCACAACGTGATAATCCGTTAAGTAATAAAATCATAACAATAAAACTATCGAGGTATAAATATATATTTACCTATTTTATTTTTCTTTAAATTGGAACTTAGGAAGAATAGAACCTACGGATGTGGACGATGCGTCATTTAAAAGAGTCCCTATGAGAGCAGATTGGACTTCGACAGGATTTACATTACATTTCTTTTTTGAATCAATACTGCATACAGGTGGTCTTCGTTCAGGCATCTTCCACAATTGATCATGACGGAGTATCATGTCGTCATACTCATGAGCTAAAGTTTCTTTTTTTTTATTACGGTTACATTCATATTCCATTTTATTTAAATTGCGTTGATGGTTTGAGATAGAAAGTTTGTTCTGGTCATCCAATTCTTTTTGAGTTTGACAACGATTACGAACATTTTGTTTATTATTTTCTACATCTTCCGATTGAACATATTCAGATTCGTCAACCAATTCACCGTCATCTTCAATAGCTTTCGGTTTAATATTTTCAGATGTATTTTTTAATGAATTTAAAATTTTCAAAGTAGTATTTTCAATAGTATCTTCAATGTCCGACGGATTCGTACATTCAAGTCCTTTAGTTGTGCCGTTGTGTATGTTATAAACAGTTGGTCGGTTGATAATATATTGAACTTTATTGTCTTTGTCATAAAGTTCAGTTTTAGATGTTTTAGATGTTTTTGTAGACTCTAGTGTAGATTCAATATGGCTATCTTCTTCTTCTTCAGTCGAGTTTTCGTAATCTTGTTTGTTTAAAGTTTCTTCTTTGTTTACATCCTTTCTTGCTTCCTCAACAAGTTTATCGTAATCTAAATGATCATTATTAGAAAGTAATATTTGTTCTGCTTCTGGAAACAAAAACAAGCGATAATTTTTGGGCTCTTTAACTAATAAGGTATCGAGTTCCGCTAGACTCATATCATTTGATCTTATTTTGTTAAAACATCTAAAAAGCTCATCTTGTGAAGGTTCTTTTCCGATTTGTGTTTTAAAAATCCCGATGATGTTTGCATATAATACAAAATCCTCATTAGAATAAGGTTTAGGATCTTCTACACTGTCCTTAAATTTTTCTATCATCTTATTTTTTTTGTTAATTTGTTGTAAGTTTAAACGATAAATATAAGCAATAACAATAAACATACAAAATATCAAAGAGATTTGTAAAATATGTTTCCACATTTACATTTATTAAATATAAAAAAAAATGCGTTCGGAAAGTTTTTAATCAAAAAATAGCCGATTTTTAGGAGGTTAAAAATCTGGTACCGATGCTCATACTTTGAATCTCTTGCATTAATAATTTGCTTGCGAATGGTATCCTTACTTCTGCAAAATTTATTTTATTTGAACAGTTATAGCATTTGTATTTTTTACGATCTGGGTTTACATTAGCTGGACGATTACATTTTTTGCAAACAAATATACGGTAGTTGTCAGAACATTCCATGAAACGCTCTTTCAGGAAGAACATAGTGCCATGTGCCCAGTTACACTCAACTTCCATTTCTCCTAAACGCAAACCACCATCACGGGCTCTTCCTTCAGCGGGTTGTCGAGTGAGAAGAACAATAGGACCATTGCTATTTCTGGAATGCATTTTATCACAAACCATATGCTTTAGTCTTTGATAATAAGTAGGGCCCATAAATATTTTAGTGTTCATTTGTTCACCTGTTCGACTGTTATATAGAATTTCGTTGCCATTTTTTTCGAAACCGCATTCGTTCTGCAATATATTTGCCATTTCGTTTACATCGATATTTGTAAATGGTGTAGAATTACCAAATGCACCTAATACAGTTCCTGCTTTACCCATGATAGTTTCAAATAATTGTGCGATTGTCATTCGGCTTGGAATGGCATGTGGGTTGATAATAATATCGGGAACGAGACCATCTTTGTTAAAAGGCATATCTTCTTGTCGATACATCATTCCAATAGTTCCTTTTTGTCCACTAGTTGAACTTAATTTATCTCCAATAGTAGGCTGTCTAAAATCTCTAACTTTTATTTTTGCGAAATTATAACCTTCTGATGATGTATTCTTAAAATATTTATCATGGGCACATTTCATATCAATATATCCACACTCATTGTTTTTAACCACCACACTATGATCTTTATTCAAAAATACAGAATTTTGTATCTTTTGTGGCATATATTTACCAATCATTATATCACCAGATTGAACAAACACATCTTCACCTATAAATCCGTCATCTTCTAATTTTTCATAATTAAAAGGTCTTCTGATGTTTATATCGCTTTCATTGTCAATTTTACAAAAGATCTCCTCTTCACCTGTAGATAAGTTCTTATTACATTGTTCTTTATAGGTTCTGTAAAATGTAGAATTGAACAATCCTCTCTCTACAGAGGATCTATTTACCATAATAGAATCTTCTTGATTAAATCCAGTATATGCTGCAATAGCGACAATAACATTTATTCCACACGGCATGTTACTTGAGTTCAACAATTTTTGCATGTTTGTTTTTATAAGAGGCTGTTGGGGATAATTCAACACATGACCGAGTGTGTCTAATCTTCGTTGATAATTCGTTGCATAAATACCAATCGCTTGTTTACCCATTGCAGACTGGTAACAGTTTCTTGGAGATTGGTTATGATCAGGAAAAGGTATATTACTTGCAAGAACACCGAGAATAAGAGAAGGATGTATCTCCATATGTGTATACTTAACAGGTAAATTGACACCTTTTTGAACTCTATTCAAATCTTTTAAATTCATTCCAATCATACTTGAGTTTTGCTCCTCTACATCCAAAAACTCCACAAGAGGTTCTTTAAACTTTTCTCTCAACTCGGGATCAGTAATCGTATTTGGACTAACGATATTTTTCCATATAAGTTGTCCCTTTAACAATGCAAGAACATGATGTTTATTAAACACCAACTTGTTATTTTTAACTATGAATAATGGTCGAACACATCGCCCACATTCTGTTGAAATGTTTATAATGTTATCAGTGACACTCCATGCAATACTTGTGTAGATATTAATTATGCCATTGCATTTATAACTCTTGAGCTGATAAAAGAGTTCACTGGGATTAAGATGAATTCCAACAAAATCACCATTAATAATAATTTTTGTATGACTGTACATCTTTTCAAGATCGTCTCTATCGTTATAAATAATAGTTCCTAATTCTTTGACATGTTGTCTGACATTTCGTGAATCAGATGCGATTGTAATTTTTGTAGAGATTGCGAGATTTTTTACTAAACCAACAGAACCTCCTTCTGGAGTCTCTGCTGGACAAATAATACCCCATTGTGTATTGTGTAGTTTTCTTGGTTGGATCAACTTTCCTGATTTCTCCATAGGAGTGTTTATTCTCCTTAAATGAGACAATGTTGCATTATAAGTCAATCTGTTCAACACTTGCGCAACACCTTGCTTTACATTTCCATTTTTTATACCCCAATTACCAGTTGCTAGTGCATACTTCAAACCAGATTCAATAGTGCTTATTTTTACGACTTTATATACATTATTTTTGTTGATAAGATTTGTGATATCATTGGAAGATTTCCAACATCCAGTATTTAACTCTTTTACAACAGAATTTTTAATATCTTTAACCACCCTTCCATAGTATTGACGAAACAAATTAGCCATCATAATTCCAGGCGTATCTACACGTTTGTTCAAATACGAATCTCGATCATCCATATCGGCAATTCCAATAAAACATTTTAATAGCTTATTTGTCATATATCCCAGATATAAAGCTTTCTTAGCTAAATCAGGACCAACATGCGGTAGAAAATCGTGTCTTAAAATATCCATTATTATGGATAATCTTTTGTTTTTGTTTAGTACAATCTCTTTTGGATAACCCGATATATTCAAATTACGACTCAGATATTCAAGAGCTTTTGCATGTGTAGTTATATTATTAGCTTCTTCAATACTACCTTTCAGTTGATTGACTATCATCTTTCCAATCTCACTTGTAGCATCCAACGTCACATGTTGTACAATATCAAGATCACTCTCAATTCCCAATGCTCTAAATAACACAAATAATGGAATATCAACACGAATGTGATGCATATTTGACTTAATATAATATCCAAACTGTGTAGGCTTCGATGAAAGCTTCAAAGAAGTTAGCTTGGGAGGACCAAAGTTGTTATCAGGAACAGATCTAATCTCAGCCACATGAGAGAATTGAGATAACTTATTATCAAGAAACACATAAGTTTTATTTTCAGCAATACGATCATGACTGATCACAACCTTCTCATTTCCATTTATAATAAAGTATCCTCCGAAATCATACTTACATTCGTCACTGTTTATGTTCTTCATCATAGGATTACTCAGATTACAATAATTAGATCCTACCATTATCGGAATCTTACCAATACATATATTCTTCATCGTCTTTTTGGCAGTATGTAAAACACCATTATCATACCATTTACAGTTTATATGGAATGTTACATATATAGATGAAGAATAACTGAAGTTTCTTTGTCTAGCTTCATGTGGCATCATTACTTTTGTACTTCCATTCTTTTCAAATATGGTTGGTTTAGTAATAGAAGGTTCTACAACATCAATCTCAATATTATACTCAAATGCATCTAAATCCTGAGAAAACTTATGGAAGATTTCTATCGTATTAAAACCATTAATGATTTGTTCCAATTTGTTTAATATGAAATCGTTGAAAGATTCCACCTGATGAGTTATTAAAGCCTTCCCTCCATTGTCTTTAAAATAACTCTCAATTACAGTCCATGTATACTTTTCAAACTCATCAAAATTTAATATGGATGTATGATCGTTATAATTTGTCATTTGGTAATAGTTGATGTGTTGTAGCTTACTGTATGTGTAAACTAAAATTGGTGTTTTTAAATAAGAATATACATGACTTAAAAATCTTAAAGTAAAATCAATTTTTTTTAAAATTAACAGATCTACAAATATGTGTTTGTTTGTTTAAAAAATATTCATAAATTGTAACACAATAATATGAATGATAATTATGAATATAGTGCAACAAATATTCAAACACAGAATGAAGATATAATATTAACAAGTTCTTTACACAAATTACTTGATAAACTGGCAAAAAAAGGTTGTTTAGAAATGGTTTTTAGTAGATTTCCATATTACAATACGAAGTTACAATGTAAAAGATTGGCTATACAATCACAAGAAGGTAATTGTGTTGCATTTTCCTATTATATGAAACATTTATTAAAAAAACACAAATTAAAAAGTTTCATAGTTGGTGCCAAAGTTCCACCAAAATTCTCTAGAGAAGGCTACAAAGATATTAATCATTCAAGTGTTGTATTTCCTTTTGCAAACGGTATTGCGTTATTCGATACGGCATTTTACTTCCACAAAGCCATTATTTTAAACAAGCAAAACAATTATGAAAATTGCCACACATTTAAAAATGTTTACACAAAATCCAATGATGTATGGTGTTTTAAACTAGCTGATGATAAGATAACAGTAAATATAAATGGATTTGATGTTGATGCGTATTACAACATTAAAGAACTAACAAATCCTTATAAATCAATTACAATACATACTAATAAAGCAGATAAAACAGTTTTTCGATGCGAGGTTGATAAAAACTTTATTTCAAAATTCTATTACAAAATAAATCTTAAGAATAACATTCTTAGTGTTAACTCAACGACTCAATATCATACAAATATAGATCTAAACTCTTTTCTAAATACAACACAACAAGTTAAAACAAAACAACTAAAAACATGGATACTAAGTTTGAAATTATCCAAATCTCAAAAAACAAAAATGTTTATTGATATTTTCTCATTTATAAAACTTAATAAACTGACCTAATAAACTAAAACCTATAGTGAATATTAAAATATTACAGAATCTTCAAAGTCTAATAAACACTCTTCTTCCTCATTACACTCTTCTTCCTCATTGCACTCTTCTTCCTCATTACACTCTTCTTCCTCATTGCACTCTTCTTCCTCATTACACTCTTCTTCCTCATTACACTCTTCTTCCTCAGCATCCTCAGCATCCTCGTTAAAATCTTTTTTACAAATCGGACATTTTGCATTCATTTTAAACCATTTATCAATACAAAGTTTACAATATATATGATTACATATAGTTTTTACAAAAACGTTATCATGATTTTTCTCATTACATTGTTCTAAACATATAGCACAAGAGATGTCTTTTTCACAAGATTGTGTAACTGCATTTAAATTAATAACACTATAAATGTCAGAGTATTCCTTTTTTAAAGGAATTAATACATCGCCACCATACATATCCTGTAATTGCAAGTTTGTTTCATAACTGTTTGGAAAATCGTCACCAAATAATAAAGGAAGTACATTCATAGTTTCATTTAGAGTTTCATTTACAGAAACACTTAAAGGTATACGTATGTTGCTATTTTGCATTGCATTAATAACTATCCGAGATGTTTGGTTATGATTATTATTTAAACCAAAAAATGTTCGAATATTTTGGTCGTCTTGATCAGAAAGAATAAACCTTCGTATTGTTTGATTCACATAGTTATTAGTCACAGAATGTATAAAACAATGCTCCAAATGATCTGTATACTCTTCGAAATGTATGTTCAAATTGCAAAGCTCACATGGAATTAGGACATGGTTATTCGACATTGTATAACATTTATATAATTTATATTTAGGTATTTCCTTTAACTAAAAGTATAGAAAATCAATTTAAACGATATCGGATAAGTTTATTTGTAAGTGTATATTTTTTGGTAATAACATATTCATAAATGTCAAAAACAAGTATATTGTTAGAATATTTAGAAATTCATAATGATTCAATAAATAAATATGGGATACAAACCGTAGTATTTATGGAAGTCGGTTCTTTTTTTGAGATTTATGCGGTTATTAATGATGATGAAAACATTGGTGCTGATATATACGAGATATGTAATTTATTCAACATTCAGGTTACCAAAAAGAACAAGTCGATTGAGAATGTAACACGCTCTAATTATTTAATGGCTGGTTTTCCGAATCATTCTTCACAGAAATTCATTGATATTATGGTAAATAACAATTATACTGTAGTGATTGTAGAACAAGTTACTCCACCACCTAAATCGATAAGAAGTGTAACAAAAGTTATAAGTCCGTCTACATATGTAAATGTTATTCAGAAATATGAATCAAATATAATGATGTGTTTTTATATGGAAAAAGTCAAATCTTTTAAAACCAAAATAGAGTATCATGTTTTGGGTTGGTCTTCTTTTGACGCATCAACAGGTATTTCTAATTGTACAGAAGTGACTTGTTTTACAGATGATAAATTATTGGTCGATGAGATTTATCGTATTATCCTCTCATATAATCCAAGAGAAGTCGTTTTTATAAGTGTCGAAGATAAGGACAATACATTCGATGGTACTAAATTTATATCTACATTAGATTTGACCAACTGTTGTATTCATAATAAGATACATCAAATGAGTAAACAGTACACCCAAATTAAATATCAAAACGAAGTGTTAAATAAAGTTTTTACAAATCATGGTATGTTATCCGTGATTGAGTATATCGATTTAGAATTCAAACCTTATGCGTTGATCAGTTTTGTTTATATGATTCAATTTATATTTGAACATGGTGAACAATTGTTGTTTAAACTGAAAAAACCCGTAGTAACATGTAAAGAAAATGAAAATACTATGATTATCGCAAATAATGCTCTAAGTCAGCTGAATATTATAGGTAAGGAATATAATTTATTGCAATGTTTAAATACATGCAAAACATCCGTTGGTAAGAGGTTTTTCAAAAAAACTCTGCTGAATCCTATTGTTAACATTGACGAATTAAACAGAAGATATAGTACTATTGAATGTTTTCTCTCGAATCTTAAATCTTTGAAAAAGATAGCTCTTAATCTTTCTAATGTTATTGACATAGAAAGAATGTTTAGAAAAATTGCATGTAATCAAATTCAACCATGTGAATTACATTGTCTTATTAATTCTATAATACATGTAAACGACATATTCGTTAATATTTATAAAATTAAAGATATTAGTGATAATGTTACCGACTTACAAGAATATGTAACTAAGAATCGTTATGATTTTTTCATTAAAAATATTAACGAACACTTAGATATAGACCTGCTAAGCAAATACAATATTGATAATATAAATGAAAATATATTCAAAAAAGGTGTTTACAAAGATATCGATGAACTCATACATCATAGATGTTTAATTTATGATAAACTAAATGAGTTGGTTACCTTTGTTGATAAAAAAACAGAAATGACTAATTGGCTAAAAAAGGAAAAAAATGATAGAGATGGGTTTCATTTCTTGATCACAAATAAACGATGGAAAACCCTACAAGATTATTTAGCAAAACAAGAGTTATGTGATGAAGTCAAACATTTGAACGCTTTGACTTTATTATCACAAAATGGCAGCAATATTCGTTTAAGTAGTGAATACATTAAATCGATGAACAACGATCTACAAAATTATAACGATAAAATTCAAAAAATGTTAGTTGTAAATTTTAAAGCTTTTGTAAATGATATCCATGATGTATATGGTAAAGTATGGTTTGATTCCATTGTAAAAATATTGGAAAAAGTAGATTTTTTCTTAGCTTGTGCAAAAAACGCTGAGTCACAATGCTTAACAAAACCAACCATTGTAAATGATAATAATGACGATATTAGTAGTTTTGTTGAATTAGAAAGTGTTAGACATTTAATTATTGAAAATGTACAGAAGGACATTGAGTACACACCAAATAACATTATGCTTGGCTCTAGATCCGCAATCAAAAACAAAGGGGTAGTTTTATTTGGTGTAAACGCATCTGGTAAAAGTAGTTTTATGAAATCAGTAGGACTCGCAATAATTCAAGCACAAGCAGGAATGTATGTACCTTGTAAAAGAATGAACTATAAACCATATAATCATATATTTACAAGAATTCAGTCATCGGATAATATCTTAAAGGGATTGTCTACATTTTCGAATGAGATAAGTGAATTACGAAATATATTCAAATGCATTACATGTAATAGTCTGGTCATTGGAGATGAATTATGTGCAGGTACTGAATCTATATCTGCGTTATCGATCGTAACAGCTGGAATAGAAACATTAGTGAATATGAACACGAGTTTCATTTTTGCAACTCATTTACATGAACTGAACGAACTTGCTCGAGTAAATAAAATGTTAGAATCATCAGACATAGCTATAAAACATCTAAGTGTAGAATATGATGAATTAAACGGATGTTTAGTTTATGATAGATCAATAAAAGATGGTCCAGGGTCATCGTTATATGGTTTAGAAGTTTGCAAAGCGATGAATATGAACCCTACATTCATTCATTTAGCCAATACAATAAGACATGAATTGCTTTCTCATACCGATTCTCATGAAATGGTAAGGCATAAATTGTCAAGATATAATAACAAGGTTGTTATTGATAGTTGTGGTATTTGTCATGATTCTAATAATGATTTAGAAACCCATCACATTAAATTTCAAAAAGATGCAAAAGAGAATGGTTTTATAGATAATAGATATCATAAGAATTCTAAATTTAATTTAGTTCCATTGTGTCAAAGTTGTCATAATAAGGTTCATAATAATGAATTAAACATTTATGGGTGGAAACAAACAACTAGTGGAATAAAATTACACTATCAAATTACACTATGAAATTTACTCAAAGAATATATTTTAAAAAAATTGAATTAGAGTTATTTTATTAATATTTTGTTAATAGAAAAGTTATTATCAAAAGATAATTATGTATTCGTGTAAACAAACGAGATCTGAACTATTAAAGATTTGTTCAGAATTTAAGATAAAGAGCTATACTTCAAAAAATAAAAAACAATTAGTTGATATTTTAAACAAACATAACAAAGATATTCAACATAACGAAGATATTCAACATAACAAAGATATTCAACATAACGAAGATATTCAACATAACAAAGATATTCAACATAACGAAGATATTCAACATAACAAAGATATTCAACATAACGAAGATATTCAACATAACGAAGATAATTATGAAAATGAAAATAAAGATATAATACTGATCCATAATGATTGTATGAACGAGATAGAAAAATTAAAGGAAAACAGTGTAGATTGCATAATTACGGATCCACCATATTTTATAGACAAACTTGATAACAAATGGTGTTCTTCTAAGATAAGTAATGACAACAAAAATAGTCATATAAAACATCTTCCAAAAGGAATGAAATTCGACAAGAACCAAGTAAAGAAATTATATGATTATTACTTAATGGTTTCAAAAGTATTGTATGAAAAATTAAAACCAGGTGGATACTTTTTATCGTTTTCGTCACCTCGTTTATATCACGCAATTGCTATGAGTTGCGAAGATGCTGGCTTTGAAATACGAGATATGATCAACTGGACATATACACAATGTATTCCTAAAGGGATGTCTGTGTTTCATGTTATTGATAAAATGGATATTAATGATCAAGAAAAATGTGATTTGAAAGGGGAATATAAAGATTTCAAAACACCTCAAATGAGATCTGTTTTTGAACCAATATGTGTGGCTATGAAACCGATTGGAAATCATACATTTATTCAAAATGAGATCATGTATAAAACAGGCTTGATAGACTTTTCTCAAAAAGTAGGTATTTATAGTGACCATGTTCCAGCAAACATAATAACTACAGAACACATATCGGATGCTTATGATAAGAATTTCATGATATCAAAGCCATCAAAAAAAGAAAAGGGAGAAAATAACACGCATATAACAGTTAAACCTATCAAATTAATGGAACATCTTGTTAAACTCTTCACAAAAAAGAATGCATTGGTTTTGGATCCTTTCATGGGAAGTGGAACAACGCCATTAGCATGCAAAAATAATGAAAGAAAATGCATTGGTATTGAAATGAATGAAGAATATTATCAAATTTGTAAAGAGCGTTGCAATGCGTCAGATAAGTCGTTAGATGTATCCTGATTTTCAACTAAAATTTTAAAAACATCAAAATATTCTTTTATTTGATCAGAAGTCAAACAAATATCATTATTATCAATAGAGTTTTTTAAATGTTTGGGAGTTGGAAACTTAGTTAATGTATCAATGAATATATAATTGTCTCTATATTTTGCTTGAATGGGAGGTTGTAACACCAAATTAGTAGATGTATTGTCATCCGTATTAGGATTTTTATGTCCCAATTGCCATAAATGTATAGGTACATCAATATAATCTGCTTTAATTATTGACTTAATCTTTTCAATTTCTTCATTTTTTTCCGAATTAGTTCCACCATATTTAAAGTTTTTCCTCATTTTAGGTTTGTTGGTTACATGATAAGGATAATCTACATAATATATTGATTTTTTTTTACTTGTTGCTATTCCCCATTGTTCATGTTTATTAAAGAGTTGAATACTGTCTTTGGTTTCAATATTAAATTTTTTTACAAACTCATTACAAGTGTCTCGATTAAAGTAATATTCTTTATAGTGAAGCATTGTAACAAGTGCCTTGCCGTTTTTTGACCCAATTGCAGGTGGTTTTAAAAGATTAACAGCGCAGAATTGTAAGAATTCATTAGGGTAACTAGAAGGTATCTCGACGATTTTCTGAATGTTTATTATGCTACGAATACTCATTTTTATTTTTATAATTATAACAATATTTTTGATAACTACTTCAATTTTTGAAAGAACATGAAAAAAATCGTTAACAAATGATATATTTTTTTTACACATTTAGACAATGTTATAAAAAAAGAAGATACTTAAGAACATGTTCAAGATGTATGTATTTAAATGTCTTTTGTTACACATATACATGCTCTTAAACAAATATATATGTTATTTAGCGATATACATAATGTACAAATAAGAAATGCTTTCATATTCAAATTGAACTTTGAATTGGATAAACTTGTAAACCTTTTAGACAAGACATATTATGAAGCTACAGTAATGAATAATAGAAAAATACTGACAAAAATACACAACGAACGCAATTATGTCATTATGAATACACATGACACTCTGTCGATATTTATGCCTTATGTAATAGCATTCAATCTTGTTCATGGTGTGTGATTTTATATAATTCGATTAACAAATATTCGTATGCATATACTAGTTTACAAACACTAATGAATAATGTTGAATGTTCAAATTTAGCCAATATATTTGTAGCACTTTTGAGTTTTTCGTCTGAAAGTTTCAATTTAAGCAATGCTTTAAAAATTAACTTTGCAGTGATGGAGTGATCTATATTGTAATGGATGATTTTGTAAATAAATGTTCTTGTAATATCTAAAAGTTCATAAGCGTTTTTTATTTTATTAAATCCTTTTAACAAAATATTAATTTCGTTATCTACAAAGTTGAAAATTTTTATATCTTTGATAAAAATATCAGGATCATTGTGAATAATGTATGATTTAAAGTATATATATACATCCTCAAGATTGGTACAATAGTTGTCTATCTTTTTCAAAATATTGGTGGATTCCAAACTTTTGCGTTCATTTTCATGAATGGCTTCATTATGTTCTTGGAATAATGAGGTAAATACGTTGTTCTTTTGTGAGGATTTTAAACAGGGTACTCTTATCATCAAGAATCGGCTTTTCAAAGGATCTATTAATTTTGTGTATTGTGAGATAAATGAAACGAATAAGGAATATTCTTGGTTTTTTTCTATTATTCTTCTTAATCTATATTGGCCTTGATGTGTTATTTTTTCAATATTCCATAAAATGAATATATGTTTACTGTGAAGAACATTTCGTTGCGATACAACCTGTTTTATAAAATCGATCAATGCATTTTTTTCTTTATTAAGGTGTGTTTCAAAATTAATTTGAATAAAGTTTTCAGTGTTTGAATATTGAACATCTATATTATTTATTGTAAAAGTATTATTTTTAAGAAGAATGTCTCCTTCATAATGCAAACCCCATCTCAATACTTGGTAAATATAGGCTTTACATAGACTCGTATCTTGTCCATAAAATAATAGATGAGGTAGATCATACAACCTTGTTTCATTAGAAACTAATTTTAAATTTAATGATTCTAATACAGCTAAAGAAAAGTTATCATAATGTCTTGTTATGTTATTATAAAACTGGTTTAAATGAAAACTATTGATTGACATTTAGTTAAAATAGGTTAATGTATTTAAATCGAGACATTGCATATGGTATACTTAATCTTGATATTAATATCCAATATTCTCCAGATGAAATAAAAAAAGCTTATAAAAAAAAAGCGCTAAATGTCCATCCAGATAAACTTAAAATGAATAAAAGTGATACAAATTCGAATGAATTTTTAAGAGTGAATGCTGCCTACGAGTATTTATCAAAAGATTTCGACAGAGCTTCGTTCTTTTCAAATAGTAATAGGGAATCATTTGATTTAAATTATATGTATTTGTTTTGTAAATTTTGTTATGTTTTAAAGGATTTCGTTAATGATGTTTTAAAAAATAAAAGTCGTTCTGATAAACAGTGGAACAACGATGTGGAATCGGATGATGTATATTATGACGCAAACGAATTCGATTCCGTGAATACAGATAAACATATATATGATATAAATATAACTATTGATGTGACATTACATGAGCTTTATAATGAACATGGTAAAAAAATTAAAATAAAATATCTTGATGAAAACAAACACACAAACATACATGTATTATTAATTCCTTTTATTGATTATCAAACAAAACGATGTTATCCAAACAAAGGTGATTGGAATTGTACGACTAACACATATGGCGATCTTTATGTTTATTTTAATATAACAAATTGTGAAAAATATGTCATAAACCATTGTATTGATAAACATGATTTAGTCATTTCATGTGATATAAGTGTATATGATTATTACAATGGATTTGAGTATACACTAAAGCATTTTGAAGAGGATATCAAAATACAACACACGCCATATAAATCACACAAAAAGGATATTGTGATAAATGAAAAAGGATTACAGGGAAAAACAAAAAGAGGGGATTTATATATTATTTTCAATGTAGATATGGAACAGTGTAATGTAAATACTTCATTAAAAGAATTAGATATGTTTTTTCCTTCCCTGTTTTAAATAATTTGTTAATAAAATTAATAATACAAGCAATGTGTGATAAATTTATTGAGAAACTTATTAGTAATATGAAAAACAGTAATATAGAGTATCACTTACAAAATGTATATTTCAAAACCATAAAAAATATAATAGGTGACGATATTATAAAACGAACTATAAATGATATAGGAAATAGGAATGACTACATCGGTGTAAATATATTTAAAACAAAATGGAAAAGAAAATGTTTTATAGTTACAAACAATCAAAACAAAATTTATGTAGAATTTAATTACAAAGACAACGCTGATGTAGTCAAATTTAAACCAATCATCAATTTCATGATGATATGTATTCATCAAATACATAGTATATTTCAAAGAAAAAGTAAAAATTTTAGAATGATTTTCTATTTGTCAGAAGAAAAAAAGAAATTTGATAAAAAATCGATTATAAATGGGGAACTGATTAATGCAAATTCAATAAACACCGGAGTTACAATATTTTACAATGAATTACCTACGATCGTGGTATATAGAAAAGAGGAGCTACTAAAAGTGCTTTTTCATGAGCTTTTACATTTACATAATACTCATCCATTAAATGAATACGATATATATTATGATAATATATGCAAAACAAATTGGAATATTGTAAGGGATGGATCTTTAAATTTATATGAAGCATATGTGGAAGTGTTTGCCGTTATTATACATTCATTTATATATGCGTATTGTCATCACAAAGACAAAATTACCCTTAAAAAATTCCAATCAGTTTTTAATAGAGAAAAGAAGTATTCACAAGATATTTTGGATGATATAATTACATTAAGGGGTAATAATTATTTGCATGAAAGTACAAACATATTTTCATATTTTTTTGTTAAATGTGCAATTTTTCAAAATATGGATCTGTTTTTTGAATCAATTGACAAAGATAACTATTGTATTATTGATGGAAATGAAACAAAATATCTTCGAAATATGTTAGAAAATATGAAAAAAATAAAAAAGAAAATAAAAAGGACCTCTTTTAGAATGACCATATCTGATATAGTAATATAAACATATTTAAAGATACCTATCATTAACAATTTAAAATATCAGTAACAATCATGCCACCTAAAAGGGTAAAGAAAATTGCTGAGCTTGATTCTAAAATTGTTGATACTCAACCTAAAGATGTTAAGAAGTCTGTAAAAAAAACCGTTTCTAATAAACAACCGGTAACAGTTGAGGAAACTAAACCGGTAGCAGTTGAGGAAACTAAACCTGTAGCAGTTGAGGAAACTAAACCTGTAGCAGTTGAGGAAACTAAACCGGTAACAGTTGAGGAAATTAAACCGGTAACAGTTGAGGAAATTAAACAAGAACCAGAACCAGAACCAGTTGAGGATACTAAATCTGATACTGATATTAAGTCGGACAAGTCTGAAACAGAGAAGAATGCCTTTATTACGAAACTTAATCTGTTTACATCTAAGGTTGCTGCTATTAATCGCGAGGTAAGGGAGCTTCAGACTATTGGTAGGACTTTGGAGAAAGATTTTACACAGGTTATTAGAGCCATTTCTAAACAGAAAAGTAAGAATCGGATTAACACGGAGAATCGTCCTCTAAGTGGTTTTGCGATGCCATCTTTGTTGAGTAAGGAGCTATATTCATTCTTGAGTATTGAAGAAGGTACACGCATCCCTCGTAAGGATGTAACTAGAATGTTGAACGAATATATTAAACGAAATGATCTTCGAAATGAGAAAGATAAAAGGCACATTATTCCCGATGCTGCACTAACAAAGATTTTTGGATGTAAAGAATCTGATACTGTGACATACTTTAATCTACAAACTTATATGAAGCATCATTTTATCAAGGAGATTAAACAACCTACTACTACATTTGAACCTATTGCAGTGTAAGTAAGAAAAAAGGGTTAGTTTTCAGTTGTTTTGTGTTGTTTTTTTTAATTATATATGATTAAAAAAAATCTTATATTATAAATAAATATTCATGTCTAAATTGATTAATGAGGAGTTAAAAAGGAAAGCTGTTGATATGTTAAGCTCAGCAAATCCAGCGGTGCTATTTTTATCAAATTTAACAAAAAAAGAAAAATTCTCCACCAAAGAACATTTTAAAGAAAGTACAGGTGGAGGCGTACTTGTATTTTTCATTTTATTGCTTTTTGTCATATATATGATGGCTATGATTGTAACGTGGGTACGTCTTGTTTTCATTGCATCAAGCTGTAGTATAGGAGAGGGTGTTGCTGCTTTTTTTGTAACATCGACCTACACTTTGTGGAAAATGGGAACATTAATACAAAATGATTGTAAAAAGGGTTTATTTTAAATTAGGTATTATTATTGGTCCCAACCAAAATATTCAAGAGCTCTCAATGAAGCATTAATTTCAGCAGTTTTTCTGTTTTTTCCTTTACCAGTTGAAATAATCTCATTATTAGGATTTTTAATACAAATTGTATGAATTTTTGTATTATCCTTCTCAGTTATGTCTAATTCCAATAACTTTGGTATCCATTGAAAATTGTGCTGGCAATTTTTTATTAGTTTATCTTTAGGATTTACCTGCTGATTAACTAATTTGGAAAAATCAATATATGTTTCTATTGTATCTATAATAAATTCTCTTACAATTTGGAATCCTGTTCCAGATGTTTGTAATGTAGTCATTTTTTTACATTGTATATCATTATACGAGTTGAAATCAATATAAATAGCACCAATAAGAGCTTCAAATGCATCTTCCAAAATTTTTACATTAGCACGACCATTGTTGGATTCGATCTGTTTACTTATTATGATATGCTTTCCTAAATCAAGTTTTTTAGCTAAAAATCCTAACATATTACCATTGACTAACCGTGTTCTCATGATCGTTAAAAAACCTTCATTTACACTAGGATATCTCTCAAAAAGGTAATCGGCTACAACAAGATTGAGTACTGCATCACCCAAGAATTCTAGTCGCTCGTTTGATTCCTCTTGTAATGGTAAACAATTATTTGGACATTCTACATTTCCACTAATGAAGTTTTCATTTTTTCTTGTACAATATGATTTATGTAGTAATGCTTTACGATAAATGGAAATATCTATAGGGTCTTTAGTCATATTATGTAACTCGAGTATGTTTTTAATCGTTTCAATCTGTAACAGTTTATTCTGTGGATTAAAAGGTGTCTCATTAAGTGATGTCATTGTGTATTAAGTAATATAATAATATACAAGTTTTAACAATATCAAGTATAATATGTATAAGTCTTTAAGTATAATTCAAAATCAAATTTTTACTAAAATGTAAGAACTAAGAATAGAATATATCAAAAATATATGTATATAAACAAAAGAAATGTCAACCGATGTAAATACAGATGAGTGGGTTTCAAGTATGTCCAAAACTTTTCCAACATGGATAACTAAAACTTTTAAAAAATATTCTACGAATAGAACTGAAACTGAAACTGAAACTGAAGTTGAGGGCTGTAACATAACAAAAGAAAGATTCACTCTGATGCCACATCAAGAGTTCATTCGTGATTATTTACAACATAAAAGTCCGTATCGTGGACTATTATTATTTCATGGTTTAGGTGTTGGGAAAACTTGTGCGTCAATCGCAGTTGCTGAAATGATGAAAAATACTTCAAGATCTGTCATGGTCATGTTGCCTGCATCTCTAGAGATGAACTATAGAAATGAGATAATGAAATGTGGACATGAACAATATTCATTAAATCAACATTGGAAATTTGTTTCGATAAAATCAAAGACTTTCGAAAAAGTGGTTGACGAGTTTGGTGTAAGTTCAGATATTACAAAACGAATAGGTGGAATTTGGAAGACAATGAAGAAAAAATCTCCAAATTACAAAGAGCTAACTTCTAATGAACAACAAAACATTCAACAACAGGTACATTCTATGATATCTTCAAGATATGAGTTTTTCCGATACAATGGGATGAAAATGAAAAAATATAAGGCTATGACTTCCGCAAAAAATATTTTCGACGATAAATTGGTAATAATCGACGAGGCACATCTATTTATATCAACAGTAGTTAACAGTAATAGTAAAAAGGAGCAACAAAAAACAAATAAAGAAGAAAATGAGCTGTCAATCACGATATATCGAGATCTAATAAACGCAAAGAATGTGAAACTTGTACTATTAACCGGTACACCTATTATTAATTATCCAAAGGAAATTGCATACACACTCAATCTTTTGAAGGGTGTAACAACAATATACAAAATACATTTTAAAAATCATTTTACTAATAACTTTTTGTTACAAAACCATCCAGATGTAGAATATCACGAAATTAAAGAAAAATCAGGACATAATCGAGTTGAACTTGTTCTTACACCATCTGGATTTCAAAAAAATAAGAAAGGCCTTCTTGTATATGTGGGTGGAAAAGAAACTACAGATGTAGAAAGAGTTGCTTCCATCGTAACAGATATGAAAAAATCAGGTGTTTTAATCAGTAACTATTCTGAAAAGAAAGATTTCTTTAAAGAAAGAATTAAGTTATTTCCAACGGAAAAAAATGATTTCGATGATTATTTTATCGACTACGAAAAAAACGAAATTAAAAATGAGGATCTGTTTATGAGACGAATGATAGGAATAGTCAGCTATTATGAGAGCACCGATATGTCGCTTTATCCCAGAAATTTAGGCGAACAAACACAAGAATTATTCTTCTCAGAGCATCAGTTTAATAAATATGCACTAAAGCGTGACGAAGAAATTAAAAAAGATGCAAAAAATAAAAAGATTCAAAAAACTGGTTTGTTTCAAACATCTGGCGTCTTTAAAACATTCTCACGCATTCTATGCAATTTTTCGTTTCCTGAAGAAATAGAAAGGCCTTTTCCAAAAAAACGCTTATCTTATATGAATGAAGAAATAGATATTGACGAAGATCTTCAGAACGATATAGAAAATTACGAAAGTAATTTGTCCACAAAAAATATAGCCAAAAAAAAATATGAAGTAAAAATTATGAAAGCATTCAAAGAACTTGATGAAAGAAGAGACGAGTTTTTAACAAAAGATTTAAAATTATACTCACCAAAATTTGAAAGAATCATAGAGAACATGAAGAAAACGCCTGGAACATCTTTAGTATATTCACAATTCAGAACGATGGAAGGTTTGGGTATTTTTGGATTGGCTTTGAAAGCAAGAGGCTATGCCGAAATGAAAATCGGTATTGAAAAAAATAAGGTACATATTCATGTTGCGGAAGAAGATTACCTCAAGCCTAAATATGCCTTTTTTTCAACAAACAAAGACATATCTAATATAATCTTAAAAATATTCAATTCTGAATTAGATTCGTTGGATTCAGATGTGCGAAAAAAATTATCATTAATGGATAGTGAAGGAACTAAAAATGATAATCTTCGTGGTTCGTTGATAAAGGTTATCATGATTACACAATCTGGTTCCGCAGGTATATCTTTGAAAAATGTGAGACAGGTTCATATAATGGAACCTTATTGGAACAAATCACGTATTGATCAAGTTATTGGTCGTGCAAATAGAACTTGCTCTCACCTTGCTTTACCTCTAAAAGAAAGAAACTTTAGTGTATTTATGTATCGTATGAAAATGACTGAACTACAGGCAGGTAAGTCTAAGTTTATAAAATCAGCTGATAAAATGAAATCCACAGATCAAGTCATTTACGAACTATCGAAAAGAAAAGACACTATAATTTCCAAACTCCTTAAGGTTATTAAAAGAGGGTCGGTTGATTGTTCCATACACAAAGGACTTAATAAAGATATAGAATGTTGGTCGTTTCCCTTAGATGTTAATGTTTTTGATAGAGCGTATTTATCTCGTATTGAAGATGATTATCATAACATAGACCAACAAGCTATTTCTAAGATTAAGGTAAAACCATATAAAGTTATTATTGATAAAAATGAATACATTTGGATATCTGATACAGATGAGTTGTTTGATTATCAAATGTATGCAAAAAGTGGTGTATTAGATAAGGTCGGTTTGATGAAAAATAATAAGAATGGATGGTATAAATTAACACTGTTTAAGAAATAAAAGTATTAACAAACACACGATTATTGTTCAAAAAACTAAAATAATAGTATAATTAAACATTATTAAGTAATTTTAATGATAAGACTATTAAATAAAGATGTATTTCACAATAAAGAAGATAATATTTTAAAAACAGCTATAATTAATAATAGTACCTTTGTAATTTTAAATCTCTTGAGATTTATTGTTACATATAAACAAGCTAATTCTTTTAAATTACCAGAGCTCTTTCAGCTTTCTTTGAATCAACCTATCAAGAACGAGCAAATTGGGTTATGTTTACTAGAAAAGATCGTATCTTTATATCCAAGTGATTCAATTGAAAAGAACGTGTTACTCATAGCAGCTATACAAGCTAATTCACTCAATATCGCAAGACGATTACTAATATTTGGTGCTAATCCTAACTATATAGATGGTACAAATACATCATTTTTATATTATGTTCTGGAAACTGAAAATTCTGATTTACTTCAGTTACTAATAGATCATTATAATATTAATGTTAATGAAATATATAGAGAAGAAAATATCATATTTCATGCAATTTCTAAAAACAACAGTGAACTATCCAGTATTTTGATTGAAGGTGGGACAAACATTAATTGTAAAAATGTAAAAAATGAATTTTTGATTGAAGCTTATATAAACAAAGGATGGTTTATACATGTTAAACATATTTTGGAAAAAGGATTCGATCAACTCTATAATGACGACCTGTTGTTCCTTAGAATGTGTAAAAGCGCCTTAAACAGAAGATCAACTATTATATTTCATTTAATTATGACAAATTATTTTGCTACAAAAATAGCACGATGGTGGAGGAGAATAAAAAGAAAGCTGTAAATCATGTTTTAAGATTATTTTATTCATTGTTGGATATTTCATTCGAAGCGATCACTTCTGAATCGTTAACAAGTAACTCGTGTTCATTAATAACATTTTGTTCGAAAATAGAGTCAATTTGAATGTATGTGATTTCAAATTTGAGCAAGTGTTCTGTCATATTTTCAAAAACTTCTTCATTATATTTTGTAAATTTAATTTGAAGTTTGTTTAATTTGTTTAATGGAGACTGAAAATATTTTTTCGCTATAAAATCTTTACCAGAAATCCTGCTTAATATTGAATCCGATAAGGGTAATTGTAAAAACGCACTCTTAGAATTTTTCTTGATTGATATGTTTTTAGTGTCAAACTCTTCTATATGTAAATTTACATAAGTATCGTCGACACCCACAATATCTGGTTTGGAATATTGAGCATACATAAATTTTATTTTAAGAATGTTTCTTAGTAGAATGTCAAGCTCTATAATATATTCACTTGGATTTGGGAATTTTATTATATCTCGATCACGACTATCAACAATCAAATATGTTTTATTTGTTTTTGGGATATTTAATTTAACATCCCCTCTTAAACTACCATTATTGCTCTTTTCGATGTCTTTTATTGCTACATGATGACTATTTTTAACACTCGGTGTATCTTCTAATTGCATAAATTGTTCAGTAGTGTTATAAAACTCTTTTGGATGTTTTTCAGAGTTTTGTTTATAAATATCAGATAACCAAGTCTTGTCCACATTATCATTTTCGTATGAGGTCTGTTTCATATCACGCGAATGCTCTAAAGAATGCAGCATTTTCACAAAATCAGCTGTACATAAGGCTTGATCTGTACATACATCAGATGGTAACGGTGTATGAGAAACACGCGACTCTCTTTCGTTGGTTCTCAATTCAGATATCTCAGTGAATTGTTTATTTACATCATTTGAAAATAATCCACCACTATTCTTACTGGACTGTGGTCTATCACTTTCGTACAAGTGTATAGTTTTGTCCTTATGTACCTCTCGATCTCGATTTAATGATGTGTTGTTTAATTTAGATTTATCCAAACTTAATTTTTGTTTTATCACATTTTTTACAATAGATAATGTTATTTTGTTCAAATCAAGTAACGGGATGTTGTGATTTGCAGAGTTGTCAGTCACTCTCATCATTGTTTCATAAATAATTTGCTTAAGTTTAACATCGGAATGATTTTCAATATTTATTGAATATCTTTCAATCATAAACTTTTCAAAAATACTCATAAGATTTTGTAAATTTTCAATGGACATAAAGTTTAACGATTTATCCATTGGATATTATTTTTAAAATTAAATATATTATATTTTCTTATAGTTAAACTACAAATATCATCATGGCAACAAATTCAATGAACGAAAGTTTTCAGAGTTTTTTTTCGGATGTGCGAAGTAATCCGTTTATCATACCATTACCAGAAAAAGGAACAGATAATATAAAATACATTAAATATTTGATCGATAGTAGAGACAGAAATAAAACCGTGTTTCCTTCGTCTTCAACATATGATGTGGATTTATATCAAAATCTTAATAATATCGTATCATTAGAACTTATGTTAGCAGATGTGCCTTTTTCACGATATCTCATTCATAAGCATAACAATACATTACATTATTCAACGGGTACAACAACTGAAGAAAATGTAGTGACCATTGAAGAAGGCGATTATGAAAACGATATCAATTCTATAATAACAGCTTTAGATACAGCTCTTCCAAATGGTATGAATATCACATTGAATACAAAAAACAAAAAAGTTACTTTTACAAGCGATACACAGTTTACACTAAACTTTAAGGGTAATACTGTAAATAATCTAAATAATCCAGGAAGTAATAATATGGATGTTTCTATGAAATCTAATTCTATTGGTAAAGTTATTGGATTCGGTATTGATAATTATACATCAATAAATAATATAAGCAAATCAAACTACGAAATTGTCAGTCCGTATCCAATATCTTTCAATATTGAAAAATACATCGTAATGCGGGTTAAAAGAGCGAAAGTGTATACGGCAAATAACAAACCAATGGATGATTGTTTTGCAATTTTGAACAATACATCCAATTGTGAGCCAAACAATAATTATGTTACTTCGGTTGTTAAACATTTCAACCCACCTTTATCTGATTTTAAAAAACTTAGCATAACCTTTTATGATTACTACGGTAACATCTATGATTTCAATAATAGAGATCATCATTTTCAAATGAAATTTGGCGTTCTTAGAGAAGGTCGACGATTATGAATTTTAAAATACGGAAAATAATTTTGCTAACAATATTTTTAAAAAAATAAACTAAATTTTTGGTGTATATAAAATATCTCGATACTTGTGCACAACATCATCATGAATATCTTGTTGTATAATAGATTCGAATGATCGTTTATTAAGAAACTCAATCAAGAAATACAAACAAAACATTCCACATTCAGTATTTTTAAACTGAAATCGTTTTTTGTTTTCTAAAATTTCAAACTTACTTGCAATTTTCTTATCATAATACTTTTGTATTTGGCCTTTCGTAGAATGCATAAATGTTGCTATCTCTTGTGGAGTTTCTGTAGAGTTTGTATCTATGAAATAACACCCGAAGTTTTTCATATGAGGTTTTAAACCAATATACAATAAAACCCAATGAGAACCGGGTTCATAGTGCTTGTCGAGGTTAAAAATGACACCCACTTGATTATATTTAGCTTTAATAAATCTTTCCACATTAAAATTACATAACTCAGGAGAAATACATGAATTGCCGTTACTTTTATAAGCAAAATCAATAGGATGAACTCCTAAAAACTTGAAACTTTTATAATGTTTTTCATATTGATGCATCACATTTAACAAATCACATGTGTTTAACCATTCTTTATCGTTAATGTACCATGTGTCCGGTTTTTGTGGACGAAAAGCTTCTTTTAGTTGTTTTCGAGTATCTTTTGAAATAACCTTCATAAAATCTAAATCAGGCCATTTAGATTCATGTACAGTTAGTCTTTGTTGTAAATCTTTTAATAGGATATGCTTCTTTACTTTAAGAGGACTCTTCTTTAAAGGTTTAGCGTCGTTATATCTTTTAGCAAAGATAAGTAGTTCGTCTTTACTAAAACAGGTTGCATTTTTTTTATAAAGCGATTCATTTTCTGGTGAACAAAAAGAGGCACACATTGTATATCTTTAAGATATAATAACAAAAATTGATTTTGAAAAAGGGTAAAAACAATTAAAATAAAGAATCATACCATAATAACATCAATACAATAAGAGTGTAAAACAGGTCGTTATATTATTGTTTTTTTGAAATTATATTAAAAATATTTTCAAATTATAATTATAATGTCTCTCAAAAATGGACGAAATACTTCTTTCTTCACAGAACATGTCAACCAGTTCAAGACTGTAAAAACAAGCACTTTTACACACACAAGTATAATGAATCCTATTGGATCTTTTTATATACCTGGTGTGGAAGAAGATTCTTTTTTAGATAATTACAATGATGCATTGAAAAAAGGGGAGTTATTACATTTTACAGAACGACATAGAGACATTTCTCCTATACTTATTGATTTGGACTTTCGTTATGAAAATAATGAAAAGAATAAAAACAGACAACATACAATTGAAGATATTAACGAATTCATCAACATATATATCAGCGAGTTATATAAATATGTTGATATTTCCAAATTTGAGGTTTATATCATGGAAAAATCTGGACCAGTATATGATTGTAGAAAGAATGTTATCAAAGATGGTATTCATATTATTATTCAAAATGTAGTTACTAAACTTTCATTACAACTTTTGATTCGTGATAATCTGTTAGAAAAAGCTAATAAGATTTGTAAAAAACTAAATACAATAAACGATATCAATGATATTTTTGATAAAGCGGTCATTGATAAGAACAACTGGACAATGTACGGAAGTCGTAAACCTTATAATGAACCATATGTATTATCCCATCACTATACATACACATTTGATGATGATTGTATTATGGTTTCAAAGATGGAAAACCCTATTTATATAGATACTCCGTGGATATACACAAAAGTGTTAAGTATAAGAAATAAGCTTATTCCAACGAAACATAAAGCTAATGTGAGCGAACTAATAGATGAAACGGAAAATAGGTACCAAAATAACATGACTAAACAAATGGTGATTATGAAAAGTCAACAGACTAAGGAAAATAGAAATTTAAAAAATAGCGAGAATTACGAATTAGCGAAATCATTAATACTTATTCTTAAGAGTGATAGAGCTGATTCTTATCAAAACTGGATCGGTGTAGGATGGTGTGTCCGTAATATAGATAATCGTTTACTTCCCGAATGGATCGAGTTTAGTAAAAAGTCATCAAAGTTTGTTGATGAAAATGAATGTGAAAAAGCATGGCGATATATGAAAGACAGTGGATTGGGTCTAGGGACTTTATGTATGTGGGCAAAAAGCGATAATGTTGATAAATACAATGAAATTATGAGATCTTCGTTATATTCATTAATGTTAACAAGTACAAATGATACAGATTATGATATCGCCATGGTAATATATAATAAATTTAAGCAAGATTTTGTATGTGCTTCGATAAGAAATAGAGTATGGTACGAGTTTAAAAATCATAGATGGGTAAAATGTGAAGACGGTTATGTGTTGAAAATGAAAATGTCTACAGAGGTCTCTAGAGATTATTTGAAACTCGCATCAGAGTTCGCTGCGAAAGCCGCAGCTACCGAACAACAAGAAGAACAAGAACAATTTACCAAAAAGAATCAACTATTGTCAAAAATAGCAAATAAGTTAAAACGAACAGATTTTAAAGATAAGATGTTGAAGGAGTGCGCATCATTATTTTTCAATGAGAAATTTGAAGACGAACTATTGGATGCTAATCCAAACTTGATTGGGTTTGAAAACGGAGTGTACGATCTTAGCAATCTTGAGTTTCGTGAAGGTCATCCCGAAGATTATATCAGCTTCAGTACCAAGATTAATTTTATTGAATATGATCCCCAAGATCAATATATAGAAAGAATTATGGAATTCATGAGTAAAGTATTACCTAATAAGGCTGTTCGAGAATATATGCTAACATTGATGTCAAGTATGCTCGATGGTAACAACAAAGAAGAAAAATTCTATATATGGACAGGTCATGGTAGTAATGGAAAAAGTAAATGTATTGAATTGCTTGAAAAGGTTTTGGGTGATTATGCGTGCACTTTTAATATTACATTATTAACAAGTAAAAGAGTGGGTTCCAGTCAAACAAATAGTGAACTTGTTCGCGCTAAAGGACGAAGATTCGCTGTTTTACAAGAGCCCGAAGAAGGTGAAAAAATAAACGCTGGTTTCATGAAAGAATTAAGTGGTAATGATAAAATTATTGCCCGTGGTCTTTACAAAGAATCTATTGAATTCAAACCTATGTTTAAAATGGTTCTAACTTGTAATCATCTTCCGAGTGTACCTCCTGAAGATGGTGGAACTTGGCGCAGAATCAGACTGGTAGAATTCGATTCGCATTTCTGTGAAAACCCGAATCCGGCTAACAAAAAAGAATTCCATATCGATAGAGAACTTGCTTTCAAGTTTGATGATTGGAGAGAAACTTTCATGTCACTATTGATTCATTATTTTAAAATGTATAAAGATCATGGTATTTATGAACCTACTGAAGTATTACAATGCACTAAAAATTATCAAAGAAGCAATGATGTTCTTGGTGAATTCATGGATACATTCATCATAAAAGATGAAAACAAAGTATTAATATTGGAAGATATGTACAGTGAATATAAAGAATGGCATAAAACTGAAGCAATAGGTACAAAACTTTTACGAAAGAAAGGTCTGAAAGAATATTTTGATAAACATTTTGCGCAATCAATTATGGTTAATGGTGCAATATGTTGGAATGGTTATTGTATCAAGTTATCGTATGGATACGAAGGTTTAGATGATGATAATGAATAAAGTTGTGATATTTAAACGAAATATTGAACATTAAAAAACACTTATTTAAAAATTGATTTGATTTTTTTATTATGTTGTAGAAAGAATACAATCTTACTCGATTATACAAATGGATGCAAGTAATGATATTTATCGTAGTTTTACAGTTATCAAAGATATGCTCACAGATCAAGGAAAGGACATCGACCTTTTAAACTCTATTTCCAAATCCGAGTTGGAAACAATGTTCCGTGTTAATGAAAACATATTTCAAATTCCCGTAAATAACAACATGAAGATTATATATTACATGAACTCAAAGTTTAAAGTTCAAGATCTTAGGAAGTACATTCATCCTGTTGATAATGAAAATATTCAAGAGATTCTTCTTGTTTTTAGGGAAAAAATAAACAATTTTAATGCAAAAAATATTGAAGAATTTGATAATATGCATCTTCAGGTGTTTTTGATAAAAGAGTTATTATTCAACGTTTCCAAACATAATTTGGTTCCTAAACATGAGGTTATTCGAGATCAGGATGAAATAAACAAACTTATACAAAAGTTTAACTTAAAAAGCAAATTACAATTTCCAGCAATTTTAAAAACAGATCCAATGGCGAAGTATTTAAACATATATAGTGGACAGTTGGTGAAGATCACTAGAGTTTCTCCGTCAGCTGGTGAGAGCATTATGTATAGATGTTGTGTGTAAAAAAGTATAAAATATAAATGGCGTAAAACTGATTACAAATTTAAGAGCAATAATATCTAATTATAATATAAAATTATAAATATGGCAACAGCAAATGCTTGGGATTATGAAGAAAAACGTTTTTGGAAAAAAAGTGATTCTCCCTCCACCACCACAGATGGATATGAGAAACTAGTAGAAAATCTTACTAAAATTACAAATTCCGCCAGTGGTGATGTGAAACAACTTATACCAGCTGAACTGATTGATTTTTTTAGTTTAGAAAAATTTGAGGCCGCATTTACTATTTCTGATAAGATTGATGTTGCGAATAATATATTTACTGGCGCTTTTACCGATGAGACTGCACTTTGGAGCCAGTTGACATCTTCTAATAATGACACCCTTAAAAGGTATTATGAGCGTATTCGAGCCATTCCAGAAGTACAAGCCGGTGATAACATGTTAATAAGTCATCTTGCTACAACAGCGGAACAAGTTGTTAAATATTTTACATGGTCTTCTATATTATACACATGTATGTATGCTGGTTCTGTATCTGCTGATAAGCCACCTATCCACGACAAAATCACTTTACCAGCTCGTAATGCTAGTATTACACTTAATACACTTCCAAGTGGGGAAGATTCAGACGAACTAAGAGCAATCCAATATGCAAATGGTGGTACTGGTAGTGTTTTTACGGCGACTTCCATACAACCTTACAATGTAAGTAAAATCATCGATGCGATATACGAGATTAACGATAACATGAATATCCGCAATGAAACCTACAATACACTCGTGACTCAAAACATTAGTCTTAATAATACATTTGAAAACCAGGACCTCATTATTGGGGAAAAAGAAACTATGTTCAATAAACATAGATCATATGTTTTAACAATGATGAATAAAAACACCCGCATCAACAAACTGTATAATAAAAAACGGTTTTGGTTTTGGGTGTTTCTTGTTGTGTTCCTATTTTATGTATTTGGAATGGTGTCTTTATTGTACACTGGATCGTCAAATCTTTTAGGAATGAATGCACAATTAGTTGGAAATGTTATTGTGGTTCTTAACACTCTTATCGTTGTTGCTATTTTGTTATATCATGTTCTACATTATTTTTTCAAGAATAAATTCTTTTTCTAATATAAAAAGTGTCTATTATGGGTGAAAGACAACAGTTGAAAAATAAAATACATTACATGTCCAAAATGATTATTAACAATATACCAGATCAAACAGGATGGGCTTTTGCATTCAAAAGATGGAGAGGTTATATGGATAATACAGTTTTTCCAACAAGAATAGAATCAGCTTCTATTCTTGGAACTTTAGCGAACGAACAAACTGACCTTAAAAACAAGAATGGAATGATTGTTGACACTCAGAAAGAACAACTTGATGCTATTGAAAGAGTTGTCTCTGATTTTTACAATAAAGGCTATAGCTCGTTTCGTTCTTTTCAACTTAATGATTATAAAATAAATCACAAACAATTTCAGATGACACAGTTAAAATATATTTTAATTTTATTTGCAATCAGTATGACTATGTTAGGGATGTCATTACTCAATAAAATAAATCAAAATGTCGCTTCTGTAACTATTGCAATTATTGTAATATTATATAGTATATATTTATACCTTAATATTCAACAGAATAAAATGAGAAGAAAATATGAATGGGAAAAAATGTATTATAAGGGTCCCAAAAAGACAGAACATTGTAACAGTAGCTCGGAATATTCAATTTAATTGATATATGGTATGTAAGTTGGTCCGTTTTTTTTATATAAATTCACTTTGAACTCTCCTTCGTAGCCTATCACATTCACAACATCATTCGAGAAAATTTCTTCACATCCATATTCATTCCAACAATCTTTGTTATTGTGCACAATAGACAAGTTTAATGTATTATATCCATCACTGGATGTATAGTAACTCCATTTCGAACTAGCGTTATGTACCTGTCTACCATATAATGGCAATATCTTTTGATTAACCGAATCATTTAATACTCCAATGATGGTATAATTTTTAGGATAACCTCGTGTATGAATATTAATTGGTATTTTATTGACTACATGTACAGCATCGTCGTTTGTGGACGTATTTTGATTTACATCATTTAATTGTTGTTCAAGTGTTATCGCATTATTATTTATTGTTCTTTTTTTTACAAGATATTCTAAGTCGTTAATTTTACTTTTTAATAAAATCTCTTGTTGTTTCATATTCATAAAATATACTGTCATTGCAAACACAATTAGAACAATTGTGAATGATAATAAATCTAAAACCATAATTTTGTAAATATCCATTTTTTTATATTTACATATAAATAAAATCAGTATGCCAGTCATTGTTATGAATGATCAATCCGATATAAAGAATGTTTCAAATATCAGTGTTGTTGCAGACGTATTTATAATATTTATTTTAGGGTTATTTTTACTCGTGTTAATGACAACTTATACAAACAACATTCGGTTGTTTGTTTTGTCCCTTGCTGTATATTTTATAGGAATGAATATTTATATTTTACTTTACATTACTTCAATAAATGACAATAAAATAAAGAAAACTCTCAAACATCGTATATTAAACTTTATGGGAATTTATAATATATTTTTGGGTATGTTTTTGATTATATTATCTTTTATGTATTCTTCTTAATCGACTTGAACACAAAGTTTGTAGTATTAGTTGTCTACTAAAAATATATTTTGATCGTAGCCAGATATGTTTTTTTCTAACCCTTGTATATTATGTTGATCCCCTAATTCATTATAAAATAACTCAATATTAATGGGATCGAATACATTTGTCTGCATTTTTTCTAATCTACTGTCCATGTTGTTGAAATGTCTAGAAACTGCATTGGATGCATTAGGATAGGAAGGAGTTTGTTGTTGAGTCTCATTCAAATATATTGGTGGTGAAGGGGGAATAGGATGACTTTTGTAAGTGTCTTTAGTGTCTTTAGTGTCTTTAGTGTCTTTAGTGTCTTTAGTGTCTTTAGTGTCTTTATATTTGTTCGTGTTCATATTTGTTTTGGATTTTTGTGTTATTTTTTCTTTTTCATTTAGTTTTGTCCTTTGTATGTTAAATATGAACAAAACAGATAAACATATTAACAATAAGGTTAAACTTACATCATCATATAGCAATGACATTAGAGTGATAAATAAAAGACCTAACATGATTTTATTTTGATTCTTTCTTATAGTTCCATTTAAAGGTATTATACCTACTAATAGTAATAAAACAATCAAACTTATTTTTATAAGAATCATTTACTTATAAATTACAAAAAAAACATTGACAAAGAAAAAATACAATGAACAATAAAGAAGTTCAGGTAACATCTTTATCGTATAGAGGATATGGTGTCTCTTTGATTAATAACGAGTCGATGATTGACAATCTTAGAAAAGAATTGACGGTGCAATCAAACAACCAAGGATATGTTTTAAATCAAAACGCAAACAAGTTTACTGTGTATATGGAGAGCTCTAAGAAAATATACATTCCAAAACATTATGGTCTCAAACATTTTGGATTACCTCATACAAATTCGATATCAGATGGTGACGATATGAGTTCAGATGCAATATTTTGTGGAGTTATTCGTGATAACCAGATTGAACCAGTCAATTCATATCTAAAATATGCAAAAGATCCGAAACAAATGGGTGGAATATTGGAGTTACCACCTGGTTGGGGAAAAACGGTCATTGCATTGTACTTAGCAGCAACCTTGCATAAAAAAACATTAGTGGTAGTTCATAAGGATTTCTTATTGAAGCAATGGAGGGAACGTATTTCTCAATATATTCCTAAAGCCCGAATCGGTATAATCAAACAATCAATATGTGAAACTGAAAACTGTGATATTGTTATTGCTAGCCTTCAGACTTTATGTTTACGAGATTTTGATGATAAAACTTTTGGGATGGTAATTGTTGATGAGTGTCATCATATGGGTGCACAAGTATTTTCACAATCTTTTCATAAATTAAATTTTAGATATTCTTTAGGACTGTCGGCTACCGTAACTAGAACAGATGGATTAACAAAAGTGTTCAAGTGGTTTTTAGGAGATATCGTATACAAAGGAAAAAGAAACAAGGATGAACAGAAAGGTCTCTCTGTTAAAATGATAGAGTTTGAAAATCACGAAGCGAGTTATAGGGGTGAATGTTTATTGTTTAATGGTAAACCTAATGTTTCTAGAATGATAAATAAGATTTGTTCTTTTACACAACGCACAGATATGATTTGTGATAAAATTAACGAAATAATGACAAATGAACCCAATCGAAATATGTTAATCTTAAGTGATAGAAGACAACATTTGGTTGATATTCATTCAACCTTATGTGACAGAAACAGTTTTAGTACAACCTGTATGGGGTTTTATGTAGGTGGAATGAAAAACGATGATTTAAAAACAAGTGAATCCAAACGAATACTATTGGGAACGTATAACATGGTAAGTGAAGGTTTTGATCTACCTAAGTTGGACACTTTGGTAATGATATCACCGAAATCGAATGTTGAACAATCTATCGGGAGAATTCAAAGAAAATCAATGATAGATCGTGAATATACACCTTTAGTAGTTGATATTGTTGATAATTTTTCTGTATTTGGTAATCAAGCCAAAAAAAGACATTTATTTTATAAAAAAAGCGGGTTTCATATTATAGGTGGTAAACACTTTGAAAAAACAAAAGATTCTTTTAATTTAAATGGTAAATCTTTATTTATGTTGGAAAGTTAGACCAAAATAAAATATGTTAAAGTTTAATAGATTTATTCAATGTTCGCTTTAGTTCTAAAAAACTCTATACTAATGCTCCTCATTATATTTATAGTTCATTTTATGATACTTAACTATGTTAATGATATATCCACCAATTCATGTAAAAATAAGATGTCTCCTTTAAATACTTCAATATTAGATACCATTCCGGTTGAGAACACTACGCAAGTAGGAATAAAGAAAATACATAATCCCAATCCCAATCCTAATCCTAATCCCAATCCCATACCTACCATCTCTCCTGAAACAGACTTACAAGATCTATACGATTATGTATTCAACGAAAATGAGGATAAAGCAATGGGAAACAATGATCAATTAGATCAATTTTTTACCAATGAAATACTTAAAAAAAAACATGTTGATGTACCATGTATACATCAACCTGATAAAATTGGAGAAACTAAAGATTTTTGTTTAAGTGAACTTGATAATTTCATTAAAAACAATACAAAAACGCCAATAGGGCATGATAATAATGAATCTACAATAGATGGTAACCATCCTATAATTTTTGAATACAACGAATCTGATCAAGAATTGCATGGATTTGAAACATATGAGTCAAGCTTCATGAAGTTTTAAAAATTTGATTTAAGAGTTCTTACTTTGAAACATTTATATTCAAACATTGGTGGTAACTCCAATATGCAAACACAATATATTTCATTTTGCAATAAGAACGGTTTAAATATTAAATCTAATTCTGTAAAGACTCAGATTTTAAATGATTTGCAAGACAAATATGACATCAGAATTATAGATAGACACCATGAAGTTTTCAATAAAGAAAAACACTTTAATCGGCTTGAAAGAATACCACATGTGTGTTCTTTAAAATCAAACGGAAATCCATATTTAATGTTTATGACAAAGATAGATTTTGTAAACACTGTTGTTATGATTGATAAAAAGATTCAAATGGGATACTCGTTACCAAGAATGATTATAATTCGCTTATGTATCACAAACGATGCATTATTTAACAATACTCTTATAGAAGGGGAAATGATCCACGATACCAATGACGATTGGTTATTTCTAATATCGGATCTTTTAGTATATTGTGATGTGTCACTAAAAACGAGTAATGATTTATTTAAGAGAGTCAATAAGATGTATGCTTTGTTAAAGACGGATTATGAAGCCTTATCTATGGACCTATTCTCGATACAAATAAAAAAATATGTATCTTTGAATGATATACAATGGTTATATAATGACTTTTCAAAACAATTGCCTTATACAACAAGAGGAATGTATCTTAAACCTCTATATTGTAAATTTAGAGATATTCTTATAAATTATGATAACACTCTCATTAAAAAGAATGTTCGTGAAAAATATGCAACTGATACACATTTCTTAACCTCAAAAACAGAGGTCATTGAAAATATCAAACACAAATCAGTTGAAAAATATGAAATATGTAGTACATCATATGTAGATGATAAAAACATTAGAGACTTTAATATTCAGAAAACTGATATACCAGATCTATACAAGATATATGATATAAACAACGACACTTATATTGGTTTCGCTTGTGTAGACTCCCTAAAAACGAGTAAGATGTTGTCATGGGATTTTAAAGATAGCTCTTTACTTACAAAACTAAAGTTCTCATGTAAAAAAACTAAAAACACAAATTTTACGAACATATGGATACCAACTACTCGAATGATGTAATTATATTAGACACCTCTTTTATTAAATCAATATCACTATTAACATCACAATTTTCTTTATTATGATAGTGAATATTCACAAAATATCGAACAGATCCTAACTCGGACATATATTCTACTTTGCATAAATTTAGATAAATTCGATTATTAATTTTAAAAGTTATTCTATGTTCACATACAGATTCATACAAATCACTGGTGCTTGGAAATGAATACAACGAGAACCCTTTTTTTTTATATATATTTACAATGGTTTGAGGTAGTTCCAACAATTTGTAGAATATATTGTCGTCATCAATTGATACAGGTATATAATTATTTACGGTCTCTTTACTTGGGAGTTTATGATTAAAGAAATCTTTAAAAACATCATAGACTTGTTCAAATACCAAATCTTTATGATATTCTTTGTAAACTGTTTTAGTGAAAAAATTAGTTAACTTTTTACATGGTTTAGTTTTTAAAAATTCAAATAATTTAATGAATTCAGTTTTAGGAAAACAAACATTATTATTGAATTTAAAAAGGATTTCAATAGAATCAATATCTAATGTCATATTTCTGAATAAATCACGCTGTTTATAGTTTTAATATGAACTCTTTTATATCAATTTTTAAAAATTGAATTTAAAAAGGATGTCAAAAATATTTATATATATGATCCTCAATGTCGAATCTTAGTTATAGATCATCGGTTATCAAATATCTTCGAGATTATGTACCTGAGCTAAACGATACTCAACATTTAGAATTGGAAAAAGGAATTTTTAATTGGACTATTTCATTTTCACAAGAAAAGAATATTGTTAAAACATGGGCTGATAAGCGTTTTGTAAACAGTTATATTAACAAAGCGAGGCATATCATCACATGTCTTGCAAATAATACTTATGCACATATGGATGATAGAAACAGTGTTTTAAATAGCATAAAAAATGGACAGATCAAATGTGAAACAATGGCATTAATGAAACCTCATGATATAATGCCTAATAAATGGAACGAATATCTTGAAAAAAAATTAAAAGCTGATAATACCATTATCAATAATCGACAGCATGCAAAAACCGATCAGTTTAAATGTTCAAAATGTAAAAAGAGAGAATGTAGTTACTTTGAATTACAGGTTAGAAGTGCAGATGAGAGTTCTACTATATTTATTACATGCTTAAACTGTGCCCATAGATGGAGAATCGGTTAAACTTATACATATTCTATCGGGAATACATTTTTCTACATGTATAACTACAAAAGCATTTATCCTGTATATAGTATCTATTCATACAATAAGATAATACTAAGGTACATGCGTGACATTTTTTTTTTGGAAAAAGACAATTGTTCTCAGGTTCATAAAAATCAGTCTCTACGTTATTTGTTACACTACTATCACTCATTTCATTAAAATTTGAAAAAAAAAACAAATTATACATTTTTAATAAAAAGATCGTGTTTAAATGAATTATGTTATAATTAAATCTTCAATGTTCCAATATTCTACAACATCATTCGGAAGAGTTCTCTTTACCATGAAAGGTATCTTTCTTGTCTCTAGTTCTTTATACACAATCTCTTTGATACCGTCACATAATTCTAATTGTTCTGAAGTTAACACACTTTTTGCACCTAGACTAAGCTGACTCAGTCGCAGTCCAATCATACTTGTTTTTTCATAAATTGAAAGAAAAGGCATGGTTTCGTTTTTATTCGGATCATGTTTTATAATGGTTTTTCCGATTATGTCAAATCTCATATTTTCTATTTTATAATTATCTTATTTTATTTATTTATCCAAAAATACTGACAAAATGTACAAAAGTATAGAAATTTAATGTTTTCATGATCATACTTTATATACATTACATCATTCTCTTCAGTTGATTTCTTTGTACATGAATTATTTGTACAATTCACATTTTTTACATGTGGAATTGTCAGATCATGAATTATATTGGGATTAATATATTGCAAATATTTACTTTGCATAGTATCACAATCATTCGACAAAATCTTTTTTGATTGCTGGCTATCTTTTATTTTTTTCTCAGAGCCACAGTTTTTACAATAATATACGAGATCTTGTACATCTTCATCATCCGTTTTTTCTTTAATGTAGTACATATTGCTACAAAACTCACAAAAATCCATATTGATTCTTATTTCTATTAAACTTTACTTATTTTTTAAAACTTTAAATTACTTAAATAAAAACAAATCAATTTTTTAAAACAACATGAATAATGAAAAACAAAGTGACGTTATAATCAATATTTTCTTTATTCATTATTCTAAACTAACAGCTCGTAAAAGTACTATGAATAAATTACAAAAAGCTTTTAATGATATTTTAAATATACATAGAAATTGGACAATCGATATTAAACAGGTCACTAAGTTTGATCCAGAAACTCTGACTACAGAATTTGTTAAAAGAATTTTTAACAATGAAGAAATAAAAGATGGTAACACATTTTACAATAAATATAAAATGAATGCACCCGGTAACCGATTTGTTTCGAATTCCTTGAAACATTTGGATGCATTTAATCATATTTCAAAATTTACACAACCAAATCATATTAATTTCATTTTCGAAGATGATGTCGTCTTCGATAATCAATTTGTTATTCTTCTTTCCGAGTTTATCGAAAGTAAAGTGTACAAAGACTATGATATGGTCTTCTTAGGAATGCCTGGTATCAAAGAAGAAACGACAACTTTAAACTCTAATGTTGACAGTATATATAAAGAGTTTTCAAAAATCGAAGTTAATGCTATAGATGAAAAAGACAAAATCATTCCATGTTGTGATTCGTATTTCATAACACAAGACTGTGCCAAAAGAATTATAGGAGATTATATTCCAATTCGGTTTCCAAATAATATTCAATTATCATATGTACTTGACAAATGTAACATTAAATGTGGTAAAACATTTCCTAATATTGTTGCAGATGGTTCAAAATTAGGTTTTTTCACAAGCAGTATAAGTTCTAACAATATCCTTTTGTTCAATAACTCATATAAATTTATTTACAAATTGTTAAACAAAACGGATCTCGAAGCATCGGATGGCGAAAATATCAAAACCCTTTTCGAACAAAATGTTTTTAAAGATAGTCCTGATTTTGTATTTTTGGAAGGACTGTTTTATATGCGAATTAAACAGTATAATAAATCTAAAGAACTTTTCGATAAAGCTATTCAAATGTATGAAGATCAACATGCACCACTTGATAATTCTTCAGCAATAATTCACAACTATATAGAACTTTGTCGACATAATCAGTAAAAAATTGATTTATATAAAATATATAACGTTTCATAAATATAATAACATTATGATTATTCCTGTAAAATGTTTTACTTGTGGAAAAGTAATTGGAGATAAGTATGAGTATTTTAAAAAAATAACTAAAGAATTGGAGAAAAACATTGATATTGATAAGATGACTATCGAAGATATAAATGTAAATGCATCTGATACTTATTTTGATTCATGTAAAAAGAGAGAACTTTTGGATAAGCTTAAACTTTTTAGAATATGTTGTAGAAGACACATGTTAGGACATGTTGATCTCATCGATATTATTTAAGATTCAATTCATTTTTAACATAACCTTTTTCCTGTTTTTTTTATCCCATCGTATTAATAAATATATATATTTAGTATGAATACTGACATTAATAACTCATATAATGATGTTATTGACATAATTGATAACAAAACTGATGATCGTTCTTATAATAGAGATTACGACTTACAAACAGAAGAAATATATCAAAAACTCATGAAAAAAGAGGAAAAGGTCCTTGATGTGTTAAATGATATTCATAAACATAAATATGAAACTACTTTACAGTTTTTTATGAATACTCCTATACATATAATTTTAAGAAAAATCATAGCCACAGGTGAAAACATTTATACTGAGCTTTACGATTCACACGATATATTGGATTTTGTTAAGGTTATAACCAAAAAGGAACGACTTATCTATACAGGAGTCATATTTGTTTTGATTGGGTTAGTACTTACAATTATATCACTCTAGTTTATGAAGCAAACAATTTGTAACGGAAAAATACCATAAAATAAAAAAATATCATAATAATAATGTTCTTGAAAAAGTGGACATCAAATTACATTCAAGAGATTCTTACAGTTGCTGTTCTTATTGTTTGTACTTATTCATCGATTTTTGTTAAACACAATCAGCTAATATATCTTGTATTATCTATTATTACAATACAGTGCGTACTCATTCTTACTAAAAGTCAAATGTTTAAAACAACAACAACAACAACAACAAAAACATCACCAATCGTTTCACAAAAAGACATAATTCATAATACAAAAGATTTACACAAATGGAATTGGTTAAAAAATGACAAACCGTTATTACAAATGTGTAAAAAAATAAATACCATACAAAAGTTCAACAAACCAATTTATCATGAAATTTGCAAAAAAGCGAACAATATTTCAAGAAAATATTACAAAGAAATATTTAAAACTGACAAAAATATTTATTCAAATTTAGACAAACATAAACAATGTATTCAATACCTAGAAGATACTGGATCGCAAATCACGGACTTATTAATGGAAACTGAATTTGGTACAACAAATAAAAAATATATGGATACATACAATATTCCAGGTATTATTACAAACTTTCAAAATATTATAAAAGAAAGGGTTAACCTATTGAAACATAAACGAGAGCTTTGTTAAACTTTTTTTTTTCTTAACATCATAATATTAAAAAAACTATGTTGAGTAATCACAACAATGACATTCTATTTTTACAAAAAGCATATGTTGGTAAGTATTTCAACAAAAAGTATGTGAATGAACTAATTCATATTTTAGAGCATGATTATATAAAATGGTTAAATACTGAAGGTAATACTTATTATATCGTAAATAAAGATGTAGATATGATTATATTTTTAATAACAAAAGAGCAATTCTTTCGTATTATTCGTTCAGCACTAATCTTAATGAATATTCATAAAGAAGAAAGACCACAAATTATCAATATTTTGAAAAATAAACATAATTTACAAAAAAAACAATTAATTACAGAAATTGAAAAATTACTACCATCATTTCTAACATATTTTGTTATATCATTGTATGCATATATTTGAATCTTATAACGCATTTGTAATTTTTTTCTTTTAAAACTGTAAAAATGTCTAATAAAGATTCTAAAAGAGGCGGTCTTTTATTACCTAATTCGTCATCGTTATTTCCAATGCTAAGAGCACAAACTAAAACAGTCTCCTTACCAACGCATTCCAGCAATTCAAATCCATATACTTCATCAGAGATAGATTTTGCAAGCAACATAAATAACGGTACTAATAAACTAGTATACCATAGACTTTACGATCCACCAACAGTTGGTGGTGGTTGTAAAAACAATTATTCTACAAAGCCCAAAACTAACAAACCAACTAAAAACCCCACTAAAAAACCCACTAAAAACCCCACTAAAAAACCCACTAAAAAACCCACTAAAAAACCCATCACCCAAAAAAATGTAATTTAATTTATTACGCTAAGTTAAAAAATGAATGTCCAGTTAGATTGGAAAATTATTGATTCATACTTTTCATCGAATATTAATACCAAATATATTTCACAACATCATATAAGTTCATACAATACTTTTACATCCACGAAACTTCCTTATATAATTAAAACTTTAAATCCATATGTCATTTTCAAAAACGATGAAAATGGTGTTAAATACACAATAAATGTTTACATTGGTGGTAGAGATGGTAATTCTATAAAGCAAACAAAACCATGTAATACCGATCATGTAAATAACAAGAACAATGTAATGTTACCTAATAATGCTAGACTAAAAGATTATTCCTATGCATCAAATTTATTAGTTGACATTGTAATTGATTACATAACACATAATAATGATGGTACACAAAGTTTACTAACATATGAACAGAAAGATTTACAAATTGGAAATATACCTGTAATGTTACATTCTGATTTATGTATATTAAAAAATATGAAAAGTCATGAAATGATTCAAATTGGCGAATGTCCGTATGATCAGGGAGGATACTTCATAATAGATGGTAAGGAAAAAGTGATCGTATCACAAGAGCGTGTATCAACTAATAAACTTTTTTTACAATCTCCTCAAGATAATGTTAGTAGCGAAACAATAGAAGACGATTTTAGTCATACAGGGATCATTCGGTGCACTTCTAAAGAAAATTCACTATTTCCAAAAACAATTAAATTTATGATATATCACAGTAAAGCATTATATGGAACTCGATTTAATGCTATTTGTATGAATGTCCCTAATATTTTTAAAGAACAAATCCCTATTTTTATTATTTTTAGAGCATTAGGTATCGAAAGTGATAAAGAAATTATAAGATATATTTTCCTAAAAGATGAAAACATAGAACCAAGATATATTAATTTTATTCGAAAATCTGTTCATGAAGGATCCATCGTAACTACACAACAAGAAGCACTGCAATATCTAGCAGGATATTGTAAATATAATGAAATTAATTTTGTTAAACACGTTCTTAAAACTGATGTATTTCCAAATGTAGGTCATAGCTTCAAAAACAAAGCAGTGTATCTTGGATATCTTGTTAACAAAATGATACTTTTCGCATTAAACGAATTATCTGATACCAATCGAGATAGTTATTTATATAAACGAGTTGATGTCAGTGGAATTCTCATGGGTAATGCATTTCGTGATGCATACAATCAATTCAGGAATCATGTTAAAAATAGAATTGATAGAGAATTCATTTATGGAAGTTGGAAAGATATGAACGAATTTAACACTATCATTACAAACTCTAAAGACTCCATCTTTGATAAAGAAATTATAACCTCTTTTATTAAAAAAAGCTTCAAAGGAAAATGGGGCATACGGGAATCAGAAGGAATCGTTCAAGATCTTAACAGACTCTCATTTATGGGATATATTTCTCATATTAGACGCGTAAATACACCCATGGACAGAAGTCTCAAATTAGTTACACCTCATCGACTCGACGCTTCACATTGGGGTTTTATGTGTCCGATTGAATCTCCAGATGGCGAAAATATTGGTTTGTTAAAACATATCGCAACATCTTGTCAAATTTCCGAAGAAGTTGACGATGAAGACTCAATAATTTCATTGTTAAAAACACATAATGTAACACTTGTACAAGATTTAATTCCCATTGAACTGTATGGTTTGACCAAAGTAATTCTTAATAATAACTGGATCGGTGTACATACTGATGCAAAGCAACTATTGGATATTTTTAAAGCGCTTAAACAATCAGGTCAAATTTCGTCACATTCATCAATTTCGTGGAATATTTTAGAAAACGAAATTGAATTATTTACTGATGCAGGTAGATGCGTACGACCACTCTATATTGCAACAGATGATATGCAAAAAAAAGCTTATGATATTGTTATCAATTTGAAAAAAACAGATCGATCTTCTGATATATGGAGTGCACTTATATCACATCCAAAATCGTCACTCAATAAAAGTACACGAACGACTGAAGTATCTCTTTCTCCTATTGAATTCGTAGATTGTGTTGAAATGAGTCGATCACATATTGCTATGAACCGTAATGATATAATAATTAACAAACCAAATAAGTACAATCATATAGAGATTCACCCATCTCTATGTCTTAGTTTAAACACTAATATTATTCCTCTTGCTCATCATAATCAATCTATCAGAAATGTTTTCTCCAATCAACAAGGTAAACAGGCCGTTGGTGTTTATGCTACAAATTTCAATCACAGAATAGATACTGCTAGTTATATGTTACATTACCCGCAAAAAGCGTTATTAACAACAAAATACGGCAAATATGCACATGTTGATAAAATGCCCAATGGTGAAAACATCATTATTGCTATTGCTACTTATACAGGTTATAATCAAGAAGATAGTGTAATTATAAACAAAAATTCTATGGCACGTGGTATGTTTAACAGTTCAATCTATAAATCACATATAGAATCTGAAGAATCAAATGAAATGAACGGCGAATATATCAACTTTGCAAATCCATTAAACTTGATGAAGAAAGGTGGTAATATCGATGTAAAATACGCAAAATGGGATAAAATAGATGAGAATGGTATACCTATCTTGAATAGATATATCACTGAAGACGATGCGTATGTCGGTAAAATAAAATCAACAATTATATCCAATGATACAGATGAAACAACCGAAAGAATTCGTAATTCAAATGGTACTGTATCAGCAGATACATCAACTGTATCTTATCAAGATAAATCAAGCATTGCTGGTTTTACAGATGGTGGTATGATTGACAATAGAATTATTTATAAAAAAAATGATGCAAGAAAAATAAAGATTAGATTTAGAAAATCTCGAGAACCTGTGTTAGGTGACAAGTTTGCTAGTAGACATGGTCAAAAAGGTGTAGTAGGAATGATAATCCCACAGGAAGATATGCCTTTTACAAAAGATGGAATCGTTCCTGATATGATCATTAATCCCCATGCTTTTCCCAGTAGAATGACCATCGCACATCTTTTCGAATCAGTATTGGCAAAATACTCATGTGTTCATGGTGACATTATAGATGGTACTACATTTGAAAATATCGATACTTCGTCTTATTTCGAATTTATGGGTAAAGAAGGGTATCATAAACATGGTGATGAAATTTTGTATAACGGATACACTGGTGAACAAATCAATACACATATTTTCTTTGGCCCTACTTATTATACCAGATTGAAACATATGGTGAATGAAAAAATGAACTATAGAGGAGGAGCCGATTCCGCTTCTGCACCCATAACAGGTATGACCAGACAACCTACACACGGAAGAGCTAATAAAGGTGGTCTACGTATTGGTGAAATGGAAACCAACGCATTACTAGCTCATGGAATAGGGTCCTTCATCAAAGAATCTATGATGGAAAGATCTGATAAATATAAATTTGCAATCGATAAAACTAATGGTATCATTGGTATTCCACACAAAGATGGCTACAGATCACCCTTTGATCCAAATGTTACAGAATTCACTAATGTTGAAACACCTTACGCATTCAAACTGCTCATACAAGAATTAGCTGCTATCGCAATTAAACCAAGTTTATTAACAGATTGTACACAGCAGGATGAAGAAAAAAACGACATCTCAGAAGACGCTCTGTTCTCAGATACGAACTCGGAAGACGATAATGATATAGACAACAATATTTAATTATAACACATACAAACTCATTTCATACAACTTTATGATAATAATAATAAAAATAAAATAACATCTAATAACCCTTCATTTATATCGTAATAATATATATCATATTATAGAGTTTACTGAATAGTACACCTTTTTTATCTTCTTTTGCTTTATATAATCGGCGCAAATTTTACAAGGATGTGAATACTTAAAATTCGAAAAAGGTCCGATCCTTACTACGTACATATCACACTTACTGAGATCCTTGTTCTTTACTTTTTTTATTGTCGATATTTCCGCATGAACACTAAAGCCGCATGCATAATGCTCTGTACTACATTCATCTTGAAAGTGAATCGGTGTTACATACGATGATAAATCAGTCTTGTATTGGACATTGTTATTTATTTTAAAATTATAACCACAACTTATAATCTCGTTTTTATACACAATTACACATCCATGTTTCTGTGTTAGAATCGATTTAGACGCTAAATATGCACATTTCTTTAAAAACTTTGCTTGGTTTATATCACATGTCTTTGATATGTCAACATCTTTTAAGTCGTAATTTGACCGATTTCGTGCCATTTTTTATATTATATTCATACCAAAGGTGTATTGTGTTATAAAATTAATTATTTCATAAACTAGTTTTTTTTTTCAATTTTTTATAACCCCTGAAAAAAACCCAACAATATTGCTACAAGTAGAGCTTTAACGTAAGGAATCCCAACAGAATATCTCGTATCGCCTAGTTTTATCAATATCAAATCGTTTACATATTCAGAATAGGCAATTAACACGATAATAAATATGATCAATATACTAGTGATATTTATTCTTTTTAAGTGACGAAATACACTATACAAACTATCTTTATTGATCATAGAACAACTCTCTGTTGGGGTTGTCTGACCTGTTTGATTACTATTTTCATTTGTAATTGTTTTTATGTTATTATCATTCAATGGTGTTGTAGTATTTACGGTAGTTTTGTTTTCCAAATCTTGTTTGAGAGACTCGATCTGCTGTTGCAAAGATAATATATTCTTATTTGTAAGTGTCTCTTGTTGTAACACCTCCTCTATATTTATATCATCATCGTCGTCATCATTCACGATTGGTTTACTGTTTTTTGACATATCGTTTGATTTATTTACTACATGTGAATGATTTTTGGGCAGTTGTGACAATGGCGTAGACTTTGACATATTTACAATACATTTAAGAAAATTTGATACATTATAAAAACGAGACTCTTAACATTTAGTTGCATACGGTGTATACTTATAACATTCTTCATTTATTCGGTACACATTTTTGTTCACCTCCTTTATGGGTGGACCTTTGATAATTACACATCTACCATTTTTACAAATCTTTTTGAAAAATGAAGCCATGCCTAACCCAATAATAACTGAAATAATTATCGAACCGTATTCCGTATCCATTATATGTGTTAACATAGTGTTAATGTTTTTTTGAATATAGTAAAGAATATAATTATATTTGTAGTTTTACAATTACACTAATGTATAATTTCATATTTTATCTTATTTTTTTAGTGTTTGAAAATTCTCCATTACAGGTTGATCTAATATGTTTGACTTAGAAACATTACAATTTACTGACTCATGTTTGTATTTATAACAATTATCATCTCCATCTCTGTATACCAATTTTTCAGTATTTAATGGAGATGGGAATTTATGAACGACAGAGGGAGGTGGAGTAATAATATATATATATCCAATACCAATACAAAACGATATGACCAAATAAAACAGATTCAGCTTTTCAAACATTTTATATACTACATATTTTTTATTCCATTAACTTGTTGCATAATTGAGCTTTAGATAGTTTCTTGTAATTACTTCCCGCTTTTGACTGCATAGATACATCTTTACTTATCATTTCGATTATATCCTCTCGACTCATATAGTACACTTTTGATCTTTTGCTACTTTCACATTCACTTTTGTTTGTAAATGGAAACCTGAACGTGTTTACATCACTTATTACTTCACTTTTAGTTTCGGTTACATTTTCATCATTTTCTGTTTTGTTAGAAGTGTTAGGTGATTCTAAGGTACCTATTATCTTTTTACACAAAGATTTTTTGGATAAATTCTTATATACATTTCCCAACTTGCGTTGAAGATTTTCATCCTCATTTACAATTTGGATTATCTGATCTCGACTCATGTAGTAATCCTTACTTCGTTTACTATCATTACATTCTTCAAGAGTATTAAACAAAAACTTTTTCATTTTCTTTTTATATGTAGGCGATTCAAACGCTTTGGTCGCAGTTTTTTTTAATATTTTCTTCGCCTTTTTATGAATTTTGTCTTCGTTGAGATCTTTTTTGTTGTTTTTTGAAGATGAAGGTGATGACGGTGGTGTACCATTTACAATATTATCGGACATCCCGATGTTAGGTAATTTCATAACGATCTCTGTAATACTGTTCATTTGATTTTCTAAATTTGTTCTTTCCTTCATTATATTGATTATGTTCTCATTGTGATCCAATTTGACATACTCTTGTATTAAATTTTCATATCTGATAGAATCTGATACATTGTTACGTAATTCGTCTAAACTGGACCCAAGAGAATCTTTCTCCATCTGAACTATTATGTTATTTTTCTCTATTTTCTTTTTTACTTCCTCTTTATGAAGCAAATAACACATCTTTATAGTATCACGTAATGCATATAATTTGTTAATTTTTTCTGTTAACTTCTCCAATGTACTTATCACACTATTTTGACTTAAAGAGTTTCCTAAATCATATAAACATTGTTTTTTTAACTTGTTGTAACTATACCATGTATTTACAATATCAGAAGTAACCTGTTCCATTAACAAATCGACCTTTTGATATATTGGTTTCTGTATTTTTACATTGGATTGTTTAAAACGAGCATAAATGGAATCCGCAGTGTTGTCTATTTCGTAATCTTCCTTTGCTATTTTCTTCTTTTTGTTAATTACAATATTATTTAACCTAATATACTCCTCATACATTTTAGTATATTTATCTATTATGTCGCTATTGTAATATTTTGTATTAGTTTTATAAAGCTCTTCGGCATCTATCATTTTCTATTATTTTACTATCATTTTTTTTTAGTTGAATATCATATCTATCAAACAAAAAATATAAAATGATAAGATTGATGAAACTGTTGTAAATACACCAAGTGAAAATATTGTATCTATCTTTGAACAACCAAATGATTTTACGGTATCATTGTTTTTAAACATTATACTTGGTTTACTCACATATACCAATATCATAAGTAATAGAAAAAAGGTTACACTATACAATATTCTTCCATTTACTCTTATCATCGAAGCTTCTTTATGATTATATATTAATATATATTTAATTTCTGTCAATAAAACAAACCATAATGAATTTATTACAACTCTTTTCTATTTTAGGTATTATATTCGGTGTTTCTATTTTAATTTGGTTTTTTACTTACACACATTCAAAAAGAAATATTGAAGCTTTTAACACTGTTGAAATAAATGTGGATATACCCTCTAATATCGGTTATACACCGTCACAATTTCAATTAGAATGTACACATGCTATAATTAAACCTACAGATTGTAAATTTACCAATATAATTAATTTCATGAAACATGTAGACACTTTTAATTTTGTCGGAGTAACTCCTTTTCCTACACACTTCTATGTTATTACAACAAATCATAGCACTATAACAATGGTTAAAGAAATACCGGAAAATAGCGTTATATATTATACAGATGAAACATCATTGTGTTTTATTCAACATCTCATGATCAAAGTTTACAAAAAAACACTAGAATCCTTCTCGTTTAAACAGATTTCTGAAAATATTGGTAATTATATTAATAACCATTGTAATTCATATGATATTAACAATAATATGTTCATCGATTTTTACACAAATCCTGATTCACATAAAAGCTTTTTTGTTTATGGTCTTAATTCACATTTTGATGAAAAATTATCCGATTACTACAATAACTACTTTGGTAATGGCAATCGAACTAAATATTTATTACTAACTGATAATGATCCCTACAAATTAAGCCTAATACAACATTCTTTTTTTAAAGCAAATAAAGATAATAATGAAATGATCAATCCCTATAGAATATCTATGGATGATATCATATATACAGACAAGAATATAGAAGAGGTTGACATAAATAAACTCATCGAAAATAATTATATTGACTTTAATCGCAGTCAAGTTTATATGGATGTATATAATTGTAATATCCCTGATGAGGTGGAAGCCAATATGCAAGCTTCGTCTCACGATGTTCGTATTATTGAACAAAACAAATATGAATTGAAAAAATATAGAAACAGCTGCGATAGTAGGTTTCCTAATAATGAAAACATGAATACAAATAAAACATATCTAAATTTACGATGTATAAATGGTAATAATATGTTTGTAGATATTATGTTCCCTTTTGCATTCGATTATGATATTAAATTGTCAGATTTGGATTTTAATAAATTAACAATATTTGGTGATACCTTCGATGGACAGATCCCAATTCATCCAATTAATAATAATAACAGATTTATCAATCGATATAAAGTTAATGTGAATCCTCATCATCATACTGTTGAATCTTTCATAGATGATATATATTACAATTCGGATATAATGAAAAACGAAAATAACAATGAAACATATACTGTTTTCACAAACTCAATTCCATTGGAATTTGATGAAACAAAATACAAAGTAGAGTGGATTCAAAACTTTAACACTATAACTTACTTTATAACTTCCGTTGATTATGAAGACGTGTACGCACAGTATACCCTTTCAGATAATACAAAAAAAATAGTCAGTCTTTTCGAAGGGGATCGTGTGTTCCTTAAACCGGAATATATTACAGATAGCAAATTAAGTATTTTTATAAGCAACAATATGCAATTAAACAATAAAAACTTTTATCACGGTACAGTTGTCAAAGGAACAAGCCTCAAATATAATAAAGAACAATATCAAAAACTTGTTATTAAAATGGTGGATATAAGAAAAAATCATGATATAAAAGGAGCCTGTTTCGACGAAAACTGGGAATCAAATAGCGACGAAATGACAGCGATACAAACAGAACAGGAATGCGAGTCAAACGACGAACGCAATTTAACATGGGATATTCCTTGCAAATTTAATTACGAATGTCCTTTCTATCAAAAAAATAAAAATTATGATAATCATCGAGGTGGATGTTTAAACAATGGATCTTGTGATATGCCTGTGGGGATTAGACACAGATCTTTCAAAAAATATGACGAATCTAAGTCTGAAGAAAACCATCCATTATGTTACAATTGTCCACCTAATACACTGGATTCAAAATGTTGCGCGGAACAAGAGTTAAGTGCTAACAATGATAAAAATTCACAATTTAAATCTAGTGATTACATGTTTATCGCAGATTATTCGGACAGAAAAAAACTTCTGTTCACATCTGACTCTTCGTGCAACAAAAATTCTCTAATGGTAAATAAATACTTGTAAAAATAAATCATGAAAAATGTTGTCATCATTTCAACATGTTTCATTGTGTTTTTATTCACATGTCTTACTGTTATTACCATTGTTATATGGCCTAAACCAGAATTTGTAGGTTGTTATCTTAAAAAACCGGATGTTTTTAAAGAACATTTTCAGTCAAATATTTGTTCAAAAACTAAAAATAAGATTGATTCTTTTCAAAATAATATATTTTGGGAAAATAAAAACACAGACTCAAATACTAACGAAAGTTCGAATAACGAAATAAAAAAACTCTTTCAAAAGTATCTTGTAACACCGAAATTAAATATGAAATCACTCACCATTAATAACGAGTGGAAAATATCTAATTTATTTTCATTTCACATGAAGAATATGATCAACAATTGGTTATTACAAAAAACAGATCTTAAAGGTTTTAAATGTCTGTCAGTAATTCCAAAATCAGTTTATCAAAATGTATCTAGAGAACCGAATGTGAATGTATCCTTTGAAGTCGAAACCATTATACATAGAGTATCAAAAAATATTGGTAAACATCTAATTATCAAAGGTGAAATACTTCAAAACGAATTACATATCAATTCTGTTAATATAGTCGGTTCAATTTTCAATGATAACTTATATTTTAATGGATTTAATAGCGATTTTAACAGTGTACACTCTCCTTATTTATCCGTATATGACTATTATGATTTTTAATTCGCATCATCATCATCGTTTTCCCCAGAATAATGTTCATATTCTGGATTATATCCATTCGTGTTTTCATAATCAGCATATAGATTTATATTCGTTGAAAATACATCAGTAAAATCAGATAGATCCATTTTACCAGACAACCCATTCTCTTCTAAGTTGATGTACAATAATCGTTCTGCATCACTCATTTTATCTTTTATATCAAACTTTTTCTGTTTGTCAATTTCACGCATTTGTTCTACATCGCTTTTATACACATTTGGTGTATCAATATCACGAAGCATACACGGTAGTTCCATTAATGATTGTAATATTAATCTACATAACATACGAACCTTGTTTTGTCCATTTTGTAAATTGTAAATGTATTCATACGTATCAGTTTCGGTTACATTATCTGGTACAATAGCATTTAATATGTTTTCCATAAATGAAACAATTATATACAACAAAAGCTTATCATTGTTGTTCTTTTCGTTGTTTACCTGTAATAAATAAACTGATTTTGGTGTCGGTATATTTTGTATTTGTTTTAATATCGTATTGTTTAAATTAATGTCTTCCACCAACGACACATGTTCCGCATTTTCTTTTTTATTACCGATTTCTTCCAGAAATAACTTGTCTTTTGGATTTTGTCTTAAATATTTCTTCAACAACGAAGATTTTACAAAATTCTGAATAAATGATTCTTCATTAAGATTATTTATTACTTTACTATGAGGGATGAACATTCTAGTTTCTATAAACTTTACAAGAGTATCTACAAACAAATACAAAGTACCACTATCAGTATCAGTATAATCTTGTAATATGTAAATATCGTATATTTTTTTAAAAATGTTGTCGAGTTCTTTCTTTTTTTCAGGCAACATAATTTGAAGCAGTTTTCTCAATTCGTTTAAATGATCTTCAACATAAAGCACAAAATTTGTCCAGGCGTTTTCTGTAAATTTTTGATTTACAAGTTTTTGTAATTCTACACAATATTTGCTATTATTTTTTCTTATGAATGTTTTGATACTTTCATTTAATGTGTATGAGATATTTTCATGTATTCTTTCAACTTTCTGTTTATCAGAAATAACAATAACATTTTCTTCAAATTTACTAGGATATGAATTACGAGTTATAACTAATTGCAATGGGTTCGTATTATCTGGTAGTTTGAATGTTACATTTGGTATTAGATTTTCAGATATTTTATGAATATTACAATCTAGTTTATTCATTTTGTTATTGGGTAAAAATTTTGAGATGGATGAAGAGTAATAATTCAATATTTGATCGGAATGGTCATTATCGTTAGATTCCATAAATTTTTCAAACGAGAGCTTTTCTTTCGACAATGTTTTACGCAACTCTGGTTTAAATTTTAAAATATGGTTAACCACACTGACTATCTTTTGCTTATTACGATCCTGATCACTTAATAAAGTATTGCTTTTGTACACAGTCTTTATCAAACATGCTAAATAACCGATCGTAGATTTGTTATTCGTTTTATCAAATGATGTTAACGGATAACCTTGTAAGGCAAAAAACTCCCTACATTTAGAATGTATTTTATATAACTCTATCTTACGACGGTTGATATTGATAAATATTAACATAAAAGATATCACTATAATAATTTTGGTGTATTCCAAATACATCAACTTATCCTTTTCACTTTTAAACATTTTAGAAAAGTCTTTTAGTTTTGGATTATTTTTTAAGACGGCTCTCTTCTTCTCTTCTAACAATAAACCTCCTATATAATGACTGTTTTTTTCAATATAGTCCTGCTCCTGTTTCGTAATTTTAATCATACCAAAATGATGTGAAATCTCAGATATATACATATTAATGGTTTTGAAATTAGAGTTGTTATTATTTTTATCTTCCTTTATGTCGTCTTTTTGATAAGTCCCAATTGACTCAAAATTTAATACTCTACTGTTTTCCAGATTACCAAAAGATTCCTCGAGAGTGGTCTCTTGTAAATTGCCAGAAAATTCTTCATTTAAAACTTTGTTAACATCTTTCAGAAAGGAAACATTTTTATATGATTGTGGTTTCAAATTTATTTTGTAAAAGTTCCATACATTTGTTGCAAATAAATTCATACTTTCTTCATTAATTGGTTGTGAATTTAACGATGTTCGCATCCAGGTAAGGGTAGACTCTAGTTGTTTTTGTTTTTTATTAAGCATCAGTTGTTTTTTCACTTGAAGCAAATCTTTGACTTGACTATAAAAATACTTCTCTGTAACTTGTGTATCCACACTATTTACAATACTTTTTAATTCGGATTCATACAAATTAATTTTTTTTATTAAATCATTTTTAGTCTCTTTGGAATTCGTAAATTTGGTTACCAAACCATGTTTTATAAAAGCCATAAAATGTGCCATTCCATTGTCAATGTTTCTATGTAACAAATGAATTCGATGTAATTCTGAATCTAAATGTTTAGTTTGGTTTTTTAACTCCCTGTAATATGATGCATCCATATATTTAAATTGTAAATTAGATGCACTTGAAAGACGATAGTTCTTGTAAGGTATTTTTATGAATCTGGATGCATTCAAATCTATCTCTTTATGTCTTGATATATTACTCTTCAAAATATCTAACACTTTCGATTGTAAAACTGGACCCGTGTCCCGTTCATAGTTATAATCATAATACTCTTTCGTAAATTCAGAAATTTCACTCAAGTTATAAAGGTCACGCATTTCGGTTCTTTGTAAATAAAAAAACTCATCGATGTTTGGTATTATTAGGTCCGATAACATCTGGAACCTGTCGTTGGTATTCCATTTATCTTTACTTGTGTCAAATATACATAAAATATCCTTTTCGAATATGTAGCGCTTCTCAAATTGTATATTGTTTTTCTTATTCAAAGAAAACCAGTTATCTTTTAGTTGTTTTAAATTGGTGTTAAAATACACTGTAGATTTGAATTTTCCTTTGTATAAAACAGGTTTGTCTACATTTATAGTTATAATTCCGTTTTCTGTTTCAGAAACTCTACCATTTACTTGTTTGGACTCTGAATACAAACAGAAATGTAAGGTAACAGTGTCTCCTACTTTAAGATTTAATATTTTATCAAAATACCGATCCACATTAACAATATGAAATGAATTAGGAGAAAACTTTGTATGACGCTTATTTCTACACGAAATAAAAAAACCTGTTATGTTTATATTCTTAGATATTGGTTTGTAAATTTCAAGATAATTTTCTGTTTTAATCGTATTTATTTGATTCAAAGATACATCCTTAATCCTTTTAAGAATTTGCGTATTCTTTAAATTGTGAATCTCTTCAGTCTCTGCATAATCAAATCGATAACACAGAGTATCTTTGTCTATAGTATTCTTTAAAAATTCATCATATCTATCCGGACAAACTCGAACGATCTCTCTATCTCGTAGTTCAAAAGAAGGTTTTGAATTTAGAGGATATAGAAACTGAACTATCTCAAGATAATCAGAGGCGAACTTTTTATAATCGTTTTTTAACAATTGCTTGAAATCTTCGAAATACTCTGTTCTATTCTTATAAAAATATTCACTAGATTTATCCGTCATATTATTCACAAGGCTTTCTGTGGAAAATTCTTTTTTTGCATTTACTACTGGAATTAACGAATTAAACATCGTAATCATCATATTGCTCTGATTAGAAGGATCCTCATTTAATAATTTAATAAAGTTTTGATTCTGAGTGGAGTTAAGAGGTGTTTTGTAAAAATCGTAAAGAGTATTTATTTCATGAGATGCTTGTTCGATAGAATAAGAAAATGGAGCGTTCTTATCCACACGAACTAATGTTATTTCATTCAAATCCGAAATCTCCTCAAATATAATTTCATCCTCCGCAATCATCGTCTCATAATAGTCTTGCTGTGTAGATGGTGTATCTTCTCTGACCGTCTCTATCATCTGAACAATAACAGGTTGTTGATTTAAAGGAATGATCTCTTTTTCTGTTTTTTTTTCACTTGCATTATCATCATCATTATCATCATCAGGTGATCCTTTATTATCATCATCATCATCATCAGGTGATCCTTCATTTTTTTCTGATGCTGTTGATGCCTTTGTTGATATTGATGCTGTTGATGCTGATATATGATCGACATATTCACGTCTTTTTGTCTTTCTATATGCTCTAATTATCTTATCAATCATACTTTTATCATCTTCAGTACTTAAAATATATGTGTATTTGTTATTCTTTTTAATTGCTATAGGTTCGAAATGAGTATCTTCTATATTAGAAATCAATATTGTATCACGATCAGGCATATAATCTGTAACTCTAGGATAAAACTCACCATCTTTCAAAATCACAATGTTGACCAACTTTAATAATTCTAAAAAAATTATGAAGCTTTCTTCAAGATATTCTGATGGGTCCTCTAATTTTGTGTGTATATATGTTTCGATATCCGGATATTCATCATGATCCAAAGTATCATACACATTTTTGAAAAAATCTTTTATACGTTTTCTGTATTTAGCATTTGACGATAAAGATTTTACAATTACCTTGACAAGTTCTTTTCTGTACCTCAATCCCTCCATATGTTTGTTTGAAACTGATAATTTACGATATTTAGATTCCATTAAATACAAAAAACTGTGAATTAAACACGTTCCGTCCCCATGAACACCAATTTTATATAAGTTTTTTAGATACTTGTTTTCATAAACCTTTTCTGTATCGACATCTAATATTGTCATTTTTGAATGTTTATCTTTATTACCATTAGTTTCGTTAACATTTGACATTTTAATGTAATACAATATAAATTTTATAGTTTTCACATTACATGAGCGATTTCTATTTTGATGTGAAAGTAATTACTTGTAATAAATTGAATTGATAAATAACATAAGTTCATGAAATAACACAATTTTATTATTTTAATAAACTTTAATTTAAAATAAAAAAAATAAAAAAATAAAATTACCTATCATGGTAAATTGTAATCATTTACATAAAAAGTATCGCATCCATCCATTTATTTTGAAACAAATGTGTTCCATTCATTATTTAATGAAAACAGTTCAGCTTTGATAGAAGTGAAACTTTTGATTAAGAATTCATTGAGCTGTCTTTTGGATATTTCATTGTCAAATTTAAGTTTGAGTAAAAACATCTCCTCCAACGGATGTGGTACACAATATCCAGCGTACGATACATCATATTGATCCTTTAATTCTTTATCACGGACGTAGTGATTCATTATAAAAGATTGCACTAAGTTCCCAATGGTATGTGTAAATCCTCTGAACATGACAGTGTAAAAGTTGGGCATATCGCTTATAGTACTTACCTCTACAATTGATGAATCGTCACCTTTTGCGAATTCTACTATAAGATTTTCAATATGTGTAATGATAACATTACAGCCTATATCAAATACTTCATACGGTGACATTTCTGATTCAACTTCTAATGAAAAGGTTACTTGATCAGGTTCTCCATATTTATTTTTCAAAAAATATTTGTATTTATCTAATGTGTCAAATTCTTTTTCGAATTCTTTTACATTACTATTAGACAAACCTTTTGTTTTTTCTTTCAATGCTTTTGTAATAGCAGAATTGTCCAAAGTGTTGAAATAAGAGCACTGACTGATACTATTCCAACATATACAGTTTTTTGCAGTTCCTTTTCGAGCAATACATGTCAATTTGATTTCAGTTCCTTTTTCAAGGCTTTCAAAATTAGGTTTGAGTTTAGTCAATAAAATATGATCTTTAGTTATGTCATCTTTTGGAAAAATACGATTTATAAAAGATTCTGGCATTTTCTCATTCGTTTTATTATTTAAAATTACGAAATCTTCTGTTGTAACATTCATAATTTGACCAGTTTTATTCTTCTTATTTAAAATGAAAGTGTAATCTGAATCTTTCCAGTTTTCTATTTCATTTTTTGTGAAATGTAATGGAACAAGACTAAGTCTATGTGCCAAAAATTCGTTATGAAGTGGACTATCATTTACTTCAATATTAATATCATTTTCTACGAAGTGGTCTTTTAGTTTAAAATAAAAGCCAACTGAAGGAATGTCGGTAAGTATAATTCGCCGAATAGAATTTACCAAACTAATATCTACATTACGAATGTCGAAAATTATAGCATTCTTCTCTGGTGTTTTTAAATTCAAAAAATGCATGTTTGTTAATGTAATGTTATTTAATTTAAGAGATAAAAACGGTAGGACTTAAATCAATTTTTTATAGTATTTCAAATGAATAGATAACTTCATTATTTGGTTTTAAAGAAAATCTATTTACTTTTTGTTTACAGTTTTTATCGTAAACCCTGTATTTTCAAAGTTTAATTTAAAATTTAAGAACGAGTTTTGGCTTGAAGTACAAGAATATACTTATATATTATGAGCAAAATGGATTACAATTAAATAGACGCATACGTTCTATTAACTGATATGTATTTATTTATAACAATTACCTCTTGAAAAAACCATTTTTGTTTGTCATATTCTTTAAAAAAATGAATATATAATAATGCATATGCTTTTTCGTATAATTTACAGGTTTAAAAAGATACTAATAAAAAAAACAAAATGTCTAAACCTTTAATATTCATAAGTGGATATTGTGAGTATTGTAAAGAATTAATGACGAACTTAATGAAGAACAATATACAAAGCAAATTTGATTATGTGAATGTGGACGAAGGTAAAGAGATACCTTTGTTTGTAGATCGTGTTCCTTTAATGTATTTCGACAAAAAGATTTTGTTTGAAGATGGTTTGTTTGAATATATAGAAAAACTAAAAAATACTTTGTTAAAAAAAGATGACCAAATCAAACCGTTTATGATCGGTGAAATGAGTAACAACTCTTTATCAGATCCGTACTCCTATTTGGGAGAAAGTAATGAGAGTAAAAATGAATCCACATTTGAAAAAAACTATGGTCATATTGGTATGGATGACCAAAAGATATATACCCCCGAAGAAGACAATGTCAAAGAAAGGAATCAGTCCTCTTTAGAAGAACTCATTTCAAGGCGGCAAAATGATATTAAATATTAATTGAAAATTATTTATAGAACTACTATATGTTTACAATAAAATACTATTATCTTATTTAAACATGGAACTAGATACAAACACTAAGTGGGTATCGTGTTTTAACTCAAGATTGGATGAATTTCTTAAAGATTTGATCTCATCTTATCCTAATGATAAAGATTTTTTGATGTTTAAACAAAGTTTCAATATGATTAAACTTGTTGATGATTCGAAGCCAGCCTATTTGTTCAAAATTTACACTATGAGGTATGTAGATCAAATATATAAAAACGATGAGAAGTTTTTTTTGGATCATGATTTCAAAGATGAATTAACCAGTTCAGATAATAATAACTTTTCCAGTGAAATGTTAGTCAAGCTAAAAAGTTATTGGAAAACAATGAGCGATGAGAACAAAGCAGTAATATGGAAATATCTTAATTTGCTTTGTAAAATTAATATTAAAATCCAATAAAATATGCATTTAAAGATTTTATTCATAATTAAATAACAAACTGTGTCATGAATGAATCATTGTTGAAAAAAAAAATAGAATATGTATTTAATAAAATAACACTCAATTTTATTAAAGAAGTAAAAGATAAGGATTCTGAAGTAAAAAAGAAAATCAAAGAAACTTACGGTATATTTGATAAATATTCGGATAGTCATATTTTGAAATTCATTGATGCTTTTTATAAAACTGAAGCAAATATCAAGTTGTTAAAAATACCATATGAAAATACCGATATATTCCAAGAAAATAGTTCTGTTCTATCTCTGAATGTTCTTCAGAATATTACTGTTAATGAGATTTTAAGTGTCGTTGAGCAAAATGAAAAAGAGATTGTTAAATGTTATTTATATATGCTATTCATGTTCTCATTTTTGTATAGAGAAGTATGTCTCGTATTAGATACAAATGCCACATTTGAGGATGAATCGACAGAGAGTCGAGATAAAATTAAATCAATCGAATTAATGTTTAACAAATCAATTCTATTGATTCAAAATACTGAAACATTTGATATGAACACAGATACTGATGAGATTGTTGATGATGATTTTAAAATACTATTAGAAAACATTTATCACACTAAAAAGAATATTCAAAATATTAATATACATTATGATATAGACGAATATGAGAAAGAAACAATAAAAAATGAAAACAACGGATTTGAAAGTGCATTTGACTTTTTACATAATAGTAAAATCGGTAAACTTGCAAAAGAAATCTCACAAGATATTGATGTTACCAACTTGAATATTGAAAATCCACAAGACCTGTTAAATATGGAGACACTGTTCTCAGGAAAAAACAATGCATTAAGTGACATTATTGGAAAAGTTGGTGGTAAAATAACAAAAAAGATACAATCAGGTGAAATAAAACAAGATGAACTGATACAGGAAGCTATGTCGATGATGTCTAAACTCAACGGGGACAATTCATTTATGAATGATATGATGACTAATATGATGAAAAACGGTATGGGTGGTGGTATGGGTGGTGGTATGAATGATATGATGACTAATATGATGAAAAACGGTATGGGTGGAATGGGTGGAATGGATGGAATGGATGGAATGGATGGAATGAATGATATTATGAAAAATGTAATGGGTGGTGAAGGAAACGACAATCGTAAATCAAAGAAACTGGCAAAATTAAGAAAACGTCTTGAAGATAAACAAAATAAGTAAAATGTAAAATGTAAAATGTAAAATGTAAAATCTAAAAAACATATATAGTATAAATTTTTTATGTATTGTAAATAAATATAAATAGATATACATTATGGTTGATGATATATGGTACAATGACATTTCAAAATTATTTCAAATAGAGAACCTCACCAATTTTTTACCGAATGAAGATATGTCATTGGAAGAAAAACTAAACAGTGCATTAAGATTTACTATATATTTCAGTATATTAATTTTCTTAATTAAGAAAACATTTCATGTATTTTATATGGTAGTTATTGTTGCTGGTATTACTTATATCGTTTATAATATGAAAACGAAGGAAAACTTCTTTAATGACGAAGAAGAAGAACATGTTAAAAAAAACAAAAAAAACACAAAATGCACAGTTCCTGTTAAAACGAATCCATTTATGAATGTATTATTAAACGACTATGTTCATAATGCAGAGCGTTCACAAGCTTGTGATTTATCCGATGAAAAAGTTGAAGATAAGGTAAAGGTATATTTTGAAAACAATTTGTACACAAACATTGATGATGTTTATAACAGGAACTCTTCTTACAGACAATTTTATACAACTCCAAATACTACAATTCCTAATGATCAAGAAGGCTTTGCAAAGTGGTTATATTACAGTGAGGATAAAACATGTAAAGAAGGAAACACACAAAAATGTTACCGTTAGAATTTACTTTCTGTAGTTTTTAAGATTATTTTTGTTTTATATTATATATAAATAATAATAAAAATGATTTTTGATAAACCACATACACTTGGAAGTGACGATTGTTGGATACATTCACAAAATTTACAAAGTAAAGAGATGTATGAATACCATCTATTTAATCCTTACAAAACGAATATACCTAAATGTGAAAATAAAGTCAAAGAACTTAGTGATTTTGTTGTAGAAAACAACATGCATATTAGAGATGGTTATGGTTTTACAAACGCTTGTTTCGTTGATAATGATACCAAACTTCGAAATAATCAAAAATTAACACACGGTAAATGTAAAAATCAGTTAAATACACGAGTATTTCAAGCCGTACCTGATTTAGGTCACAGTGGTTTTGAACCAGTTATTGATAGCCGTATGACTCAAGGTGAGGATACATCGGAGAAAAAGAGTTGTAGTGTAAATAGTGGAAAAGGTTTTGATGTATTTACTCCGTTGATCCCTTGTTTAAAGAGTACCGTTCAAGATGTTAAACATATTGTACATCCAGACGAATGGGTTAGAGGAGGTGAGCATACCCGTGATCATATTAAACAAAAACGGTTTTTGGAAAGAAATGGATATGTATTTGAAAATAATATTTGGAAAAAGAAAAAATGTGACAAATGAGAAAATTTTTAATATAATTTATTAATAAATCATGAGTTCAAATCGTTTAATGTATGATACATGCGAGTATAAACAACGCTTACAAGAAAGCGTTACAAGTATAGATTTCTTACTTGACCCTATTAAATACGAGCACAAAGGTCGTTGTAGAATGGAACTTGGAATATTAGGTGGTACTAATGTATCTCATATAAAAGGTAATTTAGTCGATCTTGAAAATGATCTTAGAGGACAAAATAGACCTGCTACAAATTGTACTGAATATAAGTTTATACCATCAAATGATAATTTCCTACAAGGAAAAGAATATATTAAACCAGTAAATCACCCTAAAGTAGACACTGATATGCAACATTTACCATCATGTCAAATGATTGATTATAAACAAATACCAAGACCATTAGCTAAAAAAAACTAATCTTATTTTAAAGAAAAATACCAACAACAAACGGCATCTAAAACATATTATAGTAAATTTTTACATTAAAATGTATTGATTGATACACCATAACCTTTTTTTTCTGTATACAATATAAAAAACATTATGAGTTTTAATAGATTAGCATATGACACATGTAGTTATGTTACTGAAATAAAAGAATCTATGCAACCAGGTGAATATATGATAAATACACCAAATGCTTCAACTGATGAAGGATGTTTTTTCCCTAATCCCCAAATTAGAATGAACAAGCATGGTGCTAGCTTATGTGATAAAAACTTAATAGATGTAGATTCTGAACTTCTTGGATTGAATGTATTGAATACTAAATGCCCGTCCGAACAGTATACTCCATCAGACAAACCTTTTTGTAATTTAGTTAACATGAAAGAGTGTGACTTCTTATCACCAGAAGACACGAGATTAAGTAACCCACCATGTACTTTACGTGGAACCGGTTGGAATCGTTGGGAATGGCTGTGTGAAAACCCACAATCGAAAGGCGTTATAGCTCCATTTGAAATAGGAATACAAAATAGATTAGTTGTGAAGGATAACCATAGACCATGTATACCTACACCAATTGATAATACCATAAGTCTTCCATCAAAACTTAATGAATATGATCACGATGAAGAAGCTCATAATAGTGAAGTTTTACAAAAATGGACGACTATGTATGAACACGGTGCTAACTATCCTATGATTCATTGGAGATGTTGTGGTGAAATAGCAAAATTATAAGGTTTTTGAGATTTTATTCTTAATTATAAATAAAATAATATGACTAAGTGTTCGAACAAAACATCTGTCTGTAAATCCTTTAAGATTCTTGGATCTGGGATTGGTTTCACAGGAGGTAGATATGTCGCAGAAAATAAAATGACCGCTGCTAGACGTGCCGGTTCTAAGTTGTACAACAAAGTCGATAATAATGCACTCTACGAAAAATTCAAAAACAAAAAAAGTATCAAGTTTATTCTTGGCGAAATTACACAAGGTGGTGATAAGAAAACGACTGCATTTGAAGTGAGTCGTACAAAACTTGTTACACCCAAGACTGTGAAGATTGGTTCTCAAACTATCGTTTATAAATACGCATATAATGTAAAAAAATTGATCAATGTTAATGGAGAAGATATGGATTTGATGTAAATAAAAAAGCACAACCTTTAAAATAAACGCTTTAGAGTTACATTACAATGATTCCTCTTTACAAAATTAAATAGATCCTCTCGACGGATCCATTTAATCATTTTTATCTCGTTTCTATCTTTTGGGTTTGCGTTCGGTTTTATATTACTTTGCAATAACTCGACTACATAGAACAATTTGTTGCCTATTATTAATGTTCCATATTTCGTATGTTTCTTTATTCGCAAATCAATATTTGTTTCTTCCATAAGCTCTCTTTTTGCACATGAAAAATAACTACGGCTATTCATTTCTGATTCAGTCATGTGTCCTTTTGGAAACCCCCATTTTCCTGACGCACTTTGTAAAACTAATAACACTTCATCCATATTTGGACTAAATAATATCACACCACATTCATCAACCTTTTGAATCAACTCACGTCTTGATGATTTTTCCCATGGAATCATACATGTAATACGAGGATTGAAATGCATTAATTGTTGTCCATACATTTTTATGTTAAATTTTAGATATGTGATATTCAATTTTATTCGAAAAATATTAAAATCAAATTTTATTTTTATTCATAAAATATAAAATGGAAGTGTATGTGTTTTTTACTCTTATGGGATTAGGATATATGGCTTCTCAAAGTTCGACAAAACAGTCGAATTCTTTAAAAAATCATGTTACTCAACCACCACTATCTGTTGGTTCGACTACCAACGCTACAAAATCATATAGCACGTATAATGATGATATAACAAGCTTAGTCAAAACTATTGACAAACAAAAATCTGAAGAAATGTATAGAAAAAGCACATTGGAACATCCAAATGTAATCTCTACCAATTATAGAGACTCTATGAACACTACTAATGAAAGCAAAAAACAATCTAACACATTCGAGAGCTTGTTATCAGGAGAGCATATATCATTGAATGAATTTACTCATAACAATATGGAGCCCTTTTTTGGAAGTTCAATCAAACAAAATATGAACGACACGTCACCACATCAATCAATCTTAGAAAACTTTACAGGGGTTGGTGGTTATAAAAGTGAACATCCTAAAGTAGAAAATGTATGTTTTGCTGATATAAAGTCAAATTCTGGTAGTGCTCCTTATTCACAACAAAGTGCATACACAGAAGAATATGAAAGAATGCAACAAAGTAAATTGAAAACGAACGAGCTTCCTTTCGAGCAAAAACGGGTTGGACCTGGTTTAAATGACGGATATACCGACAGATCTTCACAAATAGGTTTCCAACCAGATGACAGAAAATATGCTATGCCAAAAAGTATAGATGAACTTCGCTCTCTCGATAATCAGAAAATGACATATGAAGCAAGAACAGTTGACGGACTAAAAGGAAGTAAACTTGGACCAAAACCTCAACTCGTTAAGAATAAAGTTGATACTTATTATGAAAATTCACCAGATAGATACTTTAAAACCACTGGAGCATACACGAAAGATAAATATCGTCCTAATGTCATTATCAAAGACACTAATAGAAAAACAAGTACATATTATGCCGGTAACTTGTATAAAAATATAGGTAACGAACAAAACAGCAAACTTCAAGCGACTAAGAAAAATATATTACGAGAATATGGAGTCCGTAATTTAGAACAAAATAAAATAGGAAAACCAGAGTTTACTTACGGTAAAGAAAATATACTTATTTACAATAACGAAAGAGATATCACCGCAACTCGTACCTACGAAGGTAACCTGACTAGTCTTGTTAAATCTATTATAGCACCCGTTCAAGATATCTTTAAACCTACCACAAAACAATATACAACATTCACAAATAGAGAGTTTGGTGAAATGCAAACAAATATTCCAAACAAACCAACCTTGTTCGACCCTAATGATATTGCTAAAACCACCATTAAAGAAACTTTTATTCATGACACAAGGACTGGTAATATTGCTGGTGAAAATAAACAAATCACTTACGATCCAGATGATGTCATGAGAAAAACGCTCAAAGAAACACTTCCATATTATGAAAATATCATCAACATGCAATCTAAAGTCACTAAACAAACAATCTATGATCCATCGGATGTTGCCAAAACTACTATTAGAGAAACCGTTGAAAACAACTACCACGACGGTCATATTGAAACTCTTGAAGGTGAAATGGGTGGATATCAATCCGCAAATGTTAAAGCACCCAACACCAATAAACAATTCATTTCTGACAACGAATATATGGGTACTGCTCCCTCTAAAGAAATGTCACACGGTTATCTCAATAAAGAAATACAAATGGAACCGACTAGCAAAGAATTCCTGTCCGATAATGAAAGATTCGGTGGTGTAAATAGCAAAGATACAAAACAAATGTCATATCAAGATATTTACAATGCAACTATAAACAATGTCAAAGAAAACCTCAATGTAAATAGGTCACCAACCAATAATAACGTTAAACTTGCATCTGGAAGTGATGGTATAATTATGGAATCAAATAAAGGTGACTGTGAAAGAGCAGCTTCTAGATCACATAATAATATTCAACGAATTAATGATAAATCAAACACTGTCGACTTTATCAATCTTACTCAAGAAAGATTTGATGAATGCGAAAATAAAATTGATGAAAGTATTCTAAAAGTTTTTCATGAAAATCCCTACACACAATCACTTAACAGCTCAATCTAACATGTTTTCTAAATACACTGTATCATACTCATAATCAGGTGTTATTATTTGCGTATAGGATAGTATACCATTCGTTTCTTCACCCCATTTTGTATCTCTATTATCACTTCGTATTTCATAAAATGCCTTTATTTTATTAACATTATTAATAGAACTTAACTGATCTATTTTAATGTTCAGTTCTCTTTGGTTAGTTGAATCTAATGTAAACGGATCTTGTCCTGTTACATTTGCCGCCCATTCTTTATTTATAAATACTAATCTACAACGAATTGTATCATTTGTCTTGAACAATAAAACTACAGTTTTTCCTTTTATCTTTTTTAGGAATGTTTGTAAATTATATGTATATTGTGAACTTAAATTTAGAATTAACTCATTTTTAGTATGATCTAAAGAATTTACTATTAAAACTCTAATTAAACCTTTGTTTTCTACTTTTTTACAACAACTCTTACATAACTCTCCCTCAGGTACCTGTGAACCAGTTAATATCTTCCAAATAGTTGAACCACATTTACTTGACCCACCTGTCTGTGATGAAAAACTAGATACTTGAACTCCATTATCATATGTTGTTAAATCTAACGATTCAGTATTTATGTATCTCGCTTTACCTATGGCTTTCTTTATGGATTGTACGTCTGAATGAACCAGTTTGTTACTTGGGTTCGTATAATCAAAATAAATTGATCCTCCACTATTTATATACATGTTTCCATCAAATGAGACCCTAGTATTGTCATCTAATACTGCTTTCTCATTAAACAATACATCATTATTGAAATTTACAACATTATTAGTTAAATTGTCAATTAATAGTGGTGATGTGAATTTGACTTGCTTTATGGGTGTTGCTATAAATGTTGATCGTTTTACTGGACTTGTTACCGAAATGTCCCCACATGGTGTATCTTGATTGATTGGATCATCCGGATCGTCAGGATCAGTCCATTTTTCGATTTGTTTTCCTTTTTTGTATTTTATTATCATCTTCATACTGGATGATACTAAATTTAACATAATGATAATTACAAAAAACACTATTATCGATATTACTTTACTAAAAAATGTATTTAACATTTTCTTTATTTTAATGACACACTATTTTTTGTACATCAATACGTTAATTCAGACTTAAAAATATAATCTATATAATTATTTACTCTTTGTTCATACACATAAACACGCATACATATGAATAATAAAAAAATTATTAATGTTCTTCTCGTTTCAAGTGTTATTCTAAATGGATTCTTTTTTAGTCTTATGTATAAATGTAACAAAAAAACAACTAAAAATAAAAAATATACATACAAAGTTATAAAAACTTTTAAAGACCTTCCTTTTTTTTAAGATTGTATTGAAAAGTTAAAACTATTAATAGCAAGATCGGTACTGGATCTACTTGTACCATTGTCATCATAATTGTACCACCAAAGCTTTTGAGTTATATCATCCTTAAAATCTTTTTCTTCTTTGAATCTCAAGTCATCGCTATCATTCATAAACATTAAAACCTCCCTTGATCTTGTTACTATCTGCCAATCGTTATTTATTCTAACTGACACATCATACAGATTTATACACATAATACTAAATTTACCTGTATAAAGATTATCAACTATTTCCCATATAAATTTAAATGGACTCTTATTGTAGATGTTTCCTCGATTGAATCTTCCTTTTTCCTCTTGCTTATAATAAACATATTCTGATGTATTTTTAGCATTTTGTAAATAGAACTCATCAAGAGTATTTTCTACTCTTTGTATTTTCCATGCAGATGATTCAGACATTTCTTTATAATCATCGTCTTTTTTTGGTTTAAAACTGTCTCCTTTGTGTTCATCATTTGGTATCGCATAAATCTTTTTTTTGTCACTGCTGTAAGTAATCAAATGAATCACATTTGGTATATAATTGTTAATCCTTTTAAAAGGAATAGTTGTAAATGTGTTTTCGTCACCAAATTGGTCTTTTCCGAAACTCGTAACTACACTACTTGCGTCATGATTAAAAAAGTTCAACACTGGAACTAATGTATCACTTGTTTTATTCAATATAATATCACTTATTACCAAATCTGCATTTATTATAACATTTTGATTCATATTAGCTTCAGCCACAAAAGGTCCAAAACTCTTGCCGGTCATCTCAATAAATTTAACCTGGGCCAATTTGAACGAAGGTATGTCATCAGGACAACAACAATCACAAATTTTATTATCGATCGGATCTACACCGTCTCGAACAGCTTTCCACATATTATATATACATGCATCTTTGTCGTTTACTCTAACGTCTCTTTTCTCTGTAGCATCGTGCACTACACACTGATGTTCGGGTGGGGATAAAAATTCAGTAAATAGATCTGTAACCACAAAATTTCCATCTTCCCATTTACCTCTATAATTACCACTTACCCAATCTCCTTGACAAACACCATTCACTAGCCTATCACTACAATACGAATCTTGTAATATGTTGTTCATATTATCAAAATTAAGGTGAATTGTTTGATTGATTTCTTCATTAAAAAATAAATCATCCCCATGTCTACTCTTGAAAGTTAAATGACTACCTTTATCCTTGTTTAAATATATATCATTGTTGAATGCAGCATTTTTAAATGAGACATCACTGTCTTTTATTACAACCAATTCTTTAAATCTCGTAGGACCATTCATACTTAACATTGGCGTCATTATTGTAGTATTATCTCTAAAATCACTATTATATCCGAAACCTGTGTGTTCAATCTTGTTATATATATTCTTAAATCCTACATTTGGACATTCCTCCTCAAATTTCTCTTTGGTGTTATTCTTTGATACTTCTTGCATACATGTTTTGTATCGATATAGTGTTATCATAATTACAAATAACAATATCAATGATATTACTTTTTTCATTTTATTATTTACAAAATATTTTTAAGAAAGATGTTTAATTAAAAAGTTAATGTATTTGTGCTTACATCGTATGTGAATACTTCATTATTTTCGATTTTAATATTTCTTGCATTTAATGTACCATTAACAAGCACATTATTATTAAACTCAATAGAATCTACATCGTCATTATTGATATTGATCTTATTAACACTTATTTCTTCAAATGATCTCGGTGTTGGTGCACAGTTTTGAATCACTGGTAGACTTATTTGACTATCACCTTCTACATCATTTGAGACTATATTGTTTTCTGTAATTTCATATGCAGTTCTTATAACATTTGATTCATTAAAATGTTCTTTCATTTGCCAATAATGTAATATCTTTATTATTATTAGTATCATAAGTAATACCATCACTCCAAATATTGTGTTAGTCGATTTAACACGCATTTTTTATTCTTTAACTTTATGTATGGTTTTTTATTTTTATGCTTATTGAGTATCTTCTTCGATTTCCTCTATCTCTTCGATCTCTTCGATCTCTTCGATTTCCTCGTAATCTTTCTTTTGTAAAAACCAACTTTCTAATCTAGAGATTCCACTAGCTTCATTCAAGCAGGTAACCCTATTATTGAACGGATGTATATTAAAAATACTACCATCAGGAGTAACACCCTCTAAAGCATCAGTTGATACACATGCACCCATCAATAATGTTCTTTTTCGTTCAAGATCTGCAATATCCAATGATAAAGTTTCCTCAAACTCATTCTGACTCAAACAATTTATATTGGAATTATCATAAAAACATAAAGATGTTTCCGGTTGTAAAACAATAGGGTCATTAAAATATACGTTGTTCATGAAAATTGTATTTGAATTGAAATAAAGCTTATCTGGTGTTATCATGCTTCTGTTTTCAAATTCGACATGTGTATCGTTTTTGAATGCCACATTCAATAAGTCGTCACCAATCTGTGTATTGCCATCTGAATTTATTTTTAACATTTTTTTGGAATTCAAATCCAAAGAATTCGTATTTACATTTTGCATATCAACGTTACCAACTATTTCAATATGATCATTTTGTATGGCTGATGTGTCACTTAATAAGGTATTTTTCGATATCCTGTCAACATTTATATGATCACTACAATAATCACTATTGCAAATTTCAGTAAATAACTCTTTTCGTTTATTCGCACATACTGATAATAAAATCAACAACACTATTAGTATTATGAATATACTATACAATTCCACCATATCATATGCTTTTATTAATGATAAAGATATGTTTCGTATCGTTTATTTCTATTCCTAAAAAAACATTGTAATATCAAAAATGAGTTTTAACGATATTCATCATAAATCAATAACAAATGACTGTTTGAATGAATTGGTATCATTAATAAGACCAATCCTTAAACAAGGATTACAATCCATATATGATACAGTTTGTAACGGTAACAATAAAATCAATATAATGCTCTTTCGAGAATTTCAAATTGAACTTGAAAAAGTACCATCTTGGAACAATGTCATGATTGATAAAGAATATGAAAGATTCGTCGTGTCTACTCGTTGCGATTGGTTAGGTGATCTCATCATTGCAACTTTTAAAGCATCCGCTAACAATATTTTGTCCTCTATACAATCTAATACTGAAAATGATATGTCTATTGATTTGATAGTTCCTCTACCACAACATTTTATACATTATTGTTACATAGAGATAGCCAGACTTCTTTGGAAAAAACCACAACTGTTTTATGAAAATGTTTCTACAATCAATAAACAAACAAATGATGACCTTATTGACGAATATATTGAAACAGGTATTAAAAGAACCATCAATAAAAATATACCATATAATAATCTATTGAAAAACACAAATAGTTCTACTAATAACAATAGTCTATTATATGAGGAACAAACCTCAAATAGTAAGGCGATCAACAAGGATTCGTCTTTTGATATTATTGACCATAAACTTATACAAGAAGACACCCCTTATACAAGAAGTACATCCCACGAAAAAACTATCGATGATAATGATGTCAATTCGGCTCATATACAAACATTACCAAGAGCTGCTTCTTTTGTTGCACCAAGACGAGATAACATAAACGAATCAGACGAAGATAACGATACATTATCTAATGCATCGGATGATGAACAATACTCTTCTGATACCTATAGTCAAGATGCTTACGAGATGGATAATACTTTAATCGATCATACAAAAGAAAACATGGGTAATGTAGATACTGTATCTATCAACTTAGATAATCAAATGGCTTTACAAACAACACAACAAGAGTATCCCGTTGAAAAATCATATGAACAATATTTTAAACATACCAACACAAATATTGTTCATAATACACCTACACCTGATAATACACCTGATAATACACCTACACCTGATAATACACCCGATAATACACCTGATAATACACCTACACCTGATAATACACCCGATAATACACCTGATAATACACCTATACCTGATAATACACCTACACCCGATAATACACCTGATAATACACCCGATAATACACCTGATAATACACCTATACCTGATAATACACCTACACCTAATAATACACCTATACCTGATAATACACCTACACCTAATAATACACCTACACCTGATAATACACCTACACCTTTCGATCATGTAAATAATACGACGGAACGATTGGTTGTACCTCAGGAAAAAACAGAGCAATACGAAAACTTTGAAATCGATCTTAACAAAACAATTAAAGAGATTTATATCAATGAAAAAAGAAAAAAAAACGAAAAGAAAATTAAAAAGATTTTAGGTGTTAACATGAGTTATGACTCATTTATTCAACAAGATAAACGAAAACTTAGAAACTTTTTGATGTTAAATAAACATATTCCCAAAATACAAAAATAATAAGTGTAAGTTTAATATGCAACAAAAAAAATCAAATACCATATCAAACAATGTATAAATTGGTAATTTCCTTTATTATAGCTATTCTATTAGCAGGTATTCAATTTTATTTTGACACACAGGGTAATACTCCAGAAAAAAACAAAACAAACTTTCCAATTAAATCTTTAATGGTGTTTACAAGTGTCTTTGCAATTACTTATATGGGACAAAAATTAATATTTGATGGTGGAATAAGTAATAGTTATGAAAACAACATAATGAGTCAACCCTTTTTGAAAAGCAATAATGTATCCAATAATAAAGAATTTAATGAACTTATGCAAAATATTCAAACAGGCGAAGCGCCTTTTTGAATATTTATAAAGTCTTAGTCATAATTACATATATAATATAAAATGAAATTGGAACTTAAAAAATTTGATATAAATACCATAACGGATGATAAAGTTGTTGTAATGATCGGTAAAAGGAATACTGGAAAATCTTATTTAATCAAAGATTTGTTATACCACAACTGTAATTTACCGATAGGAACAGTCATATCAGGAACTGAATCAGCTAATCATTTTTATGAAAACGTTGTTCCTAAAATTTTCATTCATGACGAGTACACACCTGTTCTTATCGACAATGTAGTTAAAAGACAGCAAAAAATATTAAAAACCATCAACAAGGAGAACTGTATGTATGGACGCACTCAAATAGATCCTAGGTCTTTCCTTATATTAGATGACTGTTTGTACGATTCTTCTTGGACAAAAGATAAGAATGTTAGAGCATTGTTTATGAACGGTCGTCATCTTAAAATGTTCTTTATTATTTCTATGCAATATCCATTAGGTATCCCACCTAACTTGAGAACAAATATTGATTACATTTTCATTCTCCGTGAGAATATTGTAGCAAACAGAAAAAGAATATACGATAACTATGCAGGCATGTTCCCTACTTTTGAAATTTTCTGTCAAGTTATGGATCAATGCACAGAACATTACGAATGTTTAGTCATTGATAATACTACCAAAAGTAATAAACTTGAAGATACGGTATTCTGGTATAAAGCAAACGAAACACCTTCTTATCGGGTATGTCAAGAAGAATACTGGATATTAAGCAAAAATATAGGAGACTCTAATGAAGAAGATGCCGAAGAAATGTTTGACCCATCTAGTATCAAAAAACGACAACATATTATTAATGTAAAAAAAATCTAACGAACAGGAAACCCAGCGCTTCTTGTATCTGGTACATTATCAAACATCGCTTTTGATGACTGACTCGTATGTTTATCATTCATAAGAAATTCATCATAATAAGTTCTTGGAATGAATTTATACTTAACTCGTACATCTTTTTTTATTTTTTCTATTTTTTCTTCATATATTCCATGAACAATCATAAGCATACCTAAAAACAAAAAAATAAAAATTATTGTTTTCATATTTTAAAACTAAATAACATTTTTATATCATAATTTTAAAATTTATTATCTAGTTAACATTCTTGATAAGTTTGATCCGTTTGTCCCTCTTCAAACAAAGACTTCTCGATATCTGATGTTGTTGTAATATCAACCTCTTCATCATCAATAATATCAGGCATATTATCCTTATGAGTCTGTTCGTGTGTACGTTCAATGAGTTCTTTCTTACGCTCATTATAAAATATATCCTTATTCTCACAATTCTTCTTGTACTCTCTCATCAGTGTATTAAGCTCAGTCTCTGAGTATTCACCATCCTGTATTTCGTCTGGATTTGCAGACCATGGACACCAGCATCCGACCTGTGCTATGTAAATATTATGAGAGTTATTATCAATTCTCTTAAGCACTTCCGCACGAATCTCTGCCTCCTTTTGAGTTTCATATGTTCCACGAATCTTGATACCACGAATAGATGTCTGATAGTTGTTCTCTTCGGAAAACTTGTTACTTATATCTATCTCGTTTTCAATTTTGAAACTTTTGAAGTCTTCATCGATACTGTTCGAATCAAAAAACACAGAATATTGCTCTTTGATAGAACGAATCTCGTTTGTTTTGTCGGGAAAGAGTACTTCAAGACCGTCGACTAACTCAGTATTCCTTTTACATAGAGATTTCATATACGCAGAAATTATATATGCGTCTTTGGACTTGATGACATCATCTGGTGATAAGAAAGATAAACACACATAGTTCTGACCCCTAATTTGTGGATCTTGTTGCAAAAAATCTTGTTTACTCACATCAATTCGTTCGTTTGTCTCTGGTTCCATTATATACAAAAATGTTATCGTTTTAATAATTTAAATTGAATATCTTTATATATGTTATTTTGTTTGTAAATTTTTTCTCCCTAATAATTAATAAAAAATATGTCTGAGTTCTCCTTTGATGTCATGGAAATTGTTGTCCGCATTCTTAAATATCTTTTCGAAGGTCTTGTTGTAGCCACTGCTGCTTTCTTCTTCCCCGGTAAGAAGCCCAAGGTTGAGGAAGTTATGTTTATCGGTTTCGTTGCCGCTGCTACCTTCTCTCTTCTTGATCTCTTCGCACCTTCAATCGGAGTTTCCGCTCGTCATGGTGCCGGTTTCGGTATGGGTGCCAACCTTGTTAACTTCCCCAATTAAATAATATAACATTTATTGTTTAAAAAGTACACCAAAAAAATTATATAAATTTGTTTTTTTATTAGTTATAAAACATTGTTTTTTAGAACAAACATTTACAAACATTTACAAATATTTTCATGTATAATATAAAAATAAAAAATGTTTACAATAAGTTTGCAATATATACAAAATTTCATACTTCTATTAATTTCATTAATTGTATCATGTACATTTAATAAATTCCATAAACAATCTAAAAAAATTCCAAAAACTATATGGACTTATTGGGATGATGAAGTGCCTATTAGTGTTGTTAAAATTATCAAAGAATGGGAATTTTTAAATCCATCGTGGAGAGTAATTATGGTTACTAATAATATCTTACCAAGATATCTTAAATCGTCAGAGTTACCAGCTAACTTTTATGATGGAGTTGAAACTTCCCAGTATTCATCGGATATTGTAAGAATTGCTATATTGTATAAATTCGGAGGTATATGGTTAGATGCAAGCATAAAGCTTTTAAAAAGTTTAGACTGGGTTGTTGATGAGTTCAATAACACAAATATAGATTACTTAGGATATCAAATGCCGTCTTTTACAACAAATAGATATAAACCAGTGATTGAAAGTTGGTTTATTGCATCTAAACCTAATACAACCTTCTTAAAACAAGTTTATAAAGAAATGAATAAAGCGTTTGGTAGAAGAAAACAATATGTTAAACAAGTTGAAAAATATGTGGATCTTCAAAAAATTCCTGAAAATTTAAAAGATTATTTATGTATTCATGTATGTATGCAAGTAGTTTTACAAAAAACTAATGTAAATATGAAAAAGTTTAAGTTGATTGATGCATACAAAGACGCTTTTTATTTACATGGTAAGTTTAATTGGTCTTCAAAACATGTCGTTGAATATTTAAAAACTAAAAAGTTTTTCGAAAACGAAAATAATATGAATCTCGTCAAGTTACGAGGGTCTGAAAGAATTTTGTTATGATCATACCAATACTTTCTATTACATCTGATAATTTAAAAGTTCAAAATCTTTCTGATAAAATTTTTGAACTAATTGCTTTGTTTCTTCATCATAATATCTATTATAATCTTCGTGTTTGGAGATATTCGTTTTTTTTAATGAAACTGGACTATATCCATACATTTGTTGAAGTTTTATATAATCTTCATTTAAACTTTCTTGTTTTAATATATGTGTCACTTTTATATTATTGTTTTTATCTGATAAAAATAGGTATTGTGGCTTATAATGAGTATCATTTATAAACTTATGTAAATTCTTTACAAATTCTTTGAAATTGTTTTTATATTTTTGTTGTTTTTTCATACTTTCAATATCCCACACATTTTTCATTCCACCATCCTGAAGATAAAAAAACGCAGACACCAAACGATCATACGGGTTTCTAACGATCGTATATGATGATTTGTATTTTTTACCTTTTCTAATTACATCGTTAATACTTGTATGAAAAAAATAAATCGAGTCTTCGAAAAATTTAGTGTTTTTTATAGAATTGCCTCCAGTTTTAGGAACATGTATGAATAAAAAAGGAAGAGTGTATATCTTAATTAAATGAATAGATACTAACAAAGTCACCATTACTACAAAAATTACAACTTTAATCAGACACTCTTTCATGATTTATTATTAACATATATTTTCATTCAATTTATAATTATTTAATTGCTTATTTTTAGTATTCACAATATGATAAATGAGGATTGAGTTTGTGATTAAATGTTCTTCGGATTGATCGTTTTATAATATCTGAATTGGAAAAAGGATTAAATGTGTGAAATATATATAAGTTGATAAAAATTATTTATGACTGGACAGATGATACCCTAAAACCCTAAAAAACACCACATTATAAGCAATATGGGCTCCAAAAAATATGTACAACCAAATTTTAACTTTATTTTAAAAAATCCCGCACACACTTTTTTTTTAAATTATAGTATAAGGTATAAAGTATAAGTATTATTTAAAAAAGATTTAAATTGTGGTACTAATATAAAATGTACCACTGTGAACGGTGTGTATATTCAACTAAAATAAAATGTAATTTTATTAAACATCAAAATAGGAAGATACCTTGTCGTATAAATCAGGAAAATAGAACTCAAAATGGCAACCCTAATGACTCAAATGGCAACCCTAATGACTCAAATGGCAACCCTAATGACTCAAATGGCAACCCTAATGACTCAAATGGCAACCCTAATAACAATCCTGTTGTCTCAAAGGTTAACCCTATCGAAAGGAAATGGATTGACATTGACATAAAGTATGTAAGATGTGTCAAATGTGATAAACAGTTGACAAAAAGATGTTTTAAAAAACATTTAGATGCTTGTAGAGGTGTCCCGAAAAACACTTGTAAATTTTGTTTTCGTAGCTTTAACAAACACCAAGGGTGTTCAAAACATCAAAAAATATGCAAACGGAATCCGATGAACATGGACGATGATGACAATGTAACTGAATATTCTTTATTGGATAATCAAGTCGTTGAACCGACTATAACTGACAAAACGAACATTAATGCGAACATGCATAACACGAGTACAATGCATGATAGTATTAACATACATGGAAATCGTAATACCGCAAATATTAAAACCACAAACAACTTTTCATTCAATTTCATTGGTCATGAGGATCTATCTCATCTGTCCAACGAGCCTAACTTTTTACAAAAGCTAAAAAGCTACGGGAAAAATGGTGTTTATGGTGTAGGAAAAATTATAAGCTCCATCATATGTGATCTAGAACATCCTGAAAATAACACTTTGTTGAAGCCTAGAGACTTCGGATCAGACGTATTAGTCAGAGGTTGTGATGCAGATCCAAACCATTTGGAATTTCGTGATATATCTGACGCGTTAACGAAACTTAAGGATGTAATGATGCCAAGATACCTTCAGTATGTATGTGAATATATTCGCAAACATAACATCAATCGTCTACTAGATGTAAAAGAAAAATCTATTATTAGACAATTATTTCATATCATGATTGTTTTAGACATTGATGTCCCTGAAGAGTTGGAACATCTTGTCGATATAGATGATGACAAAGTGGATAACGACCGAAATAATGACTCTTTATGTAACTCGCATAATACAAAGCTGAACAAATCTGTTGCAAGATCAGCATACGAATTTACAAAACAAAACTACAAGAGAAAGAATGGTAAATATGCCATAAAAAGCTAAATACTTCTAATGAATTTCCAATTGAGGTCTTCACATATTTTCTTCCATATTTGCTCTTGTTGATGAAGTTTATCTCTACTCTTTAACAAAGGAAAGTTTTTTAAAAACTCTGGTTGATCTAAAATTTGGATGAATTTGTGAAGCACATAACTATAAGACAAAAAGTTTTTTCGGTTGTTTGGACTATATTTTAAAAAAGGCACCTGAATCTCTTTGAACATGTTTTTTAATTTCTCTTCTAATTCGGGATTCAAATGAGGGTTGGGTATACCTGTAATTTTATTTAAAATGTATGGTATATGTTCGTAATATTTATTTATCTTATGTTTTTTTAATATCTCTCTTATTTTTAACGGAGTTACTGATGCAAGATTATATATTCGCTGTTTGTTCAATTCTAACATAATCTTATTAAACACTTCTTCAGGGATATCCGTCGTTTCTTTTCCTTGAATTTGATTAAGCCATTCGGAGAAATGATTAATTCTCTTGTAGCTAAAATAAGAGATCTCTTTAGGGGGGTCTTTGTAAGAAGGCTTTTCATTGTCGGTAATAATGTTCTCCACTGTAAAACAAGTTCGACAACATATGATCCCTTCGTTCACCAACACATCCTTTGTATTTCCATAACAATAAGAACATTTAGAGGAATTCTCTTGAGAAATATTATTGTTGATATAATTCTTATCCGTAAAGCTTAAATAATCATCCAATAAATGAAAACGACTCGTTTTGATATTCTTATTGGAAATCTTTTCTAAATCTTCCTTGTTTCCTTTTGTGAATAAATGCGCTATTGTTAAACTATCCTCGTCATCATTGTCTTTCCTGAAATTTGTTATTCCACCCTCATCCGTATTGTTCTCCAATAAATTATAATAGTTGAATAAAATGTCGCTTGTGTTTACATAATACTCCAACTCATTCTTGTTACAATTAAGCTCACCAATCTCATTTTTAAGCAAAATTTGTTTCTCTTTTAAAGTGATCATATTTTTTATTTCTTCGTCCGTTAATTCACAATTTGGCTTTATTTGTAACGCCTCTAAACGATCGTGATTGCTTTTGTGCTCATTATAAATATTTTCTAATTTTTTGTCATTGTCCTCAAAACTTTCAACCATTGACCTGTGTCGAACGTCTAATGTGGTATTAGATATTTGGTAGTTACAATGTCTTTTGGGATTATTTCGTTGTTTTATTTTCATTGAAAATATAGTGTTGTTATAATAATATTTTGTTGTGTTTTTAATTTGTTTTTTGTTTTTTTTTTCTTACATATAAATATAATAATAATACAAAAATGGGTGGTGGAGGCTTAATGCAACTTGTCGCTTACGGTGCCCAGGACATCTATTTGTCCGGAAACCCTCAAATTACCTTTTTCAAAGTGGTCTATCGTCGCCACACTAACTTCTCCATGGAGTCTATTGCTCAAACTATAAACGGCACTGTTGGTTTCAACCGTAAAGTGACCGCTACCATCTCTCGTAATGGTGATCTTATCAACCGTATGTGGTTAGATGTAGACCTTCCTACCCTTACCGGTGGTACATATAAAAAATGGGTGGGTCACAAGCTCATCAAGTCCGTTGAGATTGAGATCGGTGGTCAGCGCATTGACAAGCACTACGGTGATTGGCTCCATATCTGGAACGAGCTCTCCCAGACCGCCGGGCATTGGTCTGGTTATGAAGCCATGGTTAACGGTGTAAAAGCTGACGGTACTCTTTTAAAATCTGACAGCGCTCTTAGTGCAGATGCTCGTACCGTGTATATTCCCCTTCAGTTCTGGTTCTGTCGCAACCCAGGTCTTGCTCTCCCTCTCATCGCCCTTCAATACCACGAGGTCAAGGTGAATGTGGAATTCGCTTCTCTTTCTGAAATAACTACTGAGACCACTGAAGGTACCCCTGTTGCTACTGTTGCTGGTGGTGAACTCAATGGGTCCCTCTATGTGGACTATGTCTACCTCGACACTGACGAGCGTCGTCGTTTCGCCCAGGTATCACATGAGTATCTCATCGAACAGCTCCAATTCACCGGTGACGAGGCTCCCTCTCAAAGCATCAAGATGAACTTCAACCATCCCGTAAAAGAGCTCGTGTGGGTCGAGGTTGATTCCTCGGATGACTCATACTCAAGCACCTACACAAAGGCACAAATCACCCTCAACAGCCACGATCGTATGTCCGAGAGGAAGCCCATGTATTATCAGCTTGTACAACCCTATCAACATCACGAGCGTGTACCAACCGTTTCTCCTATCAATGTGTACTCCTTCGCTCTTAAGCCCGAGGAGCATCAACCCTCTGGTACCTGTAACATGTCTCGTATTGACACTGCTACCCTTAAACTTCTAGGCATAGATACATCCGCCACTAAATCTGTCAAGATTTTCGCCACCAACTACAATGTGCTCCGTATCATGAGCGGTATGGGTGGTCTCGCATACTCCAATTAAATGTATTAACATCGTTTCGTAAAAATTATTAACATCGTTTTGTAAAATATGTTAATTATCAAAAAAAAAAAATATTTTTTATAAAAATTAAATGTAAAAACAAAACATTTAATTCATAAATGCAATAAAGGAATAGAAAAGATACGCATTGTAAGAAAGATCGAAACAGATTATAAATTTATATTTTAGGAATATGATACAACAAAACATTATACCGTATGAGATGACTGTTAAAATACTATTTTTAAAATACACGAAAAATAGACTGAAAATATGAAAAAAAAATCTTAATATAATAATAATACAAAAATGGGTGGTGGAGGCTTAATGCAACTTGTCGCTTACGGTGCCCAGGACATCTATTTGTCCGGAAACCCTCAAATCACCTTTTTCAAAGTGGTTTACCGTCGTCACACTAACTTCTCCATGGAGTCTATTGCCCAAACTATCAATGGTACTGTTGGTTTCAACCGTAAAGTTACCGCTACTATCTCTCGCAATGGTGATCTTATCAACCGTATGTGGTTAGAGATCGATCTTCCCAAACTTAACACCGACTCGGTATACGATGCATGGGTGGGTCACAAGCTCGTCAAGTCCGTTGAGATTGAGATCGGTGGTCAGCGAATTGACAAGCACTACGGTGATTGGCTCCAGATCTGGAACGAACTATCCCAGACCGCTGGACATTGGGCTGGTTACAAGAATATGGTAGAAGGTGCTAATATGGATGCGGACAATAAGATTACATTTCCTCATTCTAATGATATTGATGGTGACGAAAGAAACGATCGTGTGGTATATGTCCCGCTTCAGTTCTGGTTCTGTCGTAACCCAGGTCTTGCCCTCCCTCTCATCGCCCTTCAATACCACGAGGTCAAAGTGAATTTGGAATTCGCTTCTCTTGCGGATATTGCCCATACACAACCCGAAATGACCGATGGAGATGGCGATCCTATACCACGAATTCTTGCTGTAGACAGCAATGGTTCCTTGAACGGCTCTTTATATGTGGACTATGTCTACCTTGACACTGACGAGCGTCGTCGTTTCGCCCAGGTATCGCATGAGTATCTCATTGAACAGCTCCAATTCACCGGTGACGAGGCTCCCTCTCAAAGCATCAAGATGAACTTTAACCATCCGGTGAAAGAGCTCGTTTGGGTTGAGACGGGTCTTACTGGTAAAGTGGGTGATTACACAAGTACCTACACAAAGGCACAAATCACCCTCAACAGCCACGAGCGTATGTCCGAGAGAAAGCCCATGTATTATCAGCTTGTACAACCCTATCAACATCACGAGCGTGTACCAACCCAGTCTCCTATCAATGTGTACTCCTTCGCTCTTAAGCCCGAGGAGCATCAACCCTCTGGTACATGTAACATGTCTCGTATTGACACTGCTACCCTCAAACTTACAGGCATAGATACATCTGGCACTGACACTAAATCTGTCAAGATTTTCGCCACCAACTACAATGTGCTCCGTATCATGAGCGGTATGGGTGGTCTCGCATACTCCAATTAAATATGTTAATTGTAAAAAAAAACAAAAAAATAGAACTCCAATATACTCTTTGCGTAGCAACTCGTTTTTTCGAGGAGGAGCAGGAGCAGGATGCGACGGCGTACATGGCTGTGTGGAAGAGAAGAGCTCATGCTTTTATACCCTGAAACTCAACTACTTGTTTTAATAATTTGTTACCATAAATTAATTCTGTTTTACATTCAAATTGATTAAAACATGGACTATTCCAATTAATACATCTCCATTTTCCATCTTCAATATCTATCGTATTTGAACGAGTGATATCGTTGATCAATAAACATTTTTTGAAAGATATATTGTTGACTAATTCTTTTAAGAATGATACGATTCTTGGAGTAGACCAATGTTGTAATACATCTTTAATAATGATTAAATCAACCTCTTTGCGAATGTATAAACAAATAGCATCACCATCAATTAATTCAAAATGAAATTTATCATTTTCATATTTCTTTTTTGTTTCGGTAATAATTGATTTTGAACAGTCGTATCCAAAATATTGAATGGGTTTATCATTATAAATAGCATCCAAACATTGGCCATCTCCACTGCCAATATCTACCACATTTTTAATATTATAAATATCAATGTAATTACGTAAATATGGTATATAATCATTTTTATTGAATTCTATAGTGCTTCCTTCACCGCTTCCTCCACCATACCAATGTTGGCTGGAATATATGTTGTCAAAGACATCATTTAAACTTATTTCGTGATTATCAACAGAACCCATGCTTTAATATTAAATATGTTTCAATAATTATCGTTGAAATTATATATATATTTAACAATTTAGGGTTTCTTTAAACCTCAAACTAAATAATAATGTTTTTCTTTTATTAATATTGAATTATGACTTTTTCTTTTTGTGAGAGTACATTACCCTCTTCTGAATATTTATTTATTTTCATACCATCTTAAGTATCTTTCTTCTCCTTTTTCATCATTTCTTTCTTTCTCTGATAACGCTCTCTTCCCTTTCTATTTCTCTCTTAATTTTTTTTCAGATATAGAAATAATAAAAATAAAAAATAAAATTTCAAGAAAAATTGTCAAGAAAAATTGATAAAATATAATTATCATACATGACCTTATTTTAAATTAGTTAATAATTTGTTTTAATTGTTAATCAGGTTTAAAGATTATGATTAGTATTTAATAAAAAAATTGAATAATATATCATACATACACCATCATAAAATAAATCAATGTATATATGCGTACACGAAGGATGTAATAAACGACCGAATTTCAACACACCAGGTTCATCCAAAGGTCTGTATTGTTCAGATCACAAGAAGGATGGAATGGTTGATGTAAAAAATAAACGATGTGAACACGAAGGATGTGATAAACAACCTGTTTTCAACTTACTCGGTTCATCTAAAGGGCTGTATTGTGCGATTCATAAAATGGACGGAATGGTTAATGTGAAAGATAGACGATGTGAACACGAAGGATGTGATAAACAACCTGTTTTCAACTTACTCGGTTCATCTAAAGGGCTGTATTGTGCGATTCATAAAATGGACGGAATGGTTAATGTGAAAGATAGACGATGTGAACACGAAGGATGTGATAAAGTAAATCCTGTTTTTAACACACCTGGTTCATCCATAGGTCTGTATTGTGCTAGTCATAAACTCGACGGGATGGTTAATGTGAAAGATAGACGATGTGAACACGAAGGATGTGAAAAAAGACCACATTTCAACACACCTGGTTCATCCATAGGTCTATATTGCGCGGATCACAAACTGGATGGAATGGTTAATGTGAAAAGTAAACGATGTGAATACGAAGGTTGTGATAAAATAACACCCTCTTTCAACACACCAGGTTCATCCATAGGTCTGTATTGTTCAATTCATAAACTCGACGGGATGGTTGATGTGAAAAGTAAACGATGCGTACACGAAGGATGTGAAACAAGACCAATCTTTGGTTTTCCTGGAATATCGGCATCGAGATGCAAACAACATATTGAGGATGGAATGATCGCCTATCCCAAAACCAAATGCTCTTATGAAAAATGCAAATCCCCAGCCTTATTTGGTGTTGGTAGACCTGAACGATGTGAAGAGCACAAAGAACCGTTTCATCTCAATTTAGTAGAGAGACGGTGTGTTTCATGTGGTCTTCTTTACATACTTAACAAGAAGAGCTTTTGTGGGATCTGTGATCCTGACGAGTTTAACAAGACACGATTAGCAAAACAAAACCAAATAAAGAACATGTTAGATGTCAACGGATACAAATACGAGAGTTGTGACCGTATGATTGAACATGGTATATGTTTCTCTTATCGACCTGATTTTGTGTTTGATTGTGGAACACACTTTGTGGTGTTGGAAGTGGACGAAGGACAACACAGAGGATACGATTCCAAATGTGAAGATATAAGAATGATAAACATATACCAAAGTCTTGGATTGACAACTAAGTTCATACGATACAATCCAGATGCCTATAAGATAGGCAAAAACAAAAAAGAACCGAGTTTTCATCATAAAACGAAAACACTTAAAAAAACCTTAGATTGTGCATTTGGAGAAACACCCGTTGCTCCCATTAGTGTTAAATACATGTTTTACGATGATCGTGAAAATACAGTGTTTGAAAAAGTGTGTATGAAAAATTTTAATTTGTAATTAAATTCTATATCTGAAAATACTTTTTACAAACCAATGAATATTTTCATATTATTTTTTTTTGTCCCTCCTCAAATACTCATTATACAGGGTGAGCACCAGTGTGTGTTTTTATTTAATTATTAAATATTGAGACATATAAAATGCTTTATAAATGTGATCATTGTATTTACTCTTCTAAAAGATTGTCCAATTTAGTTAGACATCAAAATAAACTATTCCCTTGTAATGTGTGGTAAATACACCATGAAAGATTCTTCATTTTGTTATGATCATTATTTAAAAAACTGTAATGAACAAGAAAGTTATTTTTGTACTATATTGAATTATTTTAATTTTTTAATGTATTATTTTTATGAGATAGAAACCAAAAATATGAATTAAACACTTAAAGATTGTAAATTTTATAAATTCGTCCATTTTCGATAAAAGTTGATTTGAATCGTCAATGAGATAATAACACATAAAAAATAAAATGTCTTGTATTATTCATAAATTACAATTTCATACTGCGACTCAACAATGTATAATGTTACAATGGAGTGTAGACCAAGTTTACAAAACACAAGAAGATACATTTACGATATATTTATTGTCTTACGATGAACAGTATGATAAATATACTGAAAAAATGTCATGGAAGCGTACATTAAAGATTAATGACGGAACTATCCTGTACGATTGTTATGAATTCATTCCGACAGGCATATATGTAATTCGTGTTGAGAACAAGACAAATTCTTGTGAAGTAAGAGTGATTGTTCCAGCGCTCGCAATACTATCTACAGGAGGGTCGTGTTTTCTAGTAGATGGAAGATCAGTTGGTTTAAACTCAAACGGTTGGTATGTGATAACAAACCACCATGCACTTCCTACCTTCGAACATGCATTGTCTACAAATGTAACATTCAACGATGTAATTGTTACCAATCTTCGTCCAGACATTTTTTGGAAAACAAGTACAAACAAAGGTGACATAGGATTAGATTATTCATGCATCGCTGTAGATGAAGCTACGAAACAGAGACTGTTGGAAATGAAAATATATCCAAACCCAATTATTAATCAACCGAAAGAATGTGAAAAAAACCTCATGCTGATTCATCGTCCCAGATATGCGAATCAAGTTCTACACACAGTATGTAGGGTTGTAGCTCACAAAAAAGTGAAAACACAATATGACTACCTAGGTCCAGCGTCTGGAGGCGGATCTTCGGGGTCGCCTGTTTTTGGAGTGGATACGAATACGAGAAAGGTTGGTGTATGTGGATTACATAAAGCGCGATTCACTTGTGTAAATTTACCGAATATTATAGCTGATATTTGTAAGGTAAACGCAGATATTGTAACATTTTTCAACATTCAATAGGACCGTTTTTTGAATTAAGGTAAACAATGCGTTAATTAAACTTATCATATAACCCCTGATTTATTAGTGATCTATTGTATTTTCTTTTTAACTTTGAACCGTTTGCTTTATCATATATGTTTTCACAGTCCTCACATGTTGTTAAATATGGATCAATCAAAATTTTCCCGTTGTTGTATACAAACATATGTGAGTCGGATAAAATTACATGTTCATAAGCGAAGAGTTCCGTTTCATCATTGCTAGTATGATCATCGTAAAAGCTTAATTGTTCTTCAAGCATTCTCACCCAACGTTCGTCATTATTATGAGGAAAAATAAGGCCAGGATATAGTTTCAAACCTTTGAAATCACATTTATCAAAGGGTGGAAAAGCCCTAAGATCTCCTTCATTATTAATATATATATCATTCATTGTACAATTACCCGATAGGTCGCTCTTTAATAAAGGTGTAAGATCGTCCGCGTAAACATATGGTACAGATCTATTAGGATTCGTGTGTGTGCTATATAACTTAGATGCGGCTAACCATGTACTATCTCCTGCTACAATGATACCTGCACTAAAACCGGACCATATGATTTCTTTATTTCTTTGTATAGCTTGTGCAAATCCGGTTCTTTTCATTTGTCGGAGTAACCAATGCGTTTCTCCACCATAACAATAGATCATATCATACTGATTCAAATATGTATCCCACTCTTGTGAAATATCTTCTGTTACAATTTTTAAATTGTTAAAGTTTTTTGAGGCGCTATATGCATTAAACGACGCTTCAAATAGTGGTGGATTTGTAAAAGGTCTGATATTATCGGGAACGTTGTCTTGATGATGATACTCCAATTGGGGTTCACTAAGATGTAAATGATCAATATATATTTTAAATTCAGGTAAATTATTTTCCATAATTTGTTTGAAAGCGACAGAATGTTCAATGAAACCATTACAAATAAGATCCGCTTTAATTTGGAGATTTCTTGGTTTCTGACCTATAGTATCAGCGAAAGCGCCGTACATATAACTTAATGGAGCTGAAATAAGGGTGAGTATCCTAATTGTTCTTTCTTGTTTATGTTCAAACATATTAAGAAGTTCTTTTTTAATCGGATTTGAAAAATGTCCAGCATTTGTATCATTAATATAAGAAAATGTATTACTAAAACCTATTATTTTTCTACCCGAATACTGTATAACTTGTTGATCACAGTAAGAATCACAGCCAGTATCTGATGATGCCCCTCCTCGAATTGTTTTTATTTTTGACTTCCACGTCGTTTTCTTTGTTTTCAATTTGTTCAAACTGTGTGAGGTGAGTCCATATGCGAAATGATCAACAATTTGTGTTTCAGACATTTCGAATATACTAGTCCAATTTCCTTCAGCTAGTCGTTCGTTTCGTAAAAATATATTATGATTACTTTGGTCATAATATATATTATTGAAACCAACAAATAATACAGAATCTTTTTCAGAGTCTGTTATTTTTCTTTGAAAAGCATCTTTTAATAGTTCGGTATTCGTAATATTTTTTAATATTGTTTGTTGTGGTTTTGTTTGTTGTGGTTCTTCCAATGGCAATGATTTGATGACTGGTAAAGAATCTCCACCATAAGTTGTCTTTTTAGTGTTAGTTTTTTCAATTTGTCTCGGATAAGCGAATAGAACTCGATCTTTATGATCACTCAATTTTTCGTCGCTATACCGTGCTTGATAAAAAAATAAAGGTTTGAACTCATTATTACTATTCATGATTAATTTAATTGAGTTCAAAGATTTGCAGTTGATTATCACTTTATTGTTTTGATTTTTGTTAAAACTATGAGATGATAATACTTGAAAGGGTATACCTCCCAGCTCTTTTTTCAAGGAAGAATATTTAGAATGATCTTTCATTATTTCTTCGATGCGTGTACTATGTGTCCATTTATTAATAATTTTAATGTAATGGTCACTTTTAAAAGATAAATAGAATCTATCATTTTCGTTAATTAGTTTTCCATATCTCCCCAAATAAATTGCGTCTTTAAATGGTAAGTATTTGGGTGTAGAGTAATATAATGGAGTATCATTATAAAATCCAGTTCTGTTTTTATATTTTTTAAGTATCACTTTTAATATCATTTTTAGATTAATTAAGAAAATATTTTCATACATATATCATATTATACAAAAAATGTTAAGAATTTTCGGACAAATACCTTTTGCTCATAATCGTTATAACATGCGTTATAAACATGTACGAAGTGCTGATGCATTTTGTTTTGATGTGGATAGTACGATATGTAAAAACGAGGGTCTTGATGATCTTGCTAAATGGTGTAATGTCAACGATATATCTGACATTACACGAAGAACGATGAATGGAGAGATTTGTTTTCGTAAATCTTTAAAATCCAGACTGGATATCATAAAACCTAGTAAATTTGATGTATTAAGCTTTAATAAACATAATCCAGCGATTATGAGTAAAAACATTCATAATTTGATTCGTGTATTGCATCATAACAATAAAGATGTATTTTTGGTTTCGGGTGGTTTCAGGTCGATTATCCAACCAATTGCGTTATCCCTTTCCATTCCAATGACAAAGGTTTATGCTAATACATTTATATTTGACGAATTAACCAAAGAATATATCGGATTTGATGAAAACGAGTACACATCGATGTCTGGTGGAAAAGCATTTGTCATAAAGCACATTAAAGAAATGTATGGATATAAAAATATTATCATGATAGGAGATGGTGTCACTGATTTAGAAGCCTCTGCTGATTTTTTTATAGGTTATGGTGGTGTAAATATTATGGAAAATGTAAAAGATAAAGCGGACTGGTTCATAGAGGATTTCGAGGACATAGCAAATATATTCATAAACTGAAATATAAAAAAAGAGATGGGTCATTTTTTTATAGGCAGTGAAAATGATATATTATTTAGACGGTATTAAAAAAATGAAAAATGTCTTTATTTTGAAAAAAAAAACTTAACTAACAAAACATAAAAAATAACAAGGTTAAAACTAAACTATATAATAAAATAAAATATGGATTATGCACACAATTTAGGTATTAAAATTGTAGATAATATATTATGTGATGATGTCGATAATTCTTGTAAGAAAATTAACTGCTATGTATCGTTTACGATGTATAGTATTGTTTCAATCGATGCTATAAATCGAAGTGCAAAAATGAAAATAGTGGTTGACCATAAATACAAAGTAAAAGATTATTTGAAAGTATTTTCATATACAAAAAATTTAGAGTCTATTAAAATTCCATGGATAGTTGTTAACATGGTGGATTCTGAAATAAAGTGTTCGAATAGTATGATAAAGAGTACTATTTTAGAGAATCCTAATATAAAAAATACAATAGGTGCTTCAGTATATGGTGGATACAACTCTATAGACACGTCATTGACAATTCAAAAAGTTGACGATAGTATGATAAAATGTGAGTCGTATACGATGATTATAGATGTATCCTATTATACAGAAGAACGACATGCACCGTTTGATACGATCCATTTATTTTTTAAGTTGGCCACAACTGGACAACCTGGGACTGAATATATTAATTATATTTTTGACAAAGAAGACTCTAATTTCCAAGGATATAATGTTATCGGTGGTGGATATTATCCAATTCTTGATGAACCGATTATTAACAATGTGTTTATTTTATATGATCAACTAAAAATACGCTATTCCCGGTTGTATCTTATTTTAAGTTATAAGCATAATTGGATTCCTGATGTTGTAAAATATTATATTATACCGAATACACTTATGTTATTACTCGTCATTGTTGAAATTCATTCAAATACAGAACTAATAAGCATTGCGTCTACATTGTTATTGGCAGATATTGCGTTATTATTTACTATTCCAACACGATCGTACATATCTTTTATGGAGTACTCGTTAATAATACATATATTATTTAAACTATTGTCTACTTATATATTACTTGAATTTAATACTAAAATAATTCGTCTTTTTTTGGGATGTTCATCTATATTAACGGGATGTATAACTTTTACATATCAATATAGTAAAGCTTTCTTAAAAAACAAAAGAATATTAAAAGGAATACATAATAATGAATACAACGAACTTAAAACAAAATAAAGATATTGTGAAAAGTATGTCTACATATTTTAAATGTTATAAACATGACACCAATAAATGGATAGAATATCCATGTGATGATATTAGTAATGAAAGTAATACAACAACAATTTATTTTAAAATTGGACTTTTTTTGATTTTAATTGTGTTTTTTTTATTGATTCGCCCAATTTTTCTATATTTTATGTACAAATGTTTAAATATAAATACGAATACGAATGATACATATTCACGTAGTCATGAACATAAGGAGATCCAATGTTCTATTGATTCAAATTTGCAGAAAATTGTAATAAACCCAGACGATTCTTATAATTTGTTAGAAGATACGTGTATGAAAATATAGGATATTAAAATTGATATGAAACCGTCTGTGTAATTATTTGAAAAAAAAACATCAACGCACAATATTACAATACGAGTTGCGAGAATCGTTACAGGTGAACATATAGTCTATTTTAGAGAAATAATCTGAATCAATTGATAAAGATCCAGAGGCAGATGTTCCTTCACGAATAAATGAATTCATAATATCAAACAAGGGTTGTAATTCCAATGCGTATTGATTTTCAATACCGACATTCTTCAATTGGAATCGTATGTTCATACATTCTTCAAGGCGTTTTTCTAATACTTTCATAATTATAAACAAATTTACAATTTTATGATTTAAATCATTTATGAGTTAATTATTTTGTACTAGTTATAAAATTGATAAATGTTATCATTACCACACGATATTCAATCATTAATTTGGAAAAAATACTATAATAACAGTGTTCTATCTGAGATGATTCAATGTTCTATTTCAGTTTTTTTGATAAACACTTCAAAAATAAGAAGAGAAAATGATATGATTATGATGAGATACAATACAGAATGGTAAAAAGATTAGCCAGTCAGTGTTGTTCATATAATTATTAACAATCGAAAATACAATTAGACCCCAAAACTGTTATGATCAATAAAATAAAAATAGGGTAAAAATGGTTTCATCTTAAAAACTAAAATAAAGTTTTTTCTACATACATATATATATTTGTAATATAAATATATGGGACTTTTATTGTTTGATCAATATACATATCTTCATTTTGCGTCCGGTATTATAGCATTTTTCTGGGGGATATCATTATCGAATTGGATGATACTTCATATGCTTTTTGAATTAGCAGAGAATACAAAAGCTGGTTTATATTTTATTAATCATTTTACTTTTTGGCCCGGAGGCAAACCATACAAAGATTCTATTATGAATATAATAGGTGATAATATTGGAACACTATTGGGTTGGTTATCTGCTCGAGCTGTAGAAAAGATTGCGAATAAATATAACTTATATTAGAAACATAAAAACTAAATTGTTTCTTTTTTCTACATAGATTTTGCAAATGAATTCATCATTCAATTCTTTGCGTACAATAAACACTTTTTTTATTTTTTTGTTATAAACCCACATCGTGGTTTTCCAACACACAATTCGAAACTAATATCATTTAATGGGATATTAATATTATCATTTATCTTTATATCAAGATGTAGGTTTTTATCTTCTTCAAATAATACATCATGTACTACTTTATTTGGTGAATTATATGCGTAGTACACCACCACGCAATCGAAGCACTCTAAATTATCTTGTAAGTTTCCCTACAAGTCAGACTGTATCTTATACCGATCATTGTGATTGACTTAAATCACTCTCAGTCCACCGCCGTTCAGTCGTTGAAGCCCTACCATATTCTTGTCATTAGCGAACTTAGATAGTAAACTGCGGATTGCCCATTGTAACATATTCGTCCTTATTACGAGGGAAGTGGAATTACCACTGATCCCTTTACCAGTTTCCCGGCAAAGGTCGTAGACGAACCTTTAGGGGTTTCCCGCTTCAAGCGGTGTTGCAGATAGATCCAAATATTATTTTATAGGTCTATCCACTTGCCTGTCCATTGCCTGACAGACACTCACACCCAGTGCTTGTTTAGGTGTAGCGTGCTTTCCTTTTGTATATTGTAGTCAGCCAAAACACGACCATCTTCCAGTTGTTTTCCTGCAAAGATGAGACGTTGTTGATCGGGCGGAATACCTTCTTTGTCTTGAATTTTAGATTTTACATTATCAATCGTATCGGTAGATTCAACCTCAAGTGTAATTGTTTTACCTGTAAGAGTCTTGACAAAAATTTGCATTTTAATAAAAGCACATATAATATTTGAACATTTGTTTGTTAATATAAATATGAAAAGTAAATCTAATAAAAAACCAACAAAAAAAACACAAAAACCAACAAAAAAAACACAAAAACCACCAAAAAAACCAAAAACTAATAATACACATTTTGGAGGAGCTATTATTCCACAGGCTATTGCATTACCATTTCATATTGCTTCTTTAGTTAACTCTGGTCTTTTTAAAATGATCAGCAAGATACCGTCGCCAATCTAAAACATATTATTCCTTTCTGAAGGGTAATAATAGTAATTAAAAAATAAATAATTTATTATAAGATATTGAAAATATATATAAAATGGGTACTACGGAAATACCATGGGTGATTACCATAAAAGAAAACTGTAACATCGCTGAATTATCAAATAAACAAAAACTATATTATACATTGAATGTTATAAATGTTTCAAAAAAATCATCAATTGAATCTGAACAAAATAAAAGGATATGTGTGATCCCATTATTTAAATCAAATAAATCTGCAAAGTTTTACAATATTAACAAATGGAACTCAATGAATTCTATTTGTTATATTTACGATGCATTTGAAGAGTCCCGTCCTCATTGTTTATATTTAAAAAAAAAAATACCCTCATCATTGTATTCTAAAACAATCGACGATGATATAGTTGAATACATAGAATTTGATAATAATGTTGATATATCATCATTTGTTTTAATGAACAATTTGTATTTCTATTATATATCGGATATAACTGAACTGAATAACGTTTTATCATTAAATGGATTTTTACTAAATCCTTTAGCAGATGTTGAGCAATATTATGATAAAAAAATGGTAAATAATTTCATCTTAGAATACTTCGAACATATGTTAAAGTTATAAGTTTAACATATTAACGGTTTTGTATATTTGGTCGTAATATGAATACATAAATGTCATGGTATACATTTAATTTAGCATTACAATGGTCTGTTATTTTAAAAAGAATAACATGTTTATGTATTTTTTGAAAAAGTTTTAACATTTTGACAACAATATTGTGCTTTATAATAATTAGGTTTTCTTTAATCTGGTTTTTTAATGTTTTCTATAAAAAAGTAAATTAAATTTTTTGATGTTTTTGTTTTAATAGAAGTTTGTGTTTTTGTTTAAAAGTTATAATAACATCATCCAATATTTTAGGCCAATCGTACTTCCCTTTAATTTGAAACCTATTTAAAATATTTTCAGAAGTATTCCATAGCATACGGTTATATTTAGTGTAAACTTTAACATATATTGTATAAAACATAAACCATTCATAACTGTTTATTGACGATTGCATAAACCATTTGAATGCATCTAAAGGATGTATCTCATGTAAAAACATACTATGTCCTAGTATATATACAATTTCCCTTTCAGTTAATATACCACTATCTATTCCTTTACTAATCGTTATATGGACATGATACATACCTGTTGTACAGTTATTCCATTTATACGATGTCGACTTTTGAAATCCTAGAGGATTGCAACATTTTAAAACATACAAATAATGATAAATATATATGTACCTTTTATATTCTCTGTATATGAGATAATATGTTAAATTGTAATGAACGCTTTGAACATCATGTTTGTTCATTTCTAATATTACATCATTTGGATTTAAAAGACCAATATTTAAACTACAAGATAATACATCTTGATAAAGCTCGAAAAATACTTTATCCTGTTTCAATAAATCATTCAAAAATATTCGAGTTTGATTATGATCAATTGGTAACTCAAAACCTAAACAATCTCCGCAATTTTTGGAAAAGAAATTGTTTACATATGCAATAGCTTCTTTAACAAAACTGTTGTAAAAATATGGCCTTTTTTCTAACAAACTCTGTATCGTTACTTCAGTATTTATATAGTTTGAAGCGTGTTCATAATGTTTTAAGTCAACTTCCATGTTATAATATACTTTTGATATTTTGATGAATTGTTCAAAAGAAGGTATCGTTTTTTTAGTATTTTTTTGATTCTTGAAAAAAATATGTATTTTTTGTAATTGTGAATTTGTTAACAAAAAACTGGGACTTGTAATAAAGATAATATCTCGGGTAATATTTTTACGACTAATAAATTCAATATTTTCAAACATAAACAATTTATCATTTGGTTTTAGAAAATTGATGAGATCGTCACTAAACGATAAATATATACACTCTAAAAAAATGTTTTTAATATTGTTAAAATATGATTGCATTGATGCTCTATGTAAAATTAATTTCTTTTTGTTATATTCATATTTACAAAAGAAGTCGGTATATTCCCATATAAAACATTTATCAATCTCATAAATTAAACAAATCTTTACAATAAAGCTTTTTCTAAAGAGAGTATTTGGAACAATACATAATATGTTATTAGACATTTCTATTTTGATTGTTAATCAAAAACAAAAAAAACAATTTACGATTTTAAGTATTTTAACCTTTTTTACGCTTGTTGTTTTAAAATTGTAAAATAGGTTTCGATAATGTTATCTCTGATAAAACAAAATGGAATTTATAAAGGATCAACGAGTGAAGTGCACTTACGGAGAGTATATCGAAAAAACTGGCACAGTAACACGAAATAATACGCTTAAACTTAAAAAAACAAAGGCTTCTATAATTCAGTTTGACGGAGAAACAAAAAACATTTTGATGTACAATACGCAATTAGCTCTCATTTAGATTTTATCAAATCTTTTTCATTTTTTTCAATATTATATATTTTTAACCCTTTAGTATACTTCAAAAAAATATAATAATATCATAAATTAAAATGATGTACAAACAGGAAATAAGTATATTTGTTGTCATGGTATGTTTGTTATTCGTTATAATTAAACTTCATAAAACACATTTTGAACAATTTCGCTTGTTGAATTGTGATATAAGCAAAACGATCCATAATGATTCAGACGAAGACTATCTATGTTGTACAGCTAGAAATATGTTAATGGAAATAGATGATACACATGCGTCATATAGCTATTACTATAATATTAACGAACAATGTCAAGTTTTATCATCCATAAATATACAAGATCCTTTATCTGATTCTTATAATCCAAATTTTCACTACGATGCACTTGATTCTATATACAACACACTGGTGACCCAGTCAAATGACTTGAGTGAAACATTAAGAGGACTTCAAAGCGACTTAGACCTTTTAGAGTCAACATATGAATCAGAGTCGAATTCGTATGTATCTCTATCAAACCTATACAGTGCATCTAATACACATTATGGTACACTAAGTAATATAAAATCGCATCTTGACGATATGAAAGACATGCATGCTTACAAAGCAGCACTTTCGAACTTAGATGACGTTATCAACAACGATACTTTGGATACAATGGGTATAAGAACAGGTCTTAAGTATAAAGAAATAGACATAAAAACTGAAATTGAAAACTCACTTCAAAAAGCGATCAATTATATTCCTAAACTATCTGAGTTATATATTTACAATGTAAAACTCTTTGAATCGATTAAAAAAACAGAAGATTTGATTACCGGACAATCAGCCGGACAACCAGGAGGAACCGATTCTCAAAAGACACATTTATCAAATTCGAAAACTTTATACAGTAATTCCATCCTATTTATGAATAAATCGGAAACTACGCTTTACAGAATAAGTGAAAGAATCAAGCAGTTGAGTAGTGATATTTATCAAACGAACTTTACCCCTAAAAACATTGTTGTCAATATCAATACCAATAATATCAATATAACATATGACAATGAAAATAAATACAGACTACCGGTCAATATTATTCATGATGATAGCATATATATACATGATAAACTGTTTAATCAATGTACAAGTGTACAGTTAACCTGTGGTAATTTCGATACAGCTACTACGGAAGTAGAAACAGACATAACTGAATCATATAAAAAACAGAATACAATGAGTGACGCCGGATATCAACTGTCGTCGTCGTTATTTGTTTTTTTCATGAAGAAATTTACAAGAGAATCAATAATATCAAACAACTATAATATAACTAAGGACGTAGTTAATGAAAATATAATTCATGCCTTCCTTCTTAAAACATTCCCACCCCTCGAATAGTAATAAAAAAAAATGTTAATGAATAAATAAAATGATAGAGTATCAAATTATTTTTCCATTGGTTATTGTGAGTATAATTGGTTTGGTGATAGTGATAACTGCTATAACTAATATATCCTATTATTTTATAGAAAAAAAGAAAACTATTAACAATTAAATTATATTAACATTTACAGAAAAAGATAAAAATAAAACTATTAACAAATATTTCAAGGCGGAAGTATATTGGTCATCGTGAAAAGATGTTTCATTTTTTTACTCTTATTGATTTAAATTTTTTTTGTTTAAGTGTTGATTGTTAAACATATCATAATGAAAAATGGGTATTCTTCCTAAGGAAGACGGTGGAGGATATTTACATTTCACTAAACAATCACACGATTTATGATCATTGATAGATACCATTTTGTACCATTTTCGATAGCATTCGATAGGTCGAAAAATACTTTTAAAAAAATACGACATTTATTTTAAATATAATGACATATAGTATGTTTAAATAACGTGTTTAAAATTGTATTGTTTTAATTTTTTTGCATGTTTTTTATTTTTGATTTACTTACTTCTTTAAAAGCACTGACTGATTACAGTCTCTTCAACAGTACGACTGAAAAATTCTTGTTTGTTTTTTATGAAAATAACTTTACCATTACTATGACGTTTGAACATGCAGCGACCATAGCCATTTTAAGTTATTATAAAAAATATAAAAAATTTGATAGTATTTTCTTAAATTTATTTCAAGGTTCGAAATGATAAATGAAACAATATTTGTTACAAATACATATGAAAAAATTGCAAAGGAATTTAGTGATACAAGATACAATGTATGGAATTTTGTTAAAAAATTTATGAAAGATAAACAAAAATTATATGGTATTGACATTGGATGTGGTAATGGTAAAAATATGATACATTTGAATATGATTGGTATTGATAATTGTAAGGGTTTTGTAAATATATGTAACACTAGACATAAAGATGTTATATTAGGCGATATATGTGCTTTGCCATTCAAAAGTGAAACATTTGATTATACTATATCAATTGCAACATTACATCATTTGTCAAGTGAAGAAAGACGGATAAAATGTGTATATGAGATGATTCGGGTCATAAAGAAAAATGGTGAAGGAGTAATATCTGTATGGTCACATGAATTTCAAACAAAACATAAATTTGAATTAGGGGATAATTTTGTTCCCTGGAAGTCAATAAATGTTGAAATAAAACCAGAATTAAGATATTATTACATAATGAATTTCGATATGTTCACAAACCTGATGGAAAAATTTAAAAATAAGATAAAGGTTATTTCAATTGAAAATGAAAAAGGCAATTGGATATTGCATTATAAAAAAATATAAATAGAATACCTTTATATTTATTGGACTTATTATTATGTATAGGATACCATATATATAATGTGATATCTGTTATTTGAAAAGTTCACAAGTTAATTAAGTGAACTTCTTTGTAAAAAAGAAGTCTCTCCCAGTAGGAATCGAACCTACGACCTAACGGTTAACAGCCGTTCGCTCTAACCATCTGAGCTATAGGAGATCACTTGTCAATCGATAATTATACAAGTGATCTCCCAATTAAAAAATAGGGGTTATGAAACAAAATATTGTCAGACAACTAGTGTTCTATAAAGAATATATATACTTGTTTTTAAATATATTTTTTATGTATAAAAAAACTAATTCTAATTTGTAAAATTTTAAATAGCGATAGTATGTTCATTTACTATACTGGAAGTGCAACCAAACTTCTTTGATACAAAATATTGTCGACAACACTATTATACAAAGCGGTGAAGTATCCGTGCGAATATGACCCTCTAATGGATGTATCACGAAGATGCGTTATATTTTGAATAGAATTTATTTCATTTTGCCTATTTTGTGTTGGTATGGGTAGATATAGTGTGTTTTGACGACGACGAGGCTGTTCAGATAGGATGAAATTACGTCTGTTATTGTTTCGGTTTTGTTCTGTTTGTTTCTTTCCTGTAGTAAGAGATGCACGACAGTAAGGACAATCATCAGAACGTTTCTGCCATTTGTCAATGCACTCTGTGTGGTAATAATGTTTACAAAGGGTTAGCGTGAAGAGGCTGTTGTTATTGACAATATCCATGCATATACAACAGTGTGTGTCATCCGGTACATCAGGAAAAACAATACAAGTTTCAGTAGCAGCATAAGATAGATCATAATCAGGATAAGGTTCATCATTGCTACTTTCATTCACAATGAAATTTCGATGCTTACCACAGAAATCACTCCCATTACATGCTTTATATGTACATTGTTTGGGAATTTGTCCCCGCCTCAAAGAGTACTTAAGAGTTGCCTTGCAAGTTGTAAAAGCCATATATGTCTCTTTGTTGATGGATGATAGTGCTTTTTGGAATATTTATTGATGATTTTATACATTATATAAATCAATTTTTATTGAAATTAAAACTTTTTTTTTTTACTTTGAAAGTGTTTTCTGAGTAACATTACTCATTACATATGATGTGAAAAGATACTTGTTTATTTCAATCCATTCATTCATAGTAGCTTTGTTCATTATTAGTGCAATCGTAGATAGAAATGATAAACTAGTTGCATAACCGAATTTTCGTGATATTTGAAATGACTCGTTGTTACTCTTCATTTTCTTCTAATTTAAATTCCTCATTTTGTATTTAAATCTATCTTTTCCTGTATTTTTTTTTTAGACAATAGCAATTATGCTACAATACGATTAAAATTAATCCATAAATATATGACCCACAACAACTAAGATAATTAACAATAAATTGTAAAAAAAACGATTGTATAAATTAACAATAAAATAACAAATATTAACATAAAACTTTTGGTTATAACATGCACGTTTTAATACAAGTTTTTTTTTTAATATAAAAAAGTTTTTTCAAAATACAAAAAAATATACATATTTTTTTTTTTAACTTTTTATTTAAAAAAAAAAATAAATGTTCACGAAGGTCTTATAATCGATTTTTTGGTACAAAAATATTTTTGAGTAAATATAATATAATAAAATATGATTTTGTTACAAGTTCATGGTATGAATACCTAGTTTGTTCACACAATCAAAATAATACTTTTCATTATTTGTAAACATACATAAAGTGGTTTAAATTGGTCTAATAAATTAAAGTATTTTGGGTGATAAAAAATTGGAAACAAATGACAATTATAATTTGTTGATAAAAAGTAAATGAAATATATATTGATAAAAGCTGAAAACATACATATTATAAACTTTGATGATGTTTTAGAGGAAAGCTTATCATCCACACGATGGAATAGAGATAGAACAATGGTAGTACTAAAATGTAAAAACAACAAAGCTCCGTTGTGGTATGTGAATAGTCCTATATATTCTCATGAATATATAATAAAACTAATGCAAACTGATGAGTGGAGCATTTGAAAATTATATAAAAGACAATGAATATATTTGTAAAATAGTCAATTACTAACATGGAATGTATTGTTGCAGTTGGTAAGAATTTAGGTATAGGAGTAAATCTTGATATACCGTGGACAATACCAGAAGATCTATATTTTTTTAAACAAACAACTGTGAATCACTTGGTTGTAATGGGTTGGTCTACGTTCATTTCAATGAAAATGAAACCATTATCAAATAGAATGAATGTTGTTTTGACAACAAATCAACCACCATTACATAAACATGACAATTTATTTATAGGTAATATGGATGAATGTATGCGATTTTTGGAACACCATAAAATTAGGGATAAAACAAAGAAAATATTTATTATTGGTGGTGAAAAGATTTACAAGTTATTCTTACCATATGTTAAAAAATTACACCTAACAGAAATACAACATGAAGAGAAACACGTGTTTACAGCATACTTTCCAAAAATACCTGAGAGATTTCAGTTGATTCATAATAGCGATTTAATGGTATGTAAAAAATATCCTAAACAAAAATATAGATTTTTAACTTATATGGATGATGATACAGGCAGTACAAATTCATTTGATAATGAATATCTACGATTGTGTAACAAAGTGCTCGAACATGGTGAGGAACGAAATGATAGAACAGGAACAGGGACCTTTTCTATTTTTGGTGATCAAATGAGGTTTGATATAAGAAAGTATATACCTGTGTTAACAACAAAACGAATTCCATGGAAGAGTTGCATTGAAGAGCTTTTATGGTTTTTGCGTGGCGATACAGACTCTAATATCCTTAGTAAGAAAGGAGTTAACATTTGGAAACCCAACTCTTCTCGAAAGTTTTTGGATAGTGTGAATCTATTTCATCTGGAAGAAGGAGACTGTGGTGCGAATTACTCTTTTCAGTGGCGACATTTTGGTCATAAATACACAAACAAAAATGACGATTACGAAAAAAAAGGCATAGATCAAATCGAATATATTGAAAATCTTTTAAAAACAGATAAAACAAGTCGCCGTATTTTCTTATCTGCATGGAATCCATGTGATATAAAAAGTACAGTTTTACCACCCTGTCATGTAAGTGCACAGTTTTATGTAAATAACAATAATGAACTAAGTTGCCATTTGTATCAACGATCATGTGACATGTTTCTGGGAGTTCCTTGGAATATTTTATCCTATTCAGTTTTGACCTATATACTTGCTATCCGAAATGGGTACACACCTGGATGGTTATATCATAGCACAGGAGATACACATATCTATAAAGATCATATAGAGCAAATTAAAAAACAATTATCTAATGAAGTTTTAAGCACATCCAAGCTCGTTATTAATGAAGATGTAAAAGAAAAGAAATGGAATGAGATCACTATTGATGACTTTGATCTAGTTGGATATTTTCCACATAACAAAATTCAAGCTAATATGAGTGCTTAAGGAAAATAATCAACATTTTTTTAACTATATAATTTTTAGTGTTTATTATAAAGACAATAACTTTACATTAAACAATATGTTAAATTTACAAAAATACCAAAATAAACTCTCTTTAGATGGGTTGACAACGGAAACTGCAGATAATTTGATTTATTTTAAGAGAGACTCTGTTTTTGTAAGACAACCTTTTGAACATATTCAAACATATACAGGAGATTCTAATGTTGTTATGGGTGTTAATGCAGCGAAACTTTTAAAAAAAGGAAACGCAAACTTATGTATGGGTTATGGTGCAGGATATAACAACAATAATACATCTTTAACAAATCTAAAATATTCGTCAAAAAATGTGTTTTTAGGGACAAGAGCAGGGTATAATAATGTAGACGGTTATTTGAATACTTTTATTGGATATGAAAATTCAATGAATACTGTTAATAGTCGTTTATTAAAAACAACTAGTGATTTCAACTTAAGACACAATATCGGAATAGGTGCAAATGGAAATGTAAACGGTGGGTACACTATTGGTATAGGTGACGATTCAGTTAATGATGGAAATTATTCATGTGTTATCGGACATAATAGTTCTAATTTTTCAACCAACACATTGTTAATAGGTAATAAAATACAAAACACAGGAAACAATTCATTTATTTTACGAGCGAATGGTTCATCTAACTTAGACAGTATGTCAAGTATAAATAATAGCATCGATAATTACTTCAACCTGAATGATGTTTTTGTTGGAACTATGGGGGATATTATTAATGTAGAACATGCAATTAAATTTAACAAATCAGTCATCTTCGATAATGAATTAGTCAGCAAAAGAATCAAAGCTACAGAGTTATTGGAAGCACCCTCTAATTCTATATTAAATGTTGTTAATATTGGTAGTAATCTAACTACTTTAGGAGATGTTCATTTATCTGGAAATAGTGACAATATGTTAATTGTATCCACTGAATCTCGATTCAGTGGTGAAACTTTCCTATATAACAACTTTGATATTCAAGATATATTTAAAGTAACACAGAAAGCGACTTTTCTTTCACCAAAAAAGGTAAGTTTTTTTAATGATAAAGTGGTGATAAATAATGATGATACAACCATCCATACAAGATCATATTTTCATGATGATGTCATGTTTGATTCAAATGTAACTTTTAAATCCTCTGTGGTTTTCGATTCTAATATAAACGCAAACGATGATATATTTTCGAACAAAAAACTAGTATCCAGTAATCATACAGAAATACACGGAAATCTTAAAATCAACGGAATCGACTTTTACGATCTTCTTTCTGGATCCAGTGATTTTCAACCTAAAATTCAAGATAGTATTCCTTGGTTGAATGATTATCAAAATCAAGTAGACTTGGGTGGTTTTAAGAACGAATTATTCGCTCCTTGGATCAAATTCAACCAAAGCGAAATAGAGCTTTCGCAATTTAAAAACGATCTTGCTCCTTGGTTAGAAACGATTCCATCTGATATTAATCTTAGCATTTTCAATAATGATATATTTCCTTTATGGATTAAAACTGAACAAAATGAAATAGACATCGGTAATTTTAAAAATGATACATACACTTGGTTACAACCAGAACAAGAAGATATTTTATTATCTGGTTTTCAGTTTGACGAATCATTAGTGTGGTTAATTGATCCAACAGACAGTAGTCAACTAAATGTTAATGTGCAAAATTTTAACTTTACTAGTAATTTAAAATGGCTCAAAACAATAGACGATTCGTCTCAAAAAACTTACAAATTATCAGGATTTACCAATGATATAGCTCCTTGGTTGAGTCATGAACAAAGCAATGTGTCTATTTTGAATTTCAAAAAACCTATTTGGTTCGTAGATGCACAAAATGAGATCCGTTTAAAAGGTTTTTATAATGATCTCGCTCCTTGGTTAAGAGTGTCACCTTTAGATATCAACATAAGTATTTTTACACATGATACTCTTGATGTTTTAGAGGATAGCGTTTTTCAAAAAAACCTTACTGTTAAAGGCGAATTTGGTTTACAATCTAATTTGTATGTGCATGGAACACTGTTCGTTCAGAAAGATGCCGCATTTATGAGTGATGTAATAATCGATGGCAACTTACAAATAAACTCGAATTTAACTGTAGGCTCTAATATCGATATCGAAGGTAACTTAACAGTTAATCAAAAAGGTTTCTTCTATGAGGATGTCTTTCTCCACGGAGATGTTCAATTGGGTTCAGAATTAATGGTACAATCTAATGTTTTTATAAAAGGAAGTCTTAATGTTAATGATAAAGTAATTTTTGATAATGATACAGATGTTACATCTAATGTAAACATTGGTGGTACCTTAAGTATAAATGACGTTGTTACTTTAAACAGCAATCTTTTTGTTCACGATAATAGTATTTTTTTTGATACACTTACGGTTTATGGTGAAACACTTTTGAATTCGAACACTAATATAAACGCTGAACTGACCGTTCAAGATTTTAGCACCTTCCATAATGATGTTCTTATCCATGGTGATGTTCAAATCAACTCATCGCTTAATATAACATCCAATGTGAACATAAAAGGTGTGCTTTTTGTAGACGAAAATGTATCCATTAATGACAATGTAACTATCGAGTCTAATCTACATGTTAAAGGTACAATAACAGTTGACGACGAAGTTACTCTGAATAGCAATATGTCGATATTTGGTGATTTGAATATGAACGGTCATTTAGTTGTCTATGATGAAGTTGTTTTACATAGTAATGTAAAAATAGAATCAGATCTGTTGGTAGATCACACATTAAATGTTAATCACGAGACTTACCTTTATGATAATGTGTTTCTAGCCTCAAATTTAGATGTTAAAGGAGCAATAACAGTAAAAAAAGATGTGATGTTATATGATAATTTATATGTGTCATCTAATGTTGTTATTGATGGTGATCTGAGCATCGAGCAAACACTTTTTGTTCATGATAATGTGTATATAGATTCGAATTTAAGTGTTAGTGGAATGCTTGTCGTAAATGATGCGTCAGTATTCAACAATGATGTTGTTATGAATGATGATCTTATTGTATTAGGTGTGCTTAAAGTTAAATATAATCAGTTCTATGATGATTTGATTGTAGAAGGTCGTGTACATATGTATTCAAATTTAAATGTAAATTCAAATGTTTTTATTGATGGCGAACTGAGTGTAAATGATGATGTATATTTTAAAAATAATCTACATATTGGAACATCGCTTACTGTTGATGATATAACTAATATGAGAAATGATGTTATTATAGATGGAAATGTTATCATACAATCATCTTTGACTATCAATTCCAACATGAATGTGAATGGTGGGATGGTAATACAAGAAAACAGCACTTTTCATAAAGATGTAACAGTGGACGGTACCTTGATATTGAACTCTAATGTATCCGTATTGAACGATTTGAATGTAGATGGTGGGATGGTAATACAAGAAAACAGCAGCTTTCTGAAGGACTTAACAGTAGACGGTACCTTAAAATTGAACTCTAATTTGATAGTACAAGAAAACAGCACTTTTCATAAAGATGTAACAGTAGACGGTACCTTGATATTGAACTCTAATGTATCCGTATTACACGATTTGAATGTAGATGGAGGGATGGTAATACAAGAAAACAGTAGATTTCATAAAGATGTAAAAGTAGACGGTACCTTGATATTAAGCTCAAATTTGATAGTACAAGAAAACAGTACTTTTCATAAAGATGTAACAGTAGACGGTACCTTGATATTGAACTCTAATGTATCCGTATTGAACGATTTGAATGTAGATGGAGGGATTGTAATACAAGAAAACAGTAGATTTCATAAAGATGTAACAGTAGACGGTACCTTGATATTGAACTCTAATGTATCCGTATTGAACGATTTGAATGTAGATGGAGGGATGGTAATACAAGAAAACAGCAGCTTTCTGAAGGACTTAACAGTAGACGGTACCTTGATATTGAACTCTAATTTGATAGTACAAGAAAACAGCACTTTTCATAAAGATGTAACAGTAGACGGTACCTTGATATTGAACTCTAATTTGATAGTACAAGAAAACAGTACTTTTCATAAAGATGTAACAGTAGACGGTACCTTGATATTAAACTCTAATGTATCCGTATTGAACGATTTGAATGTAGATGGTGGGATGGTAATACAAGAAAACAGTAGATTTTATAAAGATGTAACAGTGGACGGTACCTTGATATTAAGCTCTAATTTGATAGTACAAGAAAACAGTAGATTTCATAAAGATGTAACAGTAGACGGTACCTTGATATTGAACTCTAATTTGATAGTACAAGAAAACAGTAGATTTTATAAAGATGTAACAGTAGACGGTACCTTGATATTGAACTCTAATGTATCCGTATTGAACGATTTGAATGTAGATGGAGGGATGGTAATACAAGAAAACAGTAGATTTCATAAAGATGTAACAGTGGACGGTACCTTGATATTGAACTCTAATTTGAAGGTGCAATCAAATGTTGATATATTAGGAAAGTTGGAGGTAAACAATAGTGTTACATTGAACGATATATTTACAATAAAGAATGGAGATGATGATGTTTTTCGAGTTGATGGAACGGCATTGTATCTCCATGATGACATGTATAGAGAAATAAGTAGAAAAATAGTATTATCAAATATAGATCGCGATGATGGACAAACAGATAGTGTATTTAACAAATCTGTGTTAATTAAAGGTGAGCTAACAACAGATTCTAATTTGATAGCTAATTCCGAAGTTTTTATTGGTGGTTCATTAAGTATTCATGAAGATGTAACAATAGATGGTAACCTAAAAGTTAAGGATACTGTAATATTTAATAAAGATTTACTCTTACAAAACAAGTTACAAGTACTTCCGTTGGATACTTCAAATCAGAGTTGGTGGAACATATATTGTGATTCTTCAGTGGATGAGGTATATGAAGCTGACTTACTATTTGAATCAAAGAACGGTTCAAAGATGACATTCCATGATCAGTTCGAGGAGTCTATTATTAACTTTACCGGACAACATCGATGTAGTATAATAAAAACGAATATACCAAGGCAAATGAGTATAAGCGATTTTATAGGAAGAATTGTAATATCTACAGGAGAATATCATGATTTGCATAACAATAATAAAATACGAATAAACGAAGCTATTCCGAAGGTGAAGTTATGTAATGTAGAAATGGATCAGCGAGTATTTGGTGTAATAAGCGGAGAGGAGGAGATTGGAAAATATCGTGAATTTAAATTTGGAAACTTAAGTTTCTTCTTAAACAAGAAAAAGAACAATAAGAAAGTAATGATAAATAGTGTAGGAGAGGGTGGTGTATGGGTGTGTAATATTAATGGAAATTTTACTAATGGGGATTATATAACGTCATCAGGTGTATATGGTTATGGTATGTATCAAGGTGACAACATTCAAAGGAATTATACCGTAGCTAAAATTACATGTGATTGTTTATTTGATTTGGAATCGCCAATATACGATTGTGATGAATTTATTTACAAAGAAAAAACAATACGAAGAGCATTTGTTGGCTGTATATATTATTGTTAAAAATCCAAAAACATTGTATGTATGTATGTTTCTTTCAATTTTAAAAAATAAAAATAAAAAAAACTCGCAATCTAAAATTATAATCTTGGTATTATCTAATTTTCTAAAATCTTAATAAAACACACGATGTCATCTGCACTCTCTGCAACAAATCCTCTTACTTTATTGGGAACTACAGACCAGTTCCTATTGAATAATACAAGTCCGTTAAGTTACCCAGACACAACGAATGCAGGACCATATACAACTTTAGGGCCTGTATTTTTACCACAAATATATGGTAAAGATCTTAATCAAATTGAGGTAGGTTCATCTGGTATAATTGCACTTTCCATTTACGATCAGAATGTATTGACTGTTGATTCTAATCTTGCTAATGTAGGAGGGGTGTCCTTTAATGCTATTTCATTAAAGGCGAAAGATGCAAATGATGCCATAAACCTTCAATCTGGAAACAAACGTGTAGTTATTGATTCCATGATGGTTAGTGAGAACGTGACTCAGACTACTTTAACAACTGACCAATCAGCTGGTTTCCTTGTAGACAATGATCTTAATGTAAGTGGTATATTATCTGTACATTCATCTGTAACCATGTTTGATACTTTAAGTGTAGCAAGTGATGTAGTGATGGGTGCATCTTTATCTGTAAGTGGTACTGCTACTTTTGAAGATAATATGTTTATAGAAGGGAAAACTTTGAAGATTCCTACAGGTACAGAGTTAGAGCGTCCAATCACGACTGAAAATCATGGTTCAATTTATTACAACAGCGAATACAATCGTTTTGAAGGTCTTCATAATGATCATGTATGGCGTCCGTTTGGCGGCGTAGTAGACACTGATATGGATACTAAAATTGTTGCGGAGTTAGAAGCAGGTAGTGACAATGACGAGCTTCATTTCTATGCCAATGATGCATCTGTCGCTCGAATGGTGATGAGCGAGACACAATTATCGGTGTCTCTCGAAGTTATTATAGAAAGTAATCTCTCAATCGGCGGGTATTTAGCAATTGGAAATGTGATGACTATTTCAGACAGTATTCAATTACAAGGTCCTCTTGAGTTAGAGAGCACCCTGTCTGTATTTGGTGCAACTAATTTAGGTAACAGTTTATCTGTTGCTGCTGCGACTACATTGAGTAGCACTCTCTCTGTGAATGATGCTTCTCATTTCGAGAGCACTGTTGGTATAAAGGGTGAAGCAACTCTTCATAATACTTTAAGTGTTCAGGGTCTTGTAACCATTGACGACGATTTATCTATTTCAGGAAATGCTATTATTGGTACGACTCTTTCTGTGTCTGGTCAAGTGGATATGTCTAACTCTTTAAACATTGGTTCAACATTATCTGTTACAGGTGCTTCTTTCCTCGAGGGTGCGTCCAAGTTAGGGAGCACCCTTTCAGTGGAGAGTGACACCACTTTGAAAGGGTCTCTTTCTGTTGGTGGTGCTGTATTTATGTCAAGCTCTCTTTCTATAGAGAGTGATCTCGTTAACAAAGGTCATTTATCTGTAGGTGAAACAGGTGTTATTGCGAAAACTTTGAGTGTGGGTCGAGCTGCTGACTTCAATACTTCTGTCCAGATTGGCACAACTCTCTCCGTAGCATCTGACACCACAATAGGCGGTGCGTTGTCGGTAGCTAATGATGTGACTTTGGCTAGTGGCAGTACAATGTATACAAACAATATTCAAACAATAGGTGCGGACAAAGACATGGTAATCAATCTTGGAACAAATAATGACGGAACTCTTACAATCAATGGTTCTCTTGATGTTCTTGGAACTTTCAACAATATTGGGGTAGAGGTTACCAATCTTCAAGTTGAGGATAAAACGATCACTTTATCAACAGGTAATACAGATATTCCGGGTGGTCAACAATATGTTAACGAGGACAGTGCTCTTAATCATAAATCTGGTTTGAAGATTGAAGGTCTTCCTCTACATTTCACTAGCAATGATCCTACTTACGCACACGATTTTACTGCAACTGCAGGTGGTGTTACTAATATATGGGAGAAATCATTCTTATGGAATTGGAACGAAGAAGGTTTAAACACTGGTGGGATCCAACAAGGTCCCCTATCATCTTTAACTAGTGTGAAAACTGCTTATTCATACGCAGATGCAGATGTTACCAACTCTAAAAACATAGAACACGAATCTTTCTGGGAACTGAAAGGTGGTGCTCTTCGTCTTAGCAGTTTCGTTCAGAACTCAGTCGGTCAACTTGAGAAAATATCTTACACTATGCGTATTACAAAAACAAAGGAACTTCAGTTTATTAAACACGAATACACTACTGCAGATGGTGCTGTTTATGTTAAGAAGACACCAAATGCGGTTGCTACTTTCGGTGTTAGTTTTTAGAAACATGAATAATAAAATTGAATTGACAATTTTTTTGAATAATATATATATTTATATAATTTCTCTTGCGGATGGGTCTTTTATATCACCACACCATTTAGGCATCCAATAATATGGGATAACATCGGTATATTTAAAATACATTTTATCAAATATTTTTTTATAATAGAGTGCTTCTTTAGAGAGATTATTGAACTCTAGTGATTCAGTGTCTGAGACTAATGTATCGATATATTTTTGTATTGTTTTATGCCATGATTTTTCAGGTTTACTTATTCCATCACTAAACGCCTCTTTTTTTCTCCACAATACTTTACTAGGGATCAGATTTTCGTGTTCGAAAGCTTTACGAAGTAAAAGCTTCTCAATTCGATACGGTGTAGGCATTCTAAGTTCAGGTGGAATAGAGTGATATAATTCTACAAAATCATTATCAGCAAATGGAACTCTTGCTTCTAAACCATTTCCAGATATACAACGATCACTCCGCAAACCATCAAAATAGAAGTTATCACTTAGTAATCTTTTACATTCCGTATCAAAGCTAAAAGGATCTGGTGCATTGTTCAAATATTTATATCCACCACATATTTCATCACTATATTCACCATTAAAAACCACTTTACAATCTGTATTATTTTTTATAAATTGTGCTACCATCATATTACCAACACCAGCACGAACAGTGGTAGTATCGTAGCTTTCAATCATTTTGATTGTTTTTTCGATATTATTAAGAAAATCTCCTTCAGACAGTTCGATATAATGATGAATAGATTTGATATGGTTAGCAACGATATTGGCGTAGTACAAGTCAGGAGATCCCTTAAACCCGATTGAGAAAGTTTTTAGGGTGAACGCTGGATAATGTTTAGCAACCAGCGCAGCAATTAAGCTACTATCTAATCCGCCTGATAGTAAACAACATACATGTCCGTCACTCGTAAGTCTTTTTTCTACTGCTTTTTTTAGTGTTTTGTTTATTTGAGTACAAATATCATCTTCATAACTGATATATTTGTTCTGTTTACAGTAAACTAAATGTGTATTATATAATTTGTATGAACTTTCGATTGTCGTCATCTTATTTGTATCAATATCCATCATAATTCCAGGTATAACTTGACGAACATGATCAAAATCACATAATGACTTCAATTCAGAACCGAATCCTACCCCAGATGTATAATTAAATTGTCCAAAAAATAACGGTCGTACGCCATAACGATCTCTTGAAGCAAAAACTTTATTTTTATTATGATCAAATAATACAACAGCAAACTCGCCATCTAATTCAGATAGCACTTCGTTGAAAAAACTTAGTTTTGAATATAAATGTAAAATTATTTCACAACTATTGTTTGTATTGCACGTTATATTATATTTTTGTTGCAAGGTATTATGATTAAATATGTCACCATCACATATCATCCAAACATTATTATCGATAGTCATAGGTTGTATATAATTCGTAGCATTCGTACTTTGATCATTGACTATTAATCGATTGAAACCGAGCATAATATCGTTCATTTCAAAAATCTTAGTCTTACTGTCGTTTGGACCTCTATGATAGATCTTTTTTAAATTAGATGTAAATTTAGAGAGAATTAGTTGTGTTTTGATGTAAGCTAATATTCCACACATAATATAGTTTACAAATATTCAATTATATGATATATAAAGTATTTTCTAAATATATGAAAACTGATTTAAATATCAATTTACATACAAGTAAAAATATGAAATTTCTTAACATTGATCATATTTATGTTGTTCATTGTAAGCAATATCCAGAAAGATATACATATTTACAGAAAATATTTGATACTTTGAATATTCCAAAAGATTATTATGATTTTGTGGTGCACACACATAAGAGTGATATGACGGATGAAACAGTTTTAAAATATTATACAGTCGATACAGATATTCGTGATAAGGAGTTAAAGATCATAGGTGAGAATACTTATTTGACAAAGGATATATCAAGAGGTAACATATCATGTGGTATAAATCATATAAATATCTGGCAAAAAGTAACAGAAACCGAATACAATAATGTATTAGTATTGGAGGATGATATAATTTTTCAACAGGACACAATAAAAAATCTGGTAGAAGCTACAATGCAACTTCCTAAAAAGTTTTCATTTTGTTCTTTAGAAGAGGGTGCTGGATTGAAAGTTACAAATTATATTACAAAAAATATTGATCAGGATGTAATGTTTTACAAAGTACCAGACGGAAGAATGCGGTGTACAGGATCATACATTACAAATAAGGAGACATGTCGTAGACTTTTGACTTTTAACACGAAAAGAAAATTTTCTTTAGAAATTGATATGCAATTGTGGTTGTATGGTAAGTTGAAATTAATTGATGTATATTGGGCGTATCCACCTGTATTCGTACAAGGTTCGCAAAATGGAACCTATGTAAGTGGTATTCAAAATACAAATGGGGTAAATGAATCACACAATGTTATCATTCAAAATACACAGAGACTTCTTGAATATTTGGGAATGGAATCCAATCGAAGATGCATAGAGATAAAAAATGATAATGACCAACAAATATATTCTAGGAATCTGATAGAGAGACACAATTTTAGCACTTTGACTTTAAGTAATAACGATGCTAATATGGTAAACAAAATGAAAGAAATGAACAAGATGTTGTCGATAAAACATGTACATATGCAGACTAACATTACAAATGATAATATAGCTCATCTTATAAAAGAGAACTATTTTGAAGGTGCTTTAGATATTTTGGTATTGGATAAATATGATAAAGATCTTTTGTTTTTTTTATTAACAACATCTATTATTATCAATCCAAAAATTATAATAATAACATCGGCTATGGAACATACAAATATACATGAATCATATACATATTGTAATATCATGAATATGTTTATAAAGAAATAAATTTTAGTCTATATTTTTACACATACCAAATGTACGACGATGGTATACAGATAAACCATGTTCACGAATCCCTTGAATATGTTTTGGTGTCCCATATCCTTTATTATTTATCCAATCATATTTTTCTTGAAATTCAGGAAACTGATCGCACAAATTAACAATAAATGTATCTCTTTCTACCTTTGCTAAAATACTTGCTGATGCAATGCTCAAATATTTATTATCGCCTTGTGGTTCACATATATGTGGTATCATAATACTATCATTGCTTATATTTTCTATATTAAAATATTTATTTTTATAAGGTTTAAAACTTATTCCATCAACAAGCAATCTATCAATTGTATGGGAACTGTGTATTTGATCTATACAGTTATGCATAGCTTCATGAGCAGCATTGAGGATATTCTTTTCATCTATTTCTTCTGCAGATATATGAGAAATTGAGTATATTTTGCAATGTTTTTTTATAAAGTCGGAGCATTCGGTTCTTCTTTTTTGTGTCATTTTTTTGCTATCTTTGATCCATTTTAAATGTTCATATACATCTTTATTTTCAGCTAACCATTTAGAATCCCAAAGAACGGCTCCAGCCACAACTGGTCCAGAGAAGCACCCCCTTCCTACTTCATCAACACCGACTTGATTTTCTTCTATACTATCTTTATATAGTTGAAGCATTTTACACTTATTAATCTTTATTAACGCTTTTACTTAAATAAGCTTCTCTTTCTTTATCAAGTATTTGAAACATTGATTTTTTGTTTGTAGTAAATGGAGTGATTTCTTTTGTGACATCTATTTGCTTGAAGTCTCGAGAACTTTCATCGTAAATATATTCAGAAGGTATTGTTTCTTTCATATATTTTTTGTGTGTAAAAAGAATTGATCTTAAGAGCATTTTAGAGTTTTTATCAATCTCTTCTGTTTGTTTTTCATCTTTATTAGTTGTTGATTTGTCGTTTTGCTTGGAGGTTCTTTCTTCCCAATTTTTAAGAAGTGTTTCCATGATCACAATCAAATTTAAAAACTAAAATTTGATTTAAATAATTATACACTAACTTACTTATATACCTTTTTCAAATTTTCATTTTATACAAATGGACCATAGATTCAATCTTGATAACATCATTCATAATCATGTTAATATGAAAAATGCATGGAATAAAATTGATTGTAACAAACTACCTGAGTCTTTGATTACACAAATATCACAAAAACTTAACTTTTTGACAGTACAATCTAATTTATCATCTAAATCTATTGTAAAAAAAAGAATAGAACAAATAATAAAAAACCGCAAAAAGCTTAAACAACTAAAAGAAATCCCGGTTGTTGAACAAAGATCGAACGAATGGTTTGAAATACGGAACAATCTTATAACAGCGAGTGATTTTGGTGATGCTTTAGGTGTTGAAAAGTTTGGAAAGAAAAATGACGGCAAATCGTTTTATAAAAAGAAATGTGGTTTTGAAACAGTCACATATGATACTGCAAGTGTGTTCTTGCAATGGGGTGTTATGTTTGAGCCGATTGCGACTATGTTATATGAAAAACGCACAGGCATTCAAATTCATGAATTTGGAATTATAAAACATTCAAAGCATTCATTCTTAGGAGCTTCTCCTGACGGAATTAACGAACTTGGTGTTATGTTAGAGATCAAGTGTCCATATAAGCGTGTTATTACAGATGATTCGGTTTTAAAACAATATTATTATCAGATGCAGGGACAACTGGATGTGTGTGATTTGGAAGAATGTGACTTTTTGGAAGCAAAGTTTGAAGAATATGATTGTGCTGAAACATTTTGGGAAGATTACGAGGATAGCTTTACCACATTTACTACTAACTTTCAGGAAAAAGGAATTATACTAAAATTATCAGACTCTTCGTATGTTTATTCTCATCCTAATATGCAAAAACAGGAGTTAGAATCATGGTATATAAACGCATTATCTCAAAATATGCCTAATAAAGTTGTGTTTTGGTATTTAGACTCTTTCTCACTTAAAAGGGTGGATATAAACCGTCCATTTGTCACAAACATGAATATCCAACTACAAGATGTATGGAATAGAGTATTAGAATATCGCAGTAACCCTGAATTATATAAACAACAAATTGAAAATAAATCTTTATCATCAAGAAATTATCCGAATTCGGTATGTAAATTAAGATCTACTACACAAACAAAAAATAATACTGTAGGCGCTTTATTCCGACAAGAATACGAATAAATCTTTCATTAACTTATTATAATTATTTAGGTTTAGGTTTAGGTTCAGGTTTATGTTTAGGTTTAGGTTTATGTTTAGGTTTAGGTTTAGGTTTAGGTTTATGTTTAGGTTTAGGTTTTATGGAACCACCTGTGGTGCTAACAGGTAAAGAACACGAACCATTGCATCCACCACCACCCATCAATAATGGTGTGGCGTTACATGCACTACAACCTGTCATCTTTTTATATATTTAACTTATATAATAATAAAAAACAATAACTTAGTTTTTATCTATAACTTTTACGATTTAATGTGTTTTTTTTTCTATTTTGTTTCAATCATCATAATAGTTGCAACAAATTCTTTATATAACAAATACATTTCTGTGTGAATATCTTTAATTTTTTTGCTAAGTTGTGTAACGAATTTCTTTTCATATTTATTTTTAATGAGTAGTTCTTGATTGATAGGTTGAACTACTGTCAATGTGATATCAACTGGTTTTGTGACATAATGTGTCCATATACTTTTTGTCCATACATTATTGTATTTTGGAATATGACTTATGTTATGAAGAGTCATGTGCGCACAATAAACTGAATCCTCATGATCAAGATCATTTTTTTTAAACAATACAGCATTACCACAAAAAAGTTTGTTATGTTCAAAATATTTTCCAATGATACCAACATTAATATCATTAGTGCTATAAGGAATACCGCATAATTTCATACAAAGATTATACAATTCTTTATCTCCGTATGCGTATTGATATGTTATATTATGGTTTATATTAAACAAAAGATTCGTAACTATAAAATCTGTAGGTATCTTTGATTTATGGATCACAAAAAGACCGGCATCTGTTTCATGTTCATATTCTACATAAGAGAACCCAAACAATTTCATTAATTTATTTGTTTTTTCTGTGTATGCGTTTTGATATTTACCATATGTAAAAATATCAGGGAAAAACATATAATGATTTTTCTTGTAATATGGATGATCAAATAGAGATTCCATATTGGTAAATGGAATAATATCTACATCCATCCAAATAGTTTCGTCAAAAGATGATAAAAATAATGCGATACTTTTAATGCTAAAATTACGAGCATTGTAATTTTTGAAAAGAGAATGGTCCTGAACATTAATACACGAAACATTAAGAGTCTCCATTCTTTTAACAAAAGAGTCGGTCATCTCTTCATTATCGGCGTAATATAGTTCAATGGGTAAATTACATCCATGATGTCTTAGGATGTTTATACTGACGAAGCTTTGAAGAAGCAGATCGTTACCTCCTGCTGCAGTAATGATGCCCCTATTAACATTATATAGTGTATACCGATTATATATTTTTTTATGATTATGTAAAGCTGTATGATATTGGTGAGTTAGCGGTATATACTCTTTGTTTGTGATTGATTGTTTTAGATCCTCTATTGATTTATATAAAAATGGCTCCATAACAGATTATATCTATATTAGTTAATATTTTTATCAAAATTTAAACATAAATCATATTTTAAACATTATGGATAAAAACAAAGACATACAAATACATATAAATATGGACATAGTACATGCATTTTATAAAATAAATTGTTTATTTCCAAAAAATTCAAAAATATCAAAGTTAAAAGGTGGTTTGACAAATACAATTTATCTTATAGAGCATTTGGGTAACAAATATATTATTCGTGAATTTGGAAAAAATACGGAGGTTTTTGTCGATCGAGTTTTAGAGATGAGAATAATAAAAGAACTAGAACCCTACGATGTAACAAGAAAGTTAATCGAATTAACAAATAAAGGAACCATTGAGAGTTATGTTGAAGGACACCCAGTTACATATGAGAGTTTTAAAAACAGTAATTTGATCAGAAAACTAGTAGGACAAAAATTGCGTATGTTACACACATCTAATATATTAACTAAAAAAGAAACACAAACCGCTCATATATGGAAAGCATTTAATGATTGGACCACTCTGTGTTTACAATTATATGACTTAGATCTCAATATAAAGAAAATATTAACAAATATTTTTGAAATTGTTACAATGAAATCTAAAACTGCAGCATTTTATCCGATAGTAATGTGTCACAATGATTTAAATTTAGGGAATATTATATATGATCAACACAACCATCAAATAAAATTTATAGATTTTGAATATGCGTCATATAACTATAGGGGATATGATATAGGCAATATATTCGCCGAATTAGCAGGTAATGATTGTAATTGGGACAAATTACCTACAAAACATGAAAGATATGCGTTTTACAGTTATTATTTAGACACCTATAACGAAAACGAATTTAAACGACTGGATGAAGAGGTATCTTTTTTCATGCCATTATGTTGCTTGTTTTGGGCTTTATGGGGACTAATTCAAAATAAATACTCTGATAATCTACAATTTGATTATTTACAGTATTCAAATTCAAAAATAAATGGATATTTTACAGTTATGAATTTTTTTAACGGGTCGCAATGTCACCGTGTTTAATACACATTATGTAATTGTAACCGCTCTATTTGTAAAATTAATTTTGTTAATAAATATAAAATATAAAAAAAACCAAATGAGTAGAAATTACAGTGTTAGAAGGCGTAAAGGAATTGCACCTACTTCTAACTTGTTCAACGAGTTTGATGATTTAAGATTTTCGGAACAATTTTCTGGACAAAAACAACGAGATTATGAGGATTATTTAGAAAGGAAAAAAAGACGAAATGCGTATGATGGAATAAGAGAAGAGATACGAGGAGTATCCAATACAGATAGAAACAAAACCCGAGAGAGTGCTAGAAAAAGTTATTATAAAAATCGACCAGTAGTACTTCGACAAAGAATATTGAACAATGTTGAAGACGGTGGTTGTGTTCTCGATAGTACAATGAGCGATCCTTTTTATAATTGGACAACACAAGAACTCGCAATGTTTAAAAAATGCAAAACATTAAGGCGAGATCGATATGTTGTTCTACCGCAAGATATTAATCTTGTAGTCGATGATAGATACCGTCGACCGTATCCCTATCAAAGCGAACCTGTAAATAATACGCTTCTCAACAAAATGAATGATAATCTTTTAGATAAAACTAGGTTTAGATGGAGACATAAATTGAAATCGTTAGGACGAAAACCATATGAAGTATATGTAAAACCAAACTCACAAAGTCTTTATAGTGCATATTTAAAAACACTTGAAGAACATTCTACTCAATCAAACATAAGTAGATTGCATCAAGATGTCAATAACATTATGGACTCTGAAGAATTTAAACCGATAAAAAGTCAGTATCTTGGTAATTTGATAAACAATGATGTGATACATTCTGATACAGTATTTGATTGGAATGAGAGTAAAAAAGATTTAATTCGAAATCCTTCGCAAATTCATGTGCGGGCTTTATCTATTACTCTTGGAAAACCTATTGTAGTAATCACTATGAATGATAAGCATTTTTTTTCCGGCTATAAAGTTGATTTAAGACAAAGTTTACAGGTCTTCAACCCAAACTATGATACAAATAATATATTTGAGGAGGATCTTGATTTTGTCTTGGATAGAATGAAAAGCAAAACGACCTGTTTTGATCTATTAAAATGGACAAAAATAAAACAAAGCAACTGGTATAATACATTTATATCGAACAAACCATTATCACAACTTCAAGATGGATTTATGGTGTTACTCTTTAAGGTTGATGGATTTTTTAGTGCTACAGAAACAGCTAAACCATACGATTATATATACCCTGTACAGAAACATAAAGAAAAGGACGATATCTCTTTTAATACAGAAAACAATACTTCACCAACACAACCACAATCTCAACAACCACAATCTAATAAAACATTATGGACTCATAAAAAACAATATGAAAAATACTTAGAATCAAATATAAGATTTGATTTTACTTCTAAACTTAGAGCATTAGGACGTAAAGAGACTATTATTCAAGCTATCGGAGATGGTGCATGTATGTATCATGCTGTTTTTATTAATCACAACAATACAACGCTTGATATAAACACTTATCAGTTGAATGACAGTTCAGATTATGGAATAATTTTAAGAGCAGACTTGTATGATGCATTAAATGGTGATAATGAAAAATTCAAAAAAATGAAACAGATATATCAAGATGTTGACAACACATCTCCGTCGACCAGTACAAAACATAAAAACTTATGGGATAAATTATTAAGTGAAATAAATGAAAAATATACATATGCTGATGATATTCATATTAGGGTTCTTGCAATACATTTGAATAAAACCATTGTAGTAATAACACATAATTCACATGATAACTCAAATGCATACATTAATGATAGTTCAAAAGATATTAAAGTGTTCAAACCTGTGTATACCGATTCTAGAGTATTTAAAGAATCAACAATGTATTCAAATTCAAATTCGAATACTAAAGATGATATTGATGTAAACCAATTTAACAATATTATAAGTCCTTGTGATTCTTACAAGTTTAAGAATATTTTAAAATCTGAATGGTATAAAACTACTCACACGCATGATGAATTTTTAGTCATTGTTTACAACGGAGTTAACCATTTTGATGGAACACTACTCAATGAGGACGTAGTATTACATAATGATGATGATTATGATGATGATTATGATGATGATTATGATGAAACAGAATTGCCATCATCGTCTTCATCATCACATAAAAATGAAAATAATCAAGATCAAAATACACATAATCCACAAAGTCAAGGATGGACAACAAAGAAAAGACAAGCCGCTGCCGCTGCCGCTGCTGCTGCTGCTGCAGAAACTATCAAAAAAAATGAATCTGCTAAAAAACAAACACAGGAAACATTCAATAATACAAATACAAATACAGCATACAATACTGTTAGTAATTCTGATGATAATGGTAAAGTTGATGATAGTGATAGTGATGATGATAGTGATGATGATAATGATAAAGTTGATGATAGTGATAGTGATGATGATAGTGATAGTGATAATGGTAAAGTGGATGATAATGGTAAAGTGGATGATAATGATAAAGTGGATGATAATGATAAAGTTGATGATAATGGTAAAGTTGATGATAATGGTAAAGTTGATGATAGTGATAGTGATGATGATAGTGATAGTGATGATGATAGTGATAGTGATAATGATAAAGTGGATGATAATGATAAAGTTGATGATAATGATGAAAGAAAAGAAACACAGACATATGCTAGATTAGAAGAAACGAACAAAGAAGCCTTGTTATGGACAAGTGCATTCAATAATATACATAATACATCAAACACTACTGTTAGTGCTGATGATGAAGATGATGAAGATGATGAAGATGAAGATGAAGACGAAGACGAAGACGAAGAGTTTTACGATGATGTACAATGTAAAGTATGTAATAAAAAAGACGATGCCGAAAATATGCTTTTATGTGATGGATGCGATGACGGATATCATATTGGTTGTTTAGATCCTCCTTTAATAGCGATCCCTGAAGATATGTGGTATTGTAAGAAATGCACAAAGTATCATAACATGTACAAAAATCTTTTAAAGGATATAGAGGTGGTTACAACGACACCAGTTAATTTTTTGAACATTGATGAAATTAATAGAGGAAGAATAAAAGTTGCAATGGTGTGGAAGACTACTGTAAAACAAGGAAAACTTAAAAGATGTGTTCTGAAATGGTTTAAAGACGGAAAAGTAATAGGAGAAGGCAATCAATATAAAGCCACATGGGGAAATAACGAGGAGGTCTTTTTAGAATTAGAAAAATATTTTAAACCGGAACTTACATCAACTGAAATTCCAGAGAATACATTTTGGTTTTATTATAAAAATAAAGCAAAAGGGATAAAAACAACTCCAAAACAAAACAATAAAGACGATTTATCAGCACCTAAATATGAAAAAGATGTACCCTATTATTCTAAAGACGATATGATTGCAATTAAAACAGCCATCTATAAGGACGGGTTAAACAAAAAAGATGTTCAAAACCTTCAAGGGAATGTAAAGACGGGTTTGTATAATTATCAAGCTATAAAGGGATGGATAAACAATATAAGATCTATTGAAAGATTTTCTAAAGAGAAGAATTTTTATAAAATATATTCAAACGCTGATGAGTATGTCGAAAAAATCAGGGTAAATTATTTAAAACCTTTACAAGATAACACGGTCCGATTCCAAGGGTCATTGGCAAATTCGTTTAATGCTTTATATAAATTTTGGGAAGAATTTCCCGACATAAAAAACAAACGTGTCGAGACCGAGTTAAACAAAATAGTATTAAAAAACACAAACCCAGATTCTAAAAGGTCTATATTACATATAAAAACTGACATTTTGAAAAAGGATGTTCAACCAATTCAAAAAGCATTTAAGTCTGCACAACAATCTCAAAGAAAAAGAAAGGCAGAGGATTTACATAGAGGAAAATATTACGATTATGTTCATTTAAAAATTACAATACCAAAGATAGCTTTGAAAGAAAACGATTTACAACAATGGTTAGAAATTAGGTTCAATGCGATTACATTTTCAAAAACAATAACAGACAAACAGGTAAACCAGATTATAAAACAAATGGATAATTTGGAATTTTTGATATCTTTTACAGCTCATACAATGTTTTGTACTAGAAGAGATTTTGAAGATATTATGATAACGGATGCGAGAAAAGAGAATACACCAAAACAATATATAAAAAATGAAAATAGAATTATTGTTTCAAATTTGAAAAAGAAATACGAGAATGCTGATAGACCAGAGTATCATGAGTATAAGGTTGATGGTAAATTCAAAAAATATATTGATTTGTTTCTTAATGTAAGAGAAGCATTAACACACAATAAGTACTTTAAAAAATTAGGAAAATCTAAGCAACCATGGTGGCTGAAAAAAGATAATAAAGATTGTTTATTAAGAGAAAAATCTTACGAATTCTTTAACGACCAATTACAAAAATACACTTCTTGTTTTAGAAATCCTTCTTTAAAATTACAAACTTTTCGAACAAGTCACGAGACCTATAACAAACATCTTCGTATTCTTGGCTTAAGAACTTATGATTCGTATGTAAGAATATGCCACGAAAGTTTACATACAGAAACGACTTCGCAATTAAATTACGAACATTCTTTAAATGAATACAATAAAATATATATCCCCTGTTCTGAATCACAAGAAAGGATATATCAAAGCGGTATAAGGAATTATCTCAAAAGGTTACAGAATATAAAAAAACATTTTCGCACAACCTCTAATATTACCCAACAAAATAAGGAATCAATTACCAAAGCAGAACATGATCAAGCGAGTGACTCTAACACAATAAATACACATGATAACCCATCTTATATTAACGATGACGAAGTATCGTCTTACCGTTCTCAACCAATAACTAAGAAAGATTTAGAACCGCTTTTGAGTAGGTATATATATGTTATGGTAAAAACATCAGATGTTTTTAGTTTTAAAGGCATTGGGCGAGTAAGACTAAATAAGAACAAGATAACTAAGAAAAGCCATCCAATTTCACTAGAGTATTTATCAATGTTCAACTATTCTGAAACAACCAAAGATATATTTCAAACTATTCCAAAAGATGAGGAAAATAGTCCGATCACTTATATTATAAATAAACAGGAGCATCATATATACTTGTTACCTGATGGTTACTTACCATACAATCCATATCTAGATAAAATAAAAGTCGATGTTAAAGATTGGGAGACTACACTAAAAAAAAGATGGGATGAAAATAGATTGAAAGAAGTCCCTACAAGTAAAGGTATAATTTTTCAAAATGATAATGAAAATCAAGAGATGATTGTTAAAAAACCTTACAAAATAAAATATTTTGAAGAAGGAAAAATAAGAGAATTTGAAACAAATATACCACCAATATTAGATGATGATAATATGATATGGTTTCGTCTCAATGAAGATAATTTTGACGAAAACAAAAACAACGATAAAGAAATTTACAATAAAATTTTAAATCACTCATATATTTTACATTCATCGAATACAACTGTATGATCCTCATTTTCTAAACAATTATACAACCCAAATTCTCCATTATTATCATCATCGTTTGTTTTTATCATTTTAATTCCATATTGAATTGTTTCAATATTATCATTGAATGTATCAATATAATCCCAAAACACAACACATTGTTTTTTGTGATAATTTAAAGGATTTGAACATTTGTACATTAGACTATTCAATTTCTTATGTAAAGTTTTTTTTGGTAAACTGTATATACCTAAATTTTTATCAATATTGCAATTACAAACTATATTTTTTGTTACGATTATAGACATATATATATATAATGATTTTACTATTTTTTTAAATATTGTAACTTAAACCTTTTAATCGAGTTCTTCCATGGTACTAACTTTAGTATCATCAGAGTCTAATTCATTATTTCCTACAATTTCAGGAATATCTGTTGTTTCATCAACATCTTCAGATTTTTCATCCGCGTCAATTCCTAGACCGATCATTTTGTATATACGTTTGGAAAATACACTTGGATCATCATGATGATAACCCGATGCGACAAGCGCAGTGTCATACATGAGTTGAATAACATTTTTCATAATGTGTTCGTTCATAGATGTTTTCTGAATACCTTCTTGAAGCTTAACAATCATAGGGTGGTTTGGATTGATTTCTATAATCTTTTTGTTCATTCCACCCATCATATTAGAATTATTTTGAAGAGTTTGTGCTTTCATAATTCTTTCCATGTTTGCAGTCCATCCATACTCACCTGATACGATACAACATGGTGAATTTCCAAGTCGAGTGGAAACAACTACTTTTTCAACATCCAAAAGTTCCTTCATTTTTTTGCACAAATGCTTTTCATAATCCTCATTGGTTTCATGGAAAAGAGAATTGTCTTTTGTGATGTTTACTAGTTTCTTACCCTCAAACTCACGAATGTGTTGCACAATATATTCATCGATTGGATCCACTAAAAATAATACATCAAAACCTTTCTCCCTAATTCCATGAACAAATGGAGAATTCTCAACTGATTTCTTAGATTCGCCTGTGATAAAATAGATATGGTCTTGATTTTCTTTCATATTTGTTACATAATCATTCAAAGAGTTTAGATTCTCTGGATTGGAAGATGAATAAAATCGAAGAAGTTTCATCAACTTTTCACGATTATTAGCATCTTCATGAACACCTAGTTTAATATTCTGATGAAAGTTTGTGTAAAATGTATTGAATTTAGTTTTATCCTCATCCTCTGATAGCTCGTTCATCATTTCGATACATTTTTTAACTAAATTCTTTTTGATAACATTAACAATACGATTTTGTTGCAACACCTCTCGGGATACATTAAGTGGTAAATCGTCACTGTCAACAACACCTGTAACAAAATTGAGCCAATCTGGAACAAGATCCTCACATTTATCCATGATGAGAACTCTCTTCACATAAAGCTTCATTTTGTTATTTTTGTTTTTATCATTGTTAAACATATCAAATGGAGCTCGTTTAGGAATGTATAGAACCGACTTATATTCAACTTGCCCTTCAGCTGAGAAATGTTTGTGATATAATTCGTCATCCCAATCATTAGATAAAGATTTATAAAATGCTGAATATTCTTCAGAAGTGACTTCTGCTTGTTTCTTCAACCAGATAGGTTTCTGTTTGTTTAGCTGTGTCCATAAGGCCACTTCCTCAGTTACTGTTTTCTTTTTATTCTTTTTTTCATCATCAGATGGTTCGTCGTCGTCACTATCATCCCCAATTTTATCCATAGGTGATTTAACAGTCTCTTCTGAATCTTCATCCTTGATGTTAACAGTCTCTTCTGAATCTTCATCAGAAACTTCTTTTGTTTCAGTAGTAACTGTCCAAAGATAAATTGGATAATTTATAAATTCTGAATGACGTTTTACTATATCTGTAATTCTTTTCTCTTCCAAATATTCAACACAGTCGTCTTTCATTTCAATAACTATTTTTACACCATGTTCATAAACATCATCTTTGAACTCGTCAATTGTAAACGAACCACCTGCATTAGATTTCCAACAGTTCTTTCCAGAATATACAGTTACGGTTGTCCCAACTAAATATGCAGAATAAAAGCCTACACCAAACTGTCCGATCATACTGATGTCAGTACCTGCTTGTAAAGCTTCCATGAAATGTTTAGTTCCTGAATTCGCAATAGTTCCTAAACACTTGATCATATCGTCCTTGGTCATTCCAATACCATTGTCTTCGATCGTGAGTGTGTTGGTCTCTTTATTACCTGTAATCTTGATATTATAGTCTCTCAAACTCTCTGAGTTTTGAAGAGCGTTGTACCGAGCTTTGTCGATTGAATCTGATGCATTACTAATCAGTTCACGAAGAAAAATGTCTTTATTCGAATAAAATGTGTTTATGATCAAAGACATCAATTGATTGATCTCTGCCTGGAATGCGTATGTTTCTGTAGTAGACATAATGAAAAGAAAATTATAAGAGTATATATAATTAAATGCAAAATTATTTTAAATAATTTTTTTAATAACATAGTAAATGTTTTATTTCAAATTGTCGTAGTTTTTTAATTTGATCTTCAGAAATAAGTCTATCATATTTAAGATTCAAATAATCATAAGCTACATGTTTGTCCATATGTTCAAAATCATTTTGTCCAATCATCATATATTTACCCAATTTAGTACATAATATCTTGTATTCACTATCCTTTTCTAAAAAAGGATAAAATAACACCATAAATGAAAAACATGACGAAACAAATTCTTTATCTTTTAAAAAAATAATCTTATAACTTTTATAAACATTTTTCAAAAAATGATAAAAAATGTTTGCATTATCTTTCATTGTTAAAAACATCATATTTGTTAAAATGAAATCATAAACAGTTGTTTTGTATATAAAAAACGGATAGTAAATAGTAGATTCAAAAACATGGAGATCCATATCATTTGCTATGTTTTTAAATTCCTTACAAACAGTTTTTATTAAACATAAAGTATTGTAATCCATAAATTTAAAAATCTCACGAATACAATTACCGTCTAAAATAATCATAATATGATTAAAATATACTAATTATTTTAAACATATTTTGTTTTTCATATAAAATTAAAACGGGTATATTTAATATTGATATAATGAATGAAAATAACAACACGACATATCCAAAACAACCACAACCACAAGAGAAAGAGCATCCTGTTCAAGAGAAGAAACTGTTGTTGTTTGAATTAAAAAAAATATTGATAGAACATAGACATAGAACAGAGTTCAAACTTCACATCTACCCCAATAAACACAATTTCGTCACAAAAAATAACCTATTCGTATTTATTCGACCAAATACCAAAGATTTTCTAGAGTTCGTCTTTAAACACTTCGATATCGGTTTCTGGTCGTCCATGACAAGAGAAGACACATACGACATTCTCATCAGTCTACTGTCGAGAAAACAAATAGATTCAGTCAAAATAGTACTCACTCAAGAGGACTGTAGTACATTCGGAGACTATGTTAAAGACACCATAAAACCAATTTACTATAAGATTGTGGATAGACTGTGGACTAACTCGAATGAGACAAAGTGTTATAAAAAAGAAAATGTACTTCTGATAGACCATTCGTCGTACAAGTCCGTTTTTAATCCACCACATGTGTCAATTCATCCAAAAACATTCAATTTGTTAAATCTTGAGAAAAAAGACTCCGAGCTGATGCGCCTACAGAATTACCTGAAACATTCACTCAACGTATCATCATTGCATTCTTACGTTCGTCTGAATCCATATGAAGCATTCGATAATCCAGAAACCGAACCCGAACCCGAACCCATACCATATAGAAGGTTTCAGATCATAACATGGTTCGCTCGTCTGTTCGAGCGTATGTGTTCACCAAGACAAGGATAAATTTATTTTTTATAATACAGATGGAGGAGAGTATAAGCAATATACATATATATCGGATAATGACCTGAACTATATATCAGGTTTTATGATACACCTAATGATATTTTATGTTTTCAATAATATAATAATATAATAATATAATGTTAAATACCAAATTTGTTCTCTCGAATAATGATCTTTTTGAACTTAAGATATACATTCCATGTGGTGCAATTAATGAGGACGATGATCAAAGTGGAATTTCACATTTTTTAGAACATATTAAGTTTAATAAAACCACACAATCGCCTACATTAAACAAGGAGTTTAATAAAGCGAAAACTCTAGGAAGCACTATTAATGCATACACTACAATGGATCATACAACCTTTTTTACAAGTTCGTCTTCAAAAAATTGGAAAACAATTACAAAGCTTCTATTAAAAATAGTGTTTGATACTAAATTTAGCAATAATAATATTGAAAATGAACGAAAGATAGTGTTTGAGGAAAAAGCTATGAGATACGATAACCACATAGCTGCTAATGTTTTAGACACACTTCATCTTTCAAAAGATAATCCTTATGTTACGAAATCAATTATCGGAAGTGATAAATCCTTACTGAACATATCGAATGCTGATTTAAAAAAATTTAACGACGAGCATTACTTTGTTGATAATTGTATTTTTTTAATATCATGTTCGAATAGCCAAAAAGAAAAAATTTGTGATTTCATTATGAATTTTTTAAAAAAAATAAAACATTTAAAATGGACAAATGAACATAAAAAAATAATAGACACCTGTTTATATAAATCTTATGATTTTAATTTACAGGTAAATATAAATACTTCTAGTGAATTTAATAGAGTCCTTCTTAATTTCAGAAGTTTTTGCCTTACTAACGAGGATGTATGTTTTCTACCGGTTATAAATTATATAGTGACAGAAGAGTTATATAAAGAATTGAGAGAAGATAAGGCCTTTGTTTATAAAATTTATTGTACAAATGATACACAATTACATGTTGGCTTTACAAGAGTTTCTTTTACAACAACTTACGATAATGTTTCTATTATTATAAATAAAATCGTAGAAATAATCGAATCCCTTTCTAAAAATAAGACTCTATTTGATAAACAGATGTCCAGTTTTCTCAATAAATTCGACATAGATAAATCATGCTATATAATGAGTGATGTAGTTTTTTCATCTAGACAGATAAAAGATTCGTCAGTTTTAAGAGAAATTATAAACGATTTTACATACAATCATTTCAAAAAACTATCAAAATATATATTTGATTTAAATTACATGAGTGCAATGATAATTTCAAATAATAAAAGTGTAGACTATCATATTAATATGTTCAAAAAGGAACTAAAATATAACGCATATCAAGCTCTATAAAACGGTAAACGTATAACTTAAGATAAAAAATTGATATTCAAAGAAAGAATAAAATAATAAAATAATTAAGAAGATATTAAAGTTAGAATGAAATTTTTTGTAATAGAAGGTAATGTTGGTACTGGGAAAACAACTTTTCTAAAAAAAATGAAAGAAAGATATGATGATATTATAATTATAGAAGAACCAGTTGACGAATGGTATAATGTAAAAGATGAAGATGATGTTAGTTTATTTGAACGATTCTATACAGATCCAAAGAATTATGGTTATTTATTTCAAACAAATGTTTTAGCAACAAGATTTAAGAAGATTCTTGATACAATTAGGATGTATTCAAGTCAAAATAAAATCATTTTATGTGAAAGATCCATTCTTACAGATAAACATATTTTTGTCGCTGCTGCATTAGAACTAGGTTCTCTAAACAAAATGGAAGCTGAGGTTTTCAACAATCTCTATAATATTTGTTTATACAGTACACATATGAAAGTTGATAGTATCGTATATCTACAATGTGATCCTACAATTTCATATGAAAGGCTAAAAAAAAGAAATCGTAAAGGAGAAGAAAGTGTGCACTTTGATTATATCAAACTTTTACATGAAAAACACGAAGATTGGTTGATAAATAAAAAATCAGACATTCCAATCTATGTTGTAGACAACACTTATGAACCCGATTTTGTTAATATTTACAGTTTTTTAAAGAAAATGTAAAAAATTGAATATATTATATTTTACTTTAACCTTTCTAAAAGCTCAATTACAAAGTGATCTCAAATCAACACATCATATACGCTCTATTTCAACAAATATGGCGTGCTGTGTCGCACTTTACAATCATCCCGTTGTTACTGGTGTGTACAACCCACCAGTTGGAATTCAGGTAAAATCTATCAACAATGTTCTAATTGCGAATATCCCAATCGGTATTAAGTTCATCCCTGCCATTATTCAAGGGGATTGCATGAAATATGTTATCGGAACAAATGGGTACTATTTTAATGGAATTACTAAAGCGAGCAAGGTTGATTATATTTGGTATCATAAAGAAATTAATATGATTGAAATCAGGGGATTTGAAGGATACATGAACGATGCCGTAGCAAGAATCAATGCAAGAATGGAACATATTAAAAATGCCATGATCTCTAAAAGTGTCGATGGAAACACTGAAACCAAGAACCAAAAATTAAAATGGGCTGATATGGTAGACGACGGTAAACCATTTGAATTCACAGTATGAACTAAAAAGTAGCTATAATAAAATTAACGCTCACAAAAGAAAAAAACAAAACAAAAAACATTTTCTTATTTTTTTTCACGATTTTACTTTAGCAAAAAAATTGAAAGAGTTAAGATACAAATCTATTTTATTAAAAAACCAGAACAATATGGAATATACTATGTTTATTGATGTTGAAACAACCGGCTTTATAAAATCTAACCCTTATTTAGTATCTATAGCATATTCAATTTATGCAAATAATGTCATAAATGATGATTTTTCCAAAGAAATGCCAAGTAAAGTGCTCGAATATTATACAATAGTAAAGCCTCCTTCCAAAGATTATATCATACCAAAAGAAAGTGTTAAAGTTCACGGAATTACAACCCAAATGGCTCAAGAACAAGGCATATCCAACGAAGAAGTTATTGACAATTTACATTGTGTATTTGATGTTTATAACATAAAAACAATTGTAGCTCATAATATTGATTTTGATATCAGTGTTATGTTTATTCAGTTAAAAAGATATGATGTTAAACAAACAACATGTCCACTTAAACAAAAGATGTATGATAAAAAAGTGTATTGTACAATGAAAGAAACTACCGATATGATGAATCTTCAAAGAAATAATTCAAGAGGTTCTTACAAAAAATATCCTAAATTACAAGAACTTTATCATAAACTTTTCGATGGTGAAGACTTTCCTGCTCATAACGCATTAGAAGATGTTAGAGCATGTGTGAGATGTTATTATAAGCATCTCTATAATATCGACATATACAAGTAAATATAAAGAAAAATATATGTTCAATCTATGTAAATAATTTTATCAAGTTTCATTGTTCTTTACATTACATACATTTATGAATTTAAGTATGTTATTATTGCCCACATAGCAATATGGATTAACACACCATTGTCGTGTAATATTTGTACATTTTTAAATTTTCCATGAAATATAAAATCTACATTAATTTTGAAAGTTTCTGAAATAAAAAAAACACCAAAATGAAAGATATAATAGTGTAGCAATAATTAGATAAAAGTTAGTGTAAATATGTAAAGTTTTATGATTTTTTATGGAAATGTATGCTATAAAAATATACATAAACCAACACAATCCGTCTGATATATGATCAAGTATTAAACCAGTATACGATTGTTTTTTACATTGTCTAGCAACACTACCATCTAGACAATCTATGATATGATAAAGTATCATCATACCTAACAAATAATATTTATTGATTTTATAATGAAAAGAAATCAACATAATCATAATTAATATCATGTTTGTGAATGTAATATAATTTGGTTTTATGTTGTATTTACACATAATTGGATTGACATATGTTTATATGAATGTGTAAATATAACGATCGGTACAATACTGTGTTTGTGGAGCGGGCATGTTATTCTTTATATAATATAAATGAAAGAAACCCGTGTATATATGGATGGTGTGTTTGATTTGTTTCATGTAGGACATGTAAAATCAATAAAACAGATAAGAGATTTTGGAACAACAATAATAATTGGCGTTGTATCGGATGAGGATGCTATATCATATAAAAGAAAACCCATTATACCACAAGAACATAGATGTCAAATGATAGAACAATGTAAATATGTGGATGAAATAATATTTCCTTGTCCATTATTTGTAACTAAACAATTTTTGAACGATCACAATATAGATGTTGTTGTCCACGGTTTTAAAGACGAGGAAGATTACAAAAAACAAAAAGATTTTTTTAATGATATTGATCTTGTTGTAACGAAATATAATAATATTGAAACAACAACCGATATAATAAATAGAATTATCAATCAATAAAAAAAAAAGTTTTTTTCCCGACTAATTTATACAAATACGATATATGTTTAATTTATAGAAATAATTTCATCATCAAACAACTTATACAAATTATTTTTTTTGTTAATTTCGTGAATATCATGTATCGTGTCACAAATATCTTTGAGTCTCATGTTTTTTTCATCATCATTTATGTGTTTGCATTCATACGCCTTATAAATTTGCACATCTAATGTTGCGATAGCTTTTGTTTTTTTATGTGATAAATTTAGCATGTAAAGAGAATTGTACATAATATTGATCGGTTGGTGTATATTTTTAGAAGATTTATCATTATTTGTATTTGGTTGTGAACAGATAATAGATAATGTCCTCATTTTAATGTCATAAAAAAAAACATAATTATTTTTTTAAATAATATCAATTAAATATTATCAATTAAATCTTGAATATACATGTTACTTTTTTCTATTTTTGTTATTTCTTCTTTCAACTTAAGGAGAACATCACATTTAGTATGGGCATGATAAATACATGTTAAATTCTTTCCAGTGTAATAACCAAGTGTTGTCATGTAAATTGTTGTTAGAGTTATTTTAATGTTCAATTGAAACGGACAAATTGTGATAAGAATCATATAAATATAATTTATCATCATTGATTTGAAGCAAATATTGTAATATTTAGGCAATTGATCGTTGTAAATTTGTGCAACAGACTTACAATTTACAGCATACTCTACTTCATTTTTCAGATATCCTTGTAGACATGTTCTTGTTTTTGTCAAGGAATCTACTTCGTCGTCCGCATTGTTTTTTTCAGTTTCTAGATCGTTTAAACTATTTTCCAATTTTTTTACATGCATGTGTAATTTATTATTTTGCAAAATGATATATTCAGTTGATGGATTTTCTTTATTCATAATGTCATTTTTAATTTCGTTTGTTGTAAAGTACATCTTCAATGGAATGTTTTTATTTTCATCATCCATGTTTATATTCATCTTGTAATAGAAAGTTTGATTTGTAGTTACATATACAATAACTTGGTATCTAAATCAAATTTTAACACGACTTGAAAAACAATATAAAAGAAAGATGGAACGATCTTTTAAGTATAACATATTTTGTCGATGATGCAATTAAAACAGGTTTCCTTATTAGAGTTAAAGGTGTCTTCATTTTGTAACAAAAATGCGTTACGACAACAAGCAAGAAAACAACAAACTCCGAAATATAAGCATAAAGCAATCACCACCTATTCTACTTATCATACTGAAAACGATGGACAGTTTGATAATAATAACCAGCAGAAATGTGAGTATATTGACAAGTTTACGATCAACTTAACAAAAAATGCTAAAAAAGGTAAATATGATAAAATAATTGGTAGGGATAAGGAATTAAAAGATATCCATCAAGTTCTGTTAAAAAGAACGAAAAAGAATCCCTTGATTGTTGGTGATGCTGGGGTGGGTAAAACTGCTTTAGTTGAGGAATTAGCAAGGAGTATAATATATGATAAGCAAATTAATGCGGATTTACAAGATTGTGAAATCATTCAGTTAGATATTACCTCAATAATGTCTGGAACAAAAATGCGAGGGGAATTGGAAAATAATATAACGAACCTCCTAAAAGAGTTATTGGAACTAGAAAAAACTATATTGTTTATTGATGAGATACATTCACTTGTAATTGGTGATAAAAGTTCAATAAATGTCCAGTCATACGGAAATGGAATAAACATTTTTGATATATTGAAGCCACCATTGAGTAGAGGGCAAATAACAGTAATAGGATCTACAACATACGAAGAGTATGCTAAATATTTTAAAAATGATGCTGCGTTAGAAAGACGATTTCAAGTTATTGATATAGAAGAACCATCTGTTGAGAAAACACTTGAAATGATGTATCAAATCAAAGGAGGGTACGAGGAGTATCATAAATGTATGATAATGGATACAGCTATTAAAAAGTCTATTCAGTTAGCAAACATATATCTACCTTACAGAAAATTTCCAGATAAAGCAATAGATCTGATCGACGAAGCATGTTCAAAAGTAGTCATAGAAAGTTTCAAAGAAAAAAAACATATTAGAATCGTTGACACCGTAGATATTGAAAATGTCATGAGTATGATAAATGGTATCAATATAGATAATATAAACCTGTCTGAAATGGACAAACTGAATGCGGTCGAAAACAGTTTGAAATTAAATGTAATAGGACAACCTAAAGCTGTTTCTACTGTAATGAATACTTTGAAAAGAAGATCCATTGGTATTCATGATAAAAACAGACCTATTTGTAGTATGCTTTTTGTAGGACCCACTGGTGTAGGTAAAACATCTTTATGTAAAATGATTGCCAATGAATACTATGGAGATGATAAGAAATTAATTCGATTTGATATGTCCGAATACATGGAAGATTTCTCTGTGTCTTCCCTGATAGGAGCCCCCCCCGGGTATGTTGGTTATGATGAAGGTGGAAAACTTACAAACGCTGTAAAACAAAACCCTTGTAGTATTATCCTATTTGATGAAATTGAAAAAGCGCATCCAGAAGTCTTCAATGTACTATTGCAAGTATTGGAAGATGGTGTTCTTACTGATGCTTTAAAAAGAACCTATTCATTCAAAAATACTATTATTGTCATGACAAGCAATGCATACCAAGAAAGTAAAAATGTCAATATGATACTTAATGATGATGATCAGAATAAGATTAAAAGTCAAGATATTAAAAAAGAGCTTCTCTGTTATTTTAAACCAGAGTTTCTTAATCGACTCGATGAAATAGTTGTATTTAATCCATTAACACACGAAGATCTTGTTTATATTTGCGATATATTCATTAAGGAAGCATTGAATATGATTTACGAAAAAAACAAAATTAACATTCATATTACAAAAGAAACTTATGAATCTATAATAGATCATGTTATGAAAAACAACACGAAAGATGGCGCAAGGCCGATAAAGAGAATCATTGAGCAATTTGTAATAAATCCAGTCACTGATTATATTTTAACTAATGAAAATACAAATGTTTCTTATATATATTTATGATGAAATTTATCGAAAGACTATCATGGATTGAGTTATTTTCATCTTTAGAAAGTGACATAAATACAACAATAGATAAAGTTAAAAATGAAAACATATGTCCCGAATTAAACAATGTTTTTAAATGTTTTGAATTTTTTGATGTAATAGATACAAAAGTTGTTGTTATAGGACAAGACCCTTATCATACTCCAAATACAGCTACGGGTTTAGCATTTCAAACAAAAAATGTTAACAAACCACCTCCTTCGTTACACAATATTTATAAAGCTGTTAAAAATACATATCCTAACTCTGCTTGCGATATTTCGTCTTGGGTAAATCAAGGTGTTTTAATGATAAATAGATCATTTACTGTTGAGTTAAATAAACCGAATTCGCATTATAAAATGTGGAAATCAATAACAAATAGTATGATAAATCTTTTGAGTAAACATATGAAAGCTCAAGAGCGTAAAATGGTTTTTATGTTGTGGGGAAATAATGCTAAAGAACTAATTCCATTTATTGATAAGGACTTTCATATTGTTTTAACACATACACATCCGTCACCTTTATCTAGAAAGTCGTTCAGTAACTGTAACCATTTTCAAGAATGTAACAAAACTCACCATATAATTTGGTAGTTTTTACTCTAGATCATCTACTGTAAGCGTTTTTTTCTTTTGAAATATATTCCCATGTATTTTACAATATGGACATATATTCCCTGTTTCATCCAATAATAAGGGTGGATGATTATGTATTAAATTCCCAACAATATTGTTGAAATGAACATCTAAATATTGTTTTATAAGTTCTTCAATGAAGCGTAATTGATCTTTCATGATTTGTTATTTGAATGATTTTTTATGGTTTAAGTAAGGTTGTTTCTCTTAGAAAACAACCGCAAAGGCAACTGAAATAACAAACTCTAAGGGGTTTTATTCTCTATTTAAATAAAAACAAAATAGTAGAAGATGAATTCGTTTACTACACAGTCAATAAATACAATCTCAATCGGAAATTGGACAAATGTGGCAGTGAAAGTAGATCAATACAATAATACGATAACCTTTCTTATTAATGGTCAAGTAGATTCACAATATTCCTTTTCGGATGTTGTAGATTTAATTTTTGACGGAACCAATATGATGATAGGTACAGATTTAATTGCAAACAATCATTATATTGGTAATATATCCGATTTAAGCCTGTATAACGGGTGTCTTTCTTTAGACAAAATTAATACTCAATCGTATGATCCGATTTTAATGTTAGGTTATCGTTTTAACACCTACATGACAGCTAATAATTATACAAATTTTAACGATGTAAGTTTTACAAATTCAACACTTGTTGGTAACGAACATATGGACCTTGTGTATAGTTATAAAAATAATAAAAAAGGCGTGAAGATGAACACCTCTACATATTTAACAACGAATATAGATGGAAAGTTCAATGTTAATTTCGGGAAATGCACCATAAGTACCTGGATATATTTAGATACACTACAAACTATTGGGGAAAGAGCATTATTTTTTAAAGATAATTCGTTTTACATTTATATTGATTCGACAAATAATGTTGTCTTTGATTATGGGAATACCGTCATAAGAAGTGATAACTCTTTATCACAGAAAATATGGTATCATCTTGTAATTACCTTCAGTAATTTCAGCAAAGAAATAGTGTTTTATTTAAATGGATCTATATGGAACATATCGTCAAATACCCTTTTAAGTAATGTGACTAATATAACAGAAGGTGATTTATTTATTGGTTATAATAATGATGAAACAAATCCTATTTACTTTGGAAATGGAATTATAGATGACATCTTGATATTTAACAAACAATTAAGATTGGTATCTGTGCAAAACTTATATAATATTTTATTATCTTCTACAGACGAAGATATAAACAATAATTTAAATAAAGGGTCATGGTATCATATTGCAGCAAGTTATGACTACTTGACAAAAACGCTTAAAACCTATAATAATGGCATTTTATTACAGACATATGATAACTATGAAGTACCTGAAACAGTCAATGACGAGCTTATATTCGTTGGTAAAGGAAATACAGCTTATTTCTATGGTAAATTAGACGATATTCGTATTTATGAAAATACACTAAATGATGATGATATATATAATATATATCATCAATATTTCTTATCTGGAAACAATTTTGATGGAGCAGCACTAACAAGTGCAGATCAAGTAAATACGCTTATCACAAGCACCTCGCATATCGGAACCGAAGTCACATTTTCAGGAAATGTGAACAATGCTACCGTTTGGTATGCATTGGCATATTCGGGTGTTTCTCTTTCAAATAAAGAAATAACGGAGAGTTTGTTTAACGATTCTCGATTATCATCTGCAATAATAAGTGAGAATATTACAGAAGATACAGTTTTAGTCAATAAAAAATTAACAAAAGTAGTTTGTGTAACCGCTAATGAACCGGGGTTGATATTCAATGTAAAACCTATCTCTTCTGTTAATACAACAACTGTTTATTTGTTAGGGAGAAAAGTAATAAATGGGGTGACATCAGACAATATCAGTGCATCTGATGTGAATGTTATTGATATTTTATCTTCACCACATACATCTATTAATTTACAAACGACCTCTACGATATTAAAAAGTGATATAACACTCTTTAGTTCGTATGCTAATATATTATATTACAGAATCGTTGCATATTCTACAGATGTTGTAAATGAACCCACTATAGAAGAACTGTTAGCCTTGACAAATATAGACCATATACAAAATAGTTATACGAATACTCCAAAAAATATTATGAAAGTTGTTAATGATATTTCCATATCGCATTTATACAATGGTTCAGATTTTGTTGCGATGGATATAAGAAAACTTAAAAAGGTGTATGTTATTGCTGTTGATTATAACGAAAATAAATCGCTAAAATCTAAAAGTCCAGAAATTACTGTTGACCCTGTATCTGGTTCAATTACAGTAGTTGTAGAACAAGATGATGGAACAAAAACAGAAACTGAAACAGTCACAACTGGTAATGTTGAGAGTGTCAAAGAAACACAATTAGATGATAGTGGTACACCACTATCTGTTGTGACTACATCAGTCGATAGTGATACTGGAGAAGAAACTACTGTTGTAGAAGATATAATCCAAGGAACAACGTTAGAAACTGTAATATCTACAGATGGTACGATAACTAACACCGTAACAAGGAGTGATGATACTCAAGTAGAAACTGTGACAACTTCAACTGGATATACCATAGAAACACAAAAAGATAGTGCTGGTAACACACTTGGATCTATAGAAACATCTTTACCAATTGTTGACGAAACTGGATCCACAAAAACTACAACCACTATAAAAGATTCTAATGGAACGGAAACAACAAGCACAGAAGTATCTACTGATATCAATGGAGAAATTACAACAACTGTTCAAGATTTTACAGATAACACTGTAAAAGAAACAGTTGAAAAACTTGACGGAGTAATTATAGAAAGTGTGACAAATACTGCCGATAATACGGTGGTTGAAACAACAACTGACACATCCGGTTCTATCACTAAAATAAATAAAGATAGTGCTGGTAATATTATAAGTGAAATTGTAACAACACCGCCTATAGAAACTACAACAGGTGTAACTGAAACTACAACAACTGAGAAAGATTCTTCAGGAACTGAAGTTAAAACAATTGTTATAGTCACCGATGTAATTACAGACACAACAACAACAGTAGTTGAGGATAAAATAGACGGAACCGTTACAGAGACAGTCGTAAACATTGACGACACAAGTGTAGAAAAAGTAACATTATCTACAGGAAGTGTCGTACAAAGTAACAAGGATAGTGATGGTAATGTAATTAGCTCAATTGAAATCACTGCACCTGAAGTTACAGGGACACTTTCTAAAATCACAACAACTGAGAAAGATGCATCAGGGGCTGAAGTTAAAACGACAGAAGTATCTACGGATACAACCTCTGGTACTGTTACTACTACGACCGAAGATAAAACTACCGGTGTAGTTACACAACAATCTGAGTATACGGACGGTACAATAGAACAAACAACTACACAGGCGGATTCGTCAAGCAATACAATTGTGTATGCAGATGATGGCGTGACTGTTACTAGTGAAACCACCGTAACCGCACCTGATTCGTTTGGGTCAGTAACTACCATCGCAAAAAATGTTGATAACTCAGAAATAATCACTGTTACAGATGTTAACAATGAAATAACCTCTAAAATAGAAACAAGTGCAGTAGTTGAGGATATAGTTAATGGAACAACAACTGTTACCACTGTTGAAAAAGGAAACTTTGATGATCAAAATCCAGATGGCGTTACCCTACAAAGTACTACGGTTGTTGTAGATAGTAATACCAATACAGAAACCACTGAAGTTAATAATGTAGCTACTGGATCCAGTAGCATAACAGTAAAAGATAGTAGTCAAAATGTACTTACGCAAACAATCACAAGCGCACCTGATACGGATAACGCGAATGCTATCACCGTAACAGTTATAGATCAAACTGATGGTTCGACTAAAATTACTACAACATTAGATACTGGTATTGTAACTGAAATATTTAATAAAGAAGGTATCAGTATCGAAACTATCACATCTGCTACATCTAGAACACAAACCATAAATCAAGTAGATCAATCAAGTGTAGAAACAGTATATGTTGACGATGGTTCGGGTGGCGAAATTGTTAAAGAAACTACTACTGTTTCTGCACCAGATCCTACAAATAATCAGGTAACAACTGTGATTGATAATAAAGAAACAAACACAGTAGTTACTCTTGTAAATGATATCCATGGTGACTTCATCAGTAAAGTAAATGTTTTAAGTTTCACTGATGTTGATTCTAATGATGTTGTTCAAACATTACAACTAAACGAAAGTGACGAAGTATTATATACAACTAATGTACTTAGCAATAATGGTACTTTTGTAAGCTGGATTGAAACAGATTCCCCTTCTACAGTTGATGATACCACTACAACTGTCACCACTCACAAAAAGGAAAACGGAGTGGATGTGTTATTCACATCCACCCTTGAAACAGACAATGTAAACGCTACCAACACCACAACCATTGAAAACATTTCAGACACTTCTAAAACATACCAATTTCAAACAACAATTACCGATTCGTCCGACACCTTTGTTAGTTTGGTAGAAATATCAGCTCCTTCTACAGTTAATAATGTCATTACAACTGTCACAACTCACAAAGATGTAAATGAAAACATATTATTCACATCCACCCTTGAAACAGACACCACTACCAAAACTACAACCATTCAAAACATTTCAGACACCTCTAAAACATTTGAATTTCAAACAACAATTACCGATTCGTCCGACACCTTTGTTAGTTTGGTAGAAATATCAGCTCCTTCTACAGTTAATAATGTCATTACAACTGTCACAACTCACAAAGATGTAAATGAAAACATATT